TCAGCGTTCAATGATTTCTGTGGTAACTTTCGTTTGACCCTTGCCAAAAAGTCCGGCATAGCCAAAATCAGCCAAATCCTTTAGTTTCTGTGCTTTTTCTCGCGTCTCACGATAATCCTCACGAAGCAGAGTGTCTTCGTTTTCATCATGGAATACCGTTCTGACAACGAATTTATGTTCAGCCATAAGTTTACCTCCTGCTGCTGATAGAAATGGTGAAGGTGGGCGCGATGTCTATTACCGCAGCTTTCTCATGTAGGCTTGAGACGTTCTTTTCTGGCTCTCGTAAAAGGTAACGCCGGTAACATCGTTCACGACCAAATCATCATAGGGGATGCCCTTTTTGTTCAGGTGGTCAATGAACCAACGTTTTTTCAGATAGCACCACGGGGTTCTGCTGAGATCACCGTAACTCGATGCAGGTCGCTCACACGCGTTGTAGGTCTTGCCGCAGATGCTCCACCACTCTTTACGTACTCGCTCACGCATTTGTAGGACCTCAGAGGTGCCGTGAAGGCCGTGCTCCTCGCCATACTGATAGTCTGCCTTCTTGATTTTTGCGTTCTGTCCCGCGCTGACTGCACCAGCCGCACCAAGACCCAACATACCTAAAACAAATGAAATAGCTCCACTCATAATATTTAATCTCCTTTTTTAATTTCAAATAGATCTCGGCGAATCCTTGGCGTATATGTACGATTATCTAAAGCTGCCAATGCTTTTTGCAACTTATTAGAACCCCAATCGTCTGGTTCGAATTTTGATACCAAATCGATCAGCGTCATCATGTCTTTACATTCGCGGCGCTTTAATCGTGCTTTCTTAAATTCATTCTCAAGATAACATCGCTGAACTGCGTTTGCGTTGATAAACTCGATCGCATGAGAGATATCCTCCAGAGAATCCGATGCTTCTGTTAGCTCGTTGTATTTTTTTGAATAGAGATCTTTTAGAGACCCAAGAATCTGATCGATCATTATGAGATGATTTTTAAGCTGTGTCAGCTCCTCGGACTCCGCTGTTTTGCCTCTAACGGGTTCAAGCTGTTGTTTTTCTGGAGGAGGAAGCTGTTTTGCTTCTACCTTTTTCGGTCGGTATCCTTTTTGGTTGTAACTTTTATTGAGACTGCTCAAAAATTCCAACGCATGAGTTTCGGTTGGATACTTCGTCGCAAGATCAAAATCATATGTAACGACGATTTTCCCACCTCTCATTCTTGAGATATACCCTTTCCCGTCGGTGAGTACATAGCTCACTCTATCACCTTCCTACCTTATTATAATAGGGGCCTGTAGATCAATGTTCTCGTAGCACCACAGACTGTCCTTTCTTCAATACCCAGCAGTTCTTACCGGTATACGCACAATCCTCACAATGACCGCCGCATTCATTTGCATTCGCCGGAGCATCACAGACCCCATTTTTGAACGAAACATAGGCAACTGGTAAATTATAGGTGTTGTCCATATTATACCCCGGCCATTCTGAAAACAAAATATGTAAATTGCTGGGAATTTTCTTTTTCGCTCCCAAATACTGGTTAACGATTTTATACTGCTTTGTGAACGCCAGGAAGTGAGTGTGCGGCAATTTACGAGCGACACGGCACATCATCGCGAGATAGTCCTGACTAATAATGTCTCCACTGACATGCCACCTAAAATAAAAAGACCCGTAAGCCGCAGCAATTGCTTGCTGTTCGAAGCTGTCAGGGTCTGTCAACCAAAGATTCAGGTTGTTTTCGTATGCGTCTCGTACTGTTCGTCGCCAATCGAAATGGCCAACATAGCACTTCTTCGCACAGGGCACGTCAGGCGCACAAGTAACCACTCGCGGCATAGAGATGGACTTCACGTTACCCATCTTGCTGTTTGCGTTCGACACTGACAGCTTCAACATATTCAATTTTCACACCCTCATTTTGGGAGGGCGCACTCCTTCCTTATAATTATATCATCCTAATAGTCCAATAAATTACACTTTGATTGCTTCTTCGTTGATAGTTATAGCTAACTCATTAACCAACTTCATATTAACGTGGTCTGGCAAGCTTGAATTTTTGCAAGCAGTTTTCATTCTAGCTTCATAGACCGGAAGTACATAAGCTCGCCATTCTAAATAATCGTATTCGCCAAATCTAAATTTTTGCAACAGATCAATGTCATTGCTGCGATATGTAATGATTTCGCCCTTTTCAAACAGATCAAACGCCATGAGATACAATCTATTTGCATTCATAACCAACTTGTTTAGCGTTTTACGAGCCTTTTCGATATCGATCTCCCCATAACGACCACCCTGCATATCAATATATAATCTACCGGACTTATTGATCAAATCGTTTACAAATCCGCCGAATGGTTTGATAGCATCTTTTGACAAAAACATTTTTTTATTTTCCATAAGCAGCCTAGTTGTTGGACTGTAGCTGATAACAAGGTCGTCACTATTTCCAAACAACTCCAACACATTAGGATTTCCGTTTGATAACAGCTTCACGATTTTGTTAAAGCTAAACACCGTTGTGTCAGTTGTCGTATCTACATGATGCTCAAACTCACTAAGGCCAAGCAGATCTTCTCTAGAGTTCAACGCTACACCGCGAATGTCAACGTCTGATCCTTTCACGTTAGTTCCGTAAGCATGACTGCCGCCAATAGTTAGAAACATCAAATGCTTACCAAGATGCGGATTTGTGCGCAGAAAATCATACGGTTCGCTATCAATGATGCTCTGTAATTCTTCTCGTGTCATTTTTACCACCTCTTTACGCTTTAGATTATTAACATCACAGCAATAAAACAAAATGCCCATATCGGAACAATTAACCATGCCCAATCAAGGCAAAAATCAATAAATCGAGATAATGATCTCAAAATATAGTTCATCATAACCCTGTTTGCACCGTATCAAATTCGATCGTCTCTCCTGTTTCTTTATTGACACCATGCCCTACCACATGAACGATATAAGCCGGCCAGCCCTCTTTGTTTTCATCAATGGCGATACGAACAGTACCTTTGAAATTTTTGATCCAAGTTGCACACCAAGGCTTTTCAAGATGATCATTGTATTTTGGATTAAACTTTAAGACGGAGGCCAAATCAGCCACACATACCATACCGGCATCTGCGCAGAATTCGCCCAGTTTAACCTTCGTTTCGGGTATGAATGTAGTACAACCCCAATCACCGTAGTAAGTATCGGACTCTATTCCAATGATGCCATAACTTCTGATATCGCAACATTCAAATTTTCTCCGCTCGTCATTGGGCATATTATGAGACAGATAACATGGATCTGTAATGATAATATCGCCGTTGAAATCCATAACTTTGTCTTCGGCCTCTTCAACTGACACTGTGCCGTACTCCAGATACTTATAATATTGCCCTAGATTTTTATGAAAATGAGCGTAATACTTTGCCGCAGCAGGAATAAACGCCTCTTTATCTTTGAAATAAAAATCAAGGAAATCTTCATCTGTATATGTGAAAAGCATGTGGATATCAACCGTTTTCACAGGACTTCCCTCTCTGATAGATGCTTCAATATTAGCGATTTCTGGCCAGAGATTATATTTCTTCAAGCGAACATCCCGATACTCTTCAGGGATTGCATACCATTCATCGAGAAGTCTCTGTGGATAATTTTTAAACTTCTCAGCCAGCCGTTTCTTTTCTTGTTCAACCCATTCGTGTGTCATATTTATTCTCCAATCAGATTCGAATTCGTTGAATTCCAAATTTCTTGAGATGTATTTTCGCCATCATCCGACAATTTATCGATCCAGGCATTGAGCACTTCACGGTACACTGTCATATTCGGACAAAAATGACTGTTGGTAAATACCGGCATATCGTCATTACACAGGATTCTCATGATGGCAGCGCACACAGCGGCGGATCTCGATACGCCAGCAGCACAATTTACGCAGAACCAATCGGTCTTATCTGCTTCGTGGTTATCCAAGACAAATTTCACAATATTCCTAGCTTGAACATCCGTAATACATGTACCTTCCAGATCAGTAGTGCAATCATCAAACTTCAATGGAAGGAATGTGATGTTGCCTTCACACTTATGAAAATCAATATGATGGCCATTAGCTTCAGTAATTGAGATAAACCGAATCCGTTCAAAATGTGGCTGTCGGATAAAGTCTTCTGCTTCGTCAGCGCTCATCACAGAAAATTTCCATTTGCCACGATACATTGTAATCATAAAACCCACCTCAAGTAATCAGTTCGTAAATCTGCCCAAAGTAGCGACAAAACTGCAAACCATCAAGCGTCTTAATCGCCGAATCAAGAGCAAAGAAGTGCACCTCGGTAGGATCAAATAAAAGCTGTTTGATATTTTTCACATCAATATCGTCATCTTCATATCCAGAGTCCGCCCTTTCTTGTCTGAATTCTTCATCGGAAACATATGTAAACATTACTTCGTTATATACTTTTTCCTCGTCAAAATCGATCGTCAGATCCCCTTCCGACCAATACTCCAGCTCTCCCATACCGTCGTCCGTGATTGCAATCAAACCATAATTTCTGTTGATATCATCCTTAAATGTTTCATTCGGATATTTTGTCTCGAACGCTTTTCGGTCGCGAATATTCACTCCACCGCCGCATTCCTCAAGCTGTCTTGTAATGCGAAGAATAAGTTCGTCCTTGCTAGTGGTATCGAACCAGTTCACATTATCGATAATATCTTTTGCTTCCTGAAGAGCGCTTGTGGTATATGCGGACCAATGATAATAAATCTTGGCGATATCCTCGTCAAACGCATGAATCGTAATAACCAGCCGCTGTCCCATTATTTTAACTCTCCTTTTTTATATAGACGATATTTATACGATCTTGTCCTTCTAGCACTGGCAGCATGTTCTTCTTTGCTCGGTTTGTAATCTCTCCAGTGCAGTTTAATATATTCGTCATTTTTTCGTTTTGCTTCTTGATCAACAATCAGCGCAATCGTTTTGTGGCTTACATTATATTCTCTTGCAAGACCACGAAGAGAATACGTTCCCGTTTGATATTTACGAAGTATTTCTATCTTTTTCTCAGAAGTCAATTTCACACGACGATCTTGAATTTCAGACAAACGTATATTTTGCCACTTGCTTGCCAATCAATCATCCTCCGACTCCGCGAACGCTGATTCAAACTCATCCTCATAGCTTTCGAGCTCTCCGTTATCATATTTTGCCAGAGCCTGCTGCATTGCATCATCTGTATCTTTTGCATCCTTGATATGTACTTCGTAATAGCGATTTGCTGTAATATATACTGTGTATCCCATCTTGCCATCTCCTTTTAACAATGGCAGAGCAACCACGAAACCAGATTATCATGCTTGAACCAGCCCGCCGGGAACCCGCGCCAGTTGTTTTTATCCGTCCAGCTCCTGGATTTCATTTGGCCGATTTGCTGAAGCTCTACTGAAAGACGCATCATGAATTTCTTGCAGTCCGCTTTATTCCTCATTACTGTCTGCATTACAAGAGTATCCTGTAGTTTACCATCGACTACCTCACAGATCGCACATGGACAGTTGCGACAGTTCTTTTCAACACACATCAAACAAGGTGACATTGTAATTCCTCCTTACACCCCATCAATGTGACTTGCCATCATGTCCGCCGTATGTGTCCAGAGTACATTTGGATATTTTGAAATGGCATTGCCGTAATATTTCCACTCGTTCGTATCGGTTTCATAGGCCCCCATATGCCAACGGATACAAGCAATCTCTTCTTCGGTTAAAGTGATACAACTCGCCAGCATACAAATAGACTTCTCACCATGGTGACTATAAATAGAGTCCATTCGATATTTGTACTGATAGCCGTCTGTCTTGCCGATCAATTCATACTGATCCGTTTTACAAACATCATGCAGCAAACCAACAATGACAGGAGAACCGGGACGACTCCATTTCAAATCGAGCTGTTTTGTCAGCTGTACCAAATTCTTTGCGACTGCCAGACTATGTTCAGCAAGGCCGCCTGGATAATTTCCATGATACTTAGTAGATGCCGGAGCACCCCAAAATCCATGTTCATTCAAAAAATGCTTCACGACAGCTGCTTCATCTGGAGTAAAAGACTCGTCTAACATACTATACGCTTCATTCTTGGTTGTGATTTGTTTTTCCATAATGGGACTATCTTTAATTGTCAGTTCCAAAGCTTTTTCATCTCCTTTCAGTTCAGCAACGTCGACCTTTAATGCGTTTGCGATTTTACACAATGTTTCAGGTCGAGGATTCCGAAGCCCATTTTCCCACTGACCGATAGCTGCACCGGTTAGGCCAAGGAGATTTCCAAGTCCTTTCTGTGAAAGCATACGGCTTTTTCTTACTTTTTGAATTCTGTCACCCGTAGTCATTTACACTGCTCCAATCATTAAAGCTTCCTTTGAAATCCTGTAGACATCCGAACTCATGTCCGTGCTTGGGTCTGCCCAAACAGAAATCTCTGCACTGTTGTCTTCCTTCATAATGCGGCCTTCTGTCAAATCGATAATCTCTCCATCATTTCGCTCTAAAGCGACAGCAGCGTAGTAGTCTTGTTCTGTATCGCCAAGCTCGACCATAAGATTGCCAATCGGCGTTTTGATTTTCATTACATTACTGGCCATAATTACACCTCTTTTATAAATGATAAATCTGCCAGATATCCTTGTAATCATAACCAACAACAAACATTGTTGTGTCGTCTCCATCTACGTGCGGTTCACGATCCTCATCTTCTTTATCTTCTGTCCATGTTTTATAGTAATCCCAATACGCGCGTTGAACGCATTTCTGCATTTCCTTTTGTGCTGCATCGAAACTTTCAAACTGATTCACGTTGGCGACATAAGCCGAAGTTGTTTGGCTCTCATAAATATTGATAAGTAAAAACATATTGCACACCTCCAACTAAATTATTCTGGTAGCGGTTATGTCTACCCTAGTACCGCCAATCACCTAGCATTCGGACGTTAACCGAAAATAATAATCTCTTCCATTGATTACACCTCGATATCAATATCAAAAGAATAAGTTCCGTCTTCATTCTCCTGGTAGTTCATTTTAGCGAGAAAGTCCATACACTCCTTTAACCTCTTTTGCGTGTTCTCTACATCCGGATGGCTTAGAAGATACTGGAGTCGTTTTGCTCCATCAGCACTCAAAATAATATCTTCATTAACGTAGTGCATTTTATTCCTCGTTCACGATCTCGATCTGGCACATCTTCATAGCTGCCAGCGCATTCTTATGAGACTCAGGAGTGACACCGGCACAGCAGCTTGCATCCACAATGATAGGGACTTCAGGCTTTGCCGTCTTTAAAAGCAGCGCATTTGTAATCACACAGATATCTGTGCAAAGCCCAATCAAAGTGATGGAACCAACATTCGCAGGGAACAGCGTTTGATAGATTCTTTGATTATCGTCTAACGTTGCATCAATAAACAACTCATAACTACCAAACGTTTTCTTATGATAGATTTGCTCGTAATCTGTGACAAAATCATTTCCGATTTCGTTTATTAGCTTCCATCCGTCTGTTCCTTCAACGCAATGAACAATTGGAAGATGTTTACCTTCCTGAGTATTAAGATAATCTTCATCATGAGTGTCCATCGTGTAGAATACCGGGCCCTCCCAATTCTTGATCTTCTCCACTACCTTCGGCACGATTGCCTGAGCTTCAGGAGTACCAAGAGCGCCGGTTACGAAATCGTTCTGCATATCAACAACGACAAGGATATCAACCTTTTCCATCATTAGATCCTCCTGTTACCACTCAACTTCGTAAACGTCAGGGTTATACACCGGCATCGGCAACAGCTTGAACACATTGGCATCGTACATCCGATCGATCTTGCCTGCGGTTGCAGTATCACCGCCAAAATCGCCAGTGCGGATGTATTTGTCAAGGAAATCATAGGTAAAGCCGAAATTATCTTCATCAGTGCGGCCGGTCAATCCATCAGCGGGAGCCTTTTCAATGAACTTCTCAGGAAGCCCCAGCTCACGGCCAATGGCTTTTACTTCGGTAACAGTCAATTTGCCAAGAGGGCTAAACTGACCTGCACTGTCTCCAAAAAGAGTGGCGAACCCGACATGATCCTCCGAAAGATTAGAAGTGTTAGCCACCCGGCCATTCATGCTCTGAGACACCATGAACAAAGTCGCCATACGGATTCGCGCCGGAAGATTCACACGAGCTTGCTTGGAATCGCACAAACCAGCCGTCCGGCCATTGGCCAGCAGCGTATTCACGGTCTCGGCGATATTGATTTCGAACGACTTGATGCCCAGATGAGCGACCAGTTCACGCGCCACATCGATATCACTCTGAGCGCCCTGCGGCATCAAGACACCGATCACGCGGCCATTACCCAAAGCTTCACAGCACAGAGCTGCCACGATACTGGAATCCTTGCCGCCAGAGATACCAACCACGGCGTTACACTCGGGGCCATTCTTACGGAAATAATCCCGAATCCATTTCACGATTTCATCCTTTGTTTTTGCCGAATCAAATGCATACTTACGCATATTATTTACCCTCCAGTTTCCACAGTTCTACATCGATACCCTGAAATGTAGTATCAATGATTTTCTTGACTGTCTCCCAATCAGCGCCACCACGGACGCATCCGATTTTATACGGCATTGCGACCTTCCAACTAAACTGTCTTGCCTGCTCTGCAACATAAATTAGAGCTTCCATCAGAGCGCCAACTGAAGTGTACTGTGCCCCGTTGTAACCGTATTTATCTTGGCCAAAGCAATTAGCGATACAAAACTCGTTGCGGCCACCATATACAGGGACGATCTGAGCCGTGCCAAGCAACCCGGCACTGTAGTTTTTATGAAGCTCGCATAATTCGTGATATTGCTCATACACATTTGGGAATCTCTCACGGACTTCCTTGGCAACGCCTGATCCCATTACGCCCTGACAATTCACTTGATGACAGATAATGTCTGCATCAGAATCAAACACATTGCCTTCTTTTACTACAACAGCCATATCATCGCCTCCACATCATTCATCAAAGTTTTTTCCAACCAACCAATCCTCACATTCTTTTCGAGTTGCAAAGTCTTCAACCCAAGCATCATGGGTCGTATTATCAATTCCAACATAGAAATTCCCATCTTTGTGAAGGAACAACCCCGGATCAGCTTTTAACGGGTTACAAATAATTGCATCCGCTTCTTGGTGGTTTATCTCTTTGATCTCTCCCATTAGAACTTCCCTTCCCACAGTCGGTCGCGAACTTCCTTCAAACTGTATTCCTTGACCATAGCGCCATTACGGAATACGGTTCGTAACATGTTACCATCCGAATGAGCTGCGTGATCCATCAGTCCATCTGTGCAAACCAACTTTCCAGAATCATCCTTAGTGACATAACACATACCCTTCAGACTCTTCTTAAAGTGATCAATGTCGGTCTTGGGGTCCTTGAAGATCTGAATCTCCTTGCCATTGACCACGCCATAAGTTGCCTTGACTGCCATGCCAAAAGTATCGCGAGTGAACGGCTTCAACTGGCCATTCTGCTCGATACACTGCATGGAGAAGGAACCAACGCCGAGACTGACATTGTTGCAGGCGAAACCGTGTACTTTGAGTTCGGCATAAATCTTTTCACAGCGCTGCACAGTGATGGAATCGCCGTACAGAGCCTTGACATGAGAATCGAGTACCTTGTAGCCCTTACTGTTGACTGTTCCGCCGAAGATGTCCCACAGATGGTAGACAGTCTGCGTAACGATTTCGACCGGGTCGCCAGAGTCGCCACGGATCAGCAGCGTACCATTATGAGCCATGATTTCATCCTTGAGCTGCGGCAAGATATTATCGACCAGATTCCAGTAGTCGTAGGAATCAGACACCATGCTGAAACTCATATTTGGATACAGCTCCGTCAGCGCCCGGCGGATGAAAGTGATCTCGTCGCCATCGACAGCGAAGTTAGAACACATCACACTATGCTCGGTACTGACAGCGCCAAACGCAACGGGCTCTTCTTCACAATTGCAACGATACATTTCTTCCAGATACGGAATTGCAGGAACAGTGGCCGTGTTCAGGAAACTCATACACCAGCCAGCGCTCGATTTGACTGCCGACTGCATACACTCCTGCCCACGGAAACTGAAATCACCAAGAGCACGAGCATGAGGTACGCCATCCTCCACGGTTTCATCGTAATACTTGTTCACGATATCGCGATACAGAGTTCCGACCGTTGCAGAAATCATTGGATGCCACAGCTCAGAACTCATAAAAGATTCGAGGAACTGCGGAACCCAAGCGAAATCAGGGTGCGTATTGCTCATCTCAAGGAACGGCACATGGATGGGGCAACGAGTGCCTTCTGGCAGCGCCTTGATTTCAACAGGAAGATATCCCAAATCATGTAGCGCTGCAATCTTGCTCAGATCGTAAGCATCCTTACCAATGGTCGCATCCAGATATCGCTTGTACTGAGGAACGACCATTTCCTTTGGTTCGTCGAAAAAGTTGTCATTGAAATACTGCACCAGATAATCCTTGCAGAATGCCTGAATGCCAAATACGACGACTTCATCCACGCCATCCAGTCGACTCATGCGTGGAGTAAAATAACTAACCAGCTTGGTAGTGCCGGCCGGAAACTGCTTACTGTGAGTCGTCTTGTAGAAATCGCACAGCAGCATCGGGTTGATATTGATCATTTCAAATCCTCCTCCAGAAGTTTTTCTACGATTTTATTTGAAGTGATGCCAAAGAAATCACCGTATTTTTCTTGAATTTTTTCGTACTCTTCTCTTGTGCAGTTAACCTTGAAAGACATTTTATCTTTTGATGTACAAATATGGAACCGGACGTAGGAACCATCATAGTTACCAGACAGTTCATGACAAAAATCTTCTTTCCAATCTTCATCAAGAGAGTCATTTAGCATTTCATCAACGTAGTCAAAAACATAATTTTTGTCGGTATTAAGATTTGCAATCAACTGTTTTAAAATCCAAGTAAATTCGGCAGTTACTTGACGTTTTTCGACATCGCTTTTAACTTCTCGAACTACGCTCAGCCTGTAAAATTGATCGTTGGCATTATAAGTCATTGCAATCGGAGCAATCCGCCAACCAAAATCTCCATCCGTATTAAAATGAATATCTAATGCCCAAACTTCCATATCAGTCCTCGTCCCACTTGCGTTCAAAAACAGTGATCTTGTCGTGCTTTCCGGTGAAGATACTATCCGTTGTATAGACCATATGAATCAATTCTGGGTCGTCAAACAGATGGCCGCGTTCCTTATCCAAAATACTGTTCTCACAATGACTGACGTACATATCGATGTCGCCTACATCCAGCTCTTTCAGCTTTTCAGCCGAATAAAACATAGTGCCACCGTAAGAGCAGATATCATCGATCATAAGAACCTTGCCTTTCTTCGGAGGATATCCCGTGACGTCCAAACCAAGAATCTTGCCGGTCTTCCACTCACGCTTTTTGTCGCCGTGAATGATGTAAGCCTTGCAACCTACACGGTCCAGTGCCCAGTGAACAGTTTCCTCATAACGCTTCATCGCGCCGGCATCCGGGAAGTAGATTACATCAGGCTTGCTTTCTTCGATTACCTGACAAATCTCACGAATCGGAGTATGTACCTCACAACGATCGATCAGCGCCGGAGCCACATCGCTGTGAGGATCAAATACAACAACGCGGCTGAATTTACACTGATTGATCTCGTCAGCAAACCACTTGAGAGTGAACACATCCTCGTCGTGATAGGCACGATCCATACGAGCATTCGGGATATATGGCATAAATAACTCAGCCTCTCCCCCGTTGTCCTTTATGTCTTTTGCAATCATGATGACCGTGGGAAGTTCAGCCATAGACTCAAACGTCCAGACAATGTTGATCACATTGAGATAATTGATGGTCATATCCTTCTTGATCAGGGGTGTACCATCAGGGAAAGAGCAGATGTTATAATGATTTGCTTTGACCATATTATTTCTCCTTTGCGAAGTCCTTAAAATCGTTCCACTTTATTTTAACGATTACCCGATTGCCACGTCGATCTTTCAGTTCAACTTTCGGGCGAGCAACAATGCCTTCCATATAAATGTCTTTCGCAGCAATAACAGACTTTGGATGTCCACAAACATAATCGATTCCAGTCTGAAGAGGTCCAGTAAATAGAACTGGAACAACTTTTACACCAAACATTTGCGCTGTTTTTTCAACCCATTCACGAGTTTGGTAATTTTCATCGATCAAGACATCGAAAAGGATAAAAGTTTCGTTCGGGCTGTATCCGCCGCCAACGCCCTGAATTTTCCCTCCGTACCCTTCACCAAAAAGGATTACATTCTTTTCTCCAAAGGTCTGCTCAAAAAGTTCTTCTGTCTCAGAGGTTCCAAAAATTTCGTTTAATGCATTCAAAAGAGGCTTTGGGATCTCGGCGTTATCAGTGCGCCCTCTGAATTCAACCCTATGTCCATTCCAGCAAATGCGAATATTTGTACCATCGACTTTTTCTGTAAACATCCACTCAACGTCTTTCAAAAACTCGACAGTTTCATTGCGAAAATTTCCAAGAATCAATTTCTTTGTACCAACTGTATCGCGATTGAAAACCGTCTCAATCTTTTCATAAGTGCGCATCAAATAAATCTCCTTAAACCATATAGTGAATATCTCTTTCACGAGCACGAGAGATGATGACTTTGACCACGCCATTATCCTTTTCAAAGGCTTCATAGCGATCTTTTTCATCCTCTTCGCTCTTGGAATACGGATTGATTACATCAACCTTCTTACCATCAATGAACTGCTCACCGTTGGCGGGGTTATACTGGATATCCTCGGTGTTAATGTAGCAATCAGGCCAGAAGCCATCCTTCAGTTTGACCTCAAAATAGATACGCTGTGCACCATTGAACAGATCCAGACGCTTAGTGCAAGATGCGTGATATCCGTCCTTGAAGAGAACAGTGAGTTTGTAGCTGGTCTCGTTCATGTTGATGATATTCAGATCCTTGATAGCCTCTGCAAACGGAGTTCCCAGATTCAGCTCAAAGGCGATAGCCCGCAGGCAGTCGTAATTCAGATCGATCTTACCAGAGAAATCGACCACGGCAGGGATCTGATCGTAATACTTCTCTTCGAGTTTATCCTTGAGATAGGTTTCAACCTCATCAGCGCCCGGATAATCGAAGCGGAAATGATAGTGGAAGCGTCCGGGACGATTGACCAGATAGTCATTCAGACCATTAAGCTGGTTACAGGTAACAACGAACAGCTTTTTGCCTGCACTGGTGCCATCAAACAGACTCAGCATCGTATCCTGTGGGTTCTCACCGTCACGGGACTTGAAGGTCTTATCAAATTCGTCAAACAGAATCATGACTTCCTGATCGATGGACTCGATAAAACTGGCAATACCTCCAATATAACGGTTTGCCAGAATCACAGGATATCCCTGCTTGATAGCCTCAATTGCGATCATCTTAGCAGTCAGAGACTTACCAATGCCCTTGTTACCGCTGAGGATAACGCCAAGGTTACGATTGAACACCTTGAACGAATTCAAGACTTTAGCCACCTTGCCACTCTGAACACCATACACTTTTTCGTTGATGACCATATCAGGACGGCGAGACAGATAAAAACCGGTCATCTCAGAGCAGTGGATATCATAGGTGCCTGCAGGGATCTTGTCATATGCCTTCATATCGTCGCCATACAGGAACAGATTGCTTGCGCTTTCAACAACTTTCATTTTTGATACTTCCCTTTTCAGTTCAGCTCTTCCAGCTTCTTCATCAGCTGCTCAACATCCATATCTTCCAGTTCCTTGTCCTTCTTCTTTGCCACAATCTTCATAATCTTATCGCGCTGCGCCTTCTTCTCGGCAGCATTCACACGAGCTTCAGATTCGGCCAGCTTGACAGACACGATGTACTTGACCAGCTCGATCTTGTTTGCCAATTCGGTATCCTCGGCACTCTTCGCGGCCAGCAAGGAGTCCTCATCAGCAGTCTTCTTCTGGCGGTTCAAAGTCTTAAAGATTGCGTCCAGAGCCTCAACATTCAGGTCCCACAGATCCTCAACAGTCATGACGCCTTTGTAGGTAAAACGGTAACGATTACGAGTTGCGATTTCAAACAGATTCTTTTCCATAATTATTTCTCCTTTAATTTTTATAAAAGTGATTCACAAACACATTCCTGTTCTACAAAACTTTGAGGAATCAGCATTTGTTCTGTCCAATAAAAACTACAGCACTTCAGTTTTACAGTTTTTTGAGACCTAGAATACTCCTTAATCTCAAATTCCGATCCAGCAAGGCGAACCATATTCGGCGTTGGTGCTGAATGATAACCGGCATTCTTGCCTCCAAATGTTTGATAGCCCGTATTGATATTCAAATCCGGACGAATCACAACACGATCGCCTGGCTTAAATCGAAGCGGAAATACATAATGCATAACGACCTCACAGAAGTGATTCACAGTAGCACTCATTGCTTGCTGAACCAGAGAACATACCATCAGTCCATCTAGAACTGCCTGTTTCTTTTACGAGATATTGACCCGCAGAAGTATAAGCTTTAATATGAACCAATTGTCCATGGAGCTCCGACATGCCTAATGTCGCAATATTTGTGTTATTGTTTGGATAAGGACCAGACATCATATTATAAAAAGCCCCATATTCAAGATTGTCTCTAACCAAAACGGCCTCGCCTATTTTGTACCGATAGTCCATTTGGCACCTCACAGAAGAGATTCGCAGTAGCATTCGTTATCAGCCAGACCCACAAACATCTCGTCGGTCCAGTTCATTCGGCATCCGGTTTCTTTGATCTGATAACGTTCGTTGTCACAATATTCGGAAATCGTAACAATAGAGCCAGCGAGTCTTGAACGTTCTTCATAACTCCATTTTACGGTTGTAGTACGTCCACAACCTGGTCCAGACACCATATGATATTCGTGCTCTTTAACAAAATGGTCGATCACTCGAACCTTATCTCCCGGTTTATAACGCCAATAATGCCAATCCATCAAATCACCACTTTCAAAACTCGCTCCGTAGCGCCCTGCACCTTGACGATGAAGCTGTTGTGCTGCGTCTCAGAGAAGCCGACGCCAGACAGCTGGTCATCCACGGACTGAACTGCCATCTGAGAACCAAGCGCCTCAAATACCCGCTTGTGCTGTAGCAGTTCTGCCTTCAGGAATTCGTTGTAGAAACCATTGGGCTTTTCAGGATTGACACAATCCTTAAGCATGAAGAAGTAGTGACGGTTGCCGTTGCCGGTCTGCTCGTCCCAGTAGTTCGGAGAATACATCGCCACAGACACAGGTACGAACTGATTGGAATTCACACCCCAGATCTCGCGGGTGCTGGTAGAACTGGGCAGCAGCTCTTTGATAGAGAACTTGCCATCCTTCAGCGTGACCTTTGCCACGGCGATATTCTGACCGCCATGCAGTGGCTTATCGTAGTTAAACGAGTAGATGTTGCCATCGAATTCGATCTCAGCCCGGAAACCAGTTTTACCGCCGCGACTATTGAAGCAGTTTACATAGAAGCTGTACTCGCCTTCCTTCATCTTTTTGATGTCAGGCCAGGTAATATTCTCGACCGCAGCTTTACCCTGATTAGGATGAACGATATCAACATCCAGGCGGCCATCAGTACGAGGATGCCACTTACTGCCAAAATAGATATGATTCTTATCGGGTTCAATGCAATGAGCATCCTCATCATTTGCATCGTACTCACCCGGCACATCGTTCCACTGGATTGAGAAACGCAGCACGCCATCCACCTTACCGCCTGCGTTCTTAACATTCTCACGGATCTGGCTGTCAGTCACGTTGCCCGTATATGCCCAGCTAAAACCATTCGCCCACTTGAACATAGACGGCGCATTCTTATCCTGTGGAGCAATCAGAGACATCATATTCTTCTCAAACCGATTCTCCATAAACAGTTCCAGACCAGTCGCAGTGGGCAGCACGTCTTTGATGAACTTATCAATACCGATTTCCTCTGCGCGGCCGAACTTCTTAGGATCGATTGCAACAGTCTTCGCCATTGCTTCAAACGGATTTACAGCGCCAGCAATACGAGGGGCTGCGTCTCGATTACAGAACAGAATGTTGTTGGCAGTGATATCATCCAGGGTAGCAAACCGGCGACCCAGACTATTCATATAGCCAAGCTCAGTGACTGTCTTCTGTGCATCTTCCAGCATCTTTTTGGTGAAAATTGCCTTGGGACGCTTATAGTTTGCAGGAGCAACAACCTTCTCAAAGGCGGTAACGGCGGAATCCACATCCATACCTTCGCTCAAATTGATAAGGAGGGTGCCGATAGCGGTGTTACGAATGCGAAGCTGCGCCGCCGTAGCATATGTAGGGGCAAGCCATACAAAGGCAAGCTTTTCATTAACAGACAGTTTGTCATAATCAATCTTATCGTGCTTAAATTCCTTTACAGACCGCTCAAACTCCTTGCCGCGATACAGACTATTCTGAGCAATCAGCTCCAGCACAGTATCAACAGCCTCCATGGTTAACTCTTCCAGAGAACGTTTGAACACGTTTGCGGAGTCACGCCACTGTGCCATCTTGGTAGCCACGTCATCTCCGCTGGTAATGAAACGTTGCGGAATCTTGACTGCGAAATGATCCCAAGTGCGTACATCCTTGTGGTTTTCATCATACTCGTAGTTCATCTCAGTGCCGAACATATTGCCAGAACCGATCATATTGCGGCTGACGAAGTACGGATTCACAATGGCGCGGCTCTTTACATAGGCGGCCAGCGCATCAACAACAGGCTGATACTTGGCAGACTTTGCATCGAAGTCCCAGATAGTAATCAGATTGTAATTCGCATCAAATGCCACCAGCTTACCGATATTCTTCACGAAACGACGGCAGCAGGAGCAATCATACTCGCGGCGCTTGCGGAAGATTGGGTTCGTGCCGGCCGGGAAGCTATCGAGGTACAGATTATACAGCTCGTCCTCATCGGCATCCGTGATAAACAGAGGATTCTCAACCTTCACCATCTCGTTAAAGTGGTCCTGCAGCAGTGCGCGAAATTTCTTAAAGTCAGACATATTTTTCTCCTTTATAATAAACTCATACAAAAACATTCATCATCTTTTGCTGATTCAAACATCGATTCGGTCCACACCCAGCTTGCTCCATCAAGACAATAGTAAGCATACCCGCCTCCCTGTTTTTCTACCCTCTTTATTTTAAATGTTCTTCCTGCTTGTTGTTCCATTTCTGTATTGCAGTAAAGCGTTCTCCCTTTACATGCCCCAAACAAAACAGGATATTCGCCCTCTTTTAAGTCAGAACTAATTACAACGATATCTCCGGGCTTGTATAGTAAATCGCTCATATAAAACACCTCACAAAAGACTTTTGCAGACGCATTCGTTTTGAATCGGTTCAAACATGTCGTCGCTCCAACATAGATCTTCCGGTTCGTCGATTTGATAATATCCGTAATTGTAACCGACAACTGTATGAACTTCTCCTCGATGTTTTTCCATAGATGACATCGTTCCAGGTTCCCACCCGGATTTTGGACCAGAATGCATATAATAACATTTTTTACGTGTGAGATCAGAGCGAACTGCTACAATGTCGCCAATTTTATACCGATATTCCATACATCCACCTTACAGTAAAGACTTGCATACGCATTCGCCGACCGGATCAAACATTTCATCAGTCCAAGCGTCAAAGCATCCGTCTTCTTCGATAAAATAACGTCCTTTCTTTTTATCGCGGATATGAACCACAGTCCCAGCTCTTGAAACTTGCCACTGTGTTGCAGCTTTATATTCTCTATCCGCCATATATCCAGAACGCATATAGTATTTTTCGTATTTGACTAGATCCGCACGAACCATTACCTCTTCGCCATTTTTATATCTGTAATATCTTGACATTTCCTACCTCTTTCTCATAGCAGAGAAGAACAAACACATTCATCCAAAGTATCTTCAAACATTTCATCTACCCAGATAAAATGTTTTACTTCTTTTACTGTATACACATCGCCCAGCATCTTTTCAATATGAACGACTTTGCCGGCAAACGAAAGCATATCGTCAACAGCAAGCCAATGCGGCACTGTATCATCACCGCTTTTCATTGCATATACAGTGTCTACGGACAAATCACTTCGAACACGTACTGCGTCTCCGGGCTGATATAAATACTTACTCATTCGTCTCCTCCATCATCGAACCAATCAGAAACTCGGTCAGACATTTCGTCCATTCTATCTTGGTCAACTTTGACATAGTGCATTGTGACTCGCTGGCTGCTATGCTTAAACTTTTCTTGAAGCATCTCGATCGTTTGCCCAGATGTACCAGCTTTTTCCGCTGTCTGAAGAGCTGCCATTGCATAGGTTTTACGCATTGTATGGGTAGACAGATCAATATCCAACCCGCATGCTTCTCCAGCCGCTTTCAAGATATGATAAAAGCTGCGAACATTCAACGGACCGCCTTTACGACTACGAAACAAATATGTATTCTGACCGATTTCGAAATCTTGTTCTGCACGATATTCTTCCAAAGCTTCGACGGCCATTTTGGGAATCTTGCACACATTACGTTTTCTAGTTTTTTCTTCGAATAGCTCAACATGTTCCTTCACGCTGCCGTTTGCTTCGTACACATCGGATGTTCTAAGGTTGAGCAAGTCACCACACCGGATACCAATACTGCACCCAAATACAAAAATAGCCTTGTTGCGCAGACGGAACTTTGGGTCTCCATTTGTCGCTAAATAGTTGGCCACTTCCCGAAAATCACTTTTAGATCGAATCGGATCAGCAGGAGTTGGTTTAAGCCGACCATCTCTTGTATAGATACTGTTCGTCGGCTTTTTTCTTTGCTTCTTCTTGCGAGCGGCTTCTACGATATCGCGAATCATTTCCTGCAACTCCGATTCGCTCATGGTAATATGCGCTTCAGACGCCGGTTGCTGCGGAAACTGAACTACGCGCTTCTGATATTTTTTGGCGAGTTCTGCCACTTCAAATCACCTCTTAAAAAATCCTCCCATATGAGAACCCATACTCTCTCCCTTTCTTTTTCGCTGTCTCATTGCACGATCATAGGCGACAGTATTGATACTAAATCCAGAACAATATTCTTTTTCGTAATGTCGCTGCGGAATAAGAACCTGCTCTACATATTGCAATCGTTCCGGACAATGATCGTGACAACCGGGACACCGCTTTGGAGAAGTACACCCATAGCATGGATTCTGCATTTTAATCATTCCTTTACAATAGACTTTGGCAGACAAATTCGTCATCGCAAACTGATTCAAACATGGAGTCGGTCCACCCAAAACCGAACTCTTTAAGTCGATATCCCCAACCGTTGTCTTCAGCTTCTTTGATCGTAAACACTATTCCTCTTTGGTGTTCCATGGAATCAATAACACAATAGTGTGCGTTGCCTCTGTCAGGGCCAGAAAGCATCGGGTATTGCTTATCCATGGCCAAGGTATTTTTAACAATAACCTTGTCGCCTGGTTTGTACATCATAGGACTCTTTTCCATTATGTAACCTCTTCTTAAAAATCACTTTCTAAATCTGTAGCTGTCTGGGCGAGGATTCTGATCACAAGAATAAAATTTCTCTAGCGAAGCGCTCAAATTTTATTCGAGGGATAAGGATACTCGCACGCGTAAGATTCATTCTGAGGCTAAGCTGCGCGAGGCTCTCGCCGAAGATCCGAGTGCAGCAGCCGAAAACTCCTGTATACTTCTAAACATCCGCCTTTGGCGCAATGCTCGCTCTTTTGGAACGATATGCAAAGTGATTTTCAGTTACGTAATCATCTTATTTATCTTCTAACGGCTCTTCATCTGTAAACACATGCTCACCCATCGACTCAGCTGTGTCACAGACAGCATCGAACAGAACATCACGACCAGCTTCCAACATTGCCTGATGGATTTTCCCTTCTGCCGCTTGAACGATCGTATCGCAGAAATTAAAGTCTTTCGGATCAATGGATTTGATGCCCATCTCTTCAACAATGTCTTTTACATCTTCTGGGCCCCAAAAGACCATAGCCCGTCTTTCTCGTTCTGGTACAGTAACAACGTCAATTCCAGTTGAGTAGTAGAGCATATCAGCCAGTTTTTCGAGCTCATCCAAAGAAGTCTCGCCATCCCGACAAATCAATTCGACCATGATTAAAACTCCTTTCTGTTATGCAACAACGCCCTCCTTTGGGCGAAGGTCGTCTTTAAGCATTGCAATAATGTCCACGTTGAACCTCTTATTGTAGCGCTGAATTAGATCTTCGATAACATCCGGCTCAACCATGTAGTAGTAATTGATCTTGCCCATGAATTTCTGAAGATCTTCCAGTTCCCAGGTCCTGCCGTGACTCTTTGCTTCGACATAGTTCGTCAGAGCACATCGGAAGTTCTTAAGATTACGCCAGCCAACAGTGATCTGATTGTCTTTATTCCACATCAGGCCGAGACACCAGTTTTTGCTAGAGTGCCGACTTCCGTAGTGCGTCTTTTCGGCGTTCAAAGTAAACTGTGCGTGAATAAATTCCAGAGCATTGACAACGATTTCCTGAATTTCCATCGGATCAAAACTGCAATAACAGCTGAACATCATGTCGTCCGCGTATCTGGTGTAGGTGAACTCGCGCTCGATATCGTCTTTCATCTTGTATCCATAGCACAGTTTGCGCGTGATCAGATGGTCAAACGGGATCATCATAACGTTGGTAAGCCACGGACTGATCGGTGTTCCCTGCGGCAGACCGCCATTCAAAAAGCAAAGATTCAGAGCCTTATCCAATTCCGCTTGACCGCGAGGATATTTCATGATCAAAGCAAACGGATAGATGATACTGAACATACCTTTGAGAAAATCAGGCGTCGTACTTGGGAAGAAACCATGAAGGTCAAACTTGACTGACCAGTTGTTTTCATAACAAACAGTTTTCTTTTCACCAGTCTCCGGGTCCGTTTTCGTTTTGACATGTCCTGCCTGATGCTTACGAACAGCATCAATGAAGCTTCTGTTTGGGATGTATGCAAACGCATTCGTATGGTAATCCGCAATCATAAAGCTCTTGAGCAGTCTCTGTAATTCTGACAGGGCATCCGAAAGCTCTTTATCCGGTGCATCGATTGGCCGCCAGCCGCCGGTTTTCTTCGGAATCTCGAAATGATAATAGTGACTCGGAAGATTGCTGGATTCGAGCTCTGCATATTTCCGATTAAACGCCGCCAGCTGATTGATCATGCTATCGATGTTTGTAATTTGTTCCAATCTTGGAGTTAAATTGTCGCGACAAATCGTCATAGTCGAAGTATTATCTCCGCCACGACTCAAATTGCTAATATCAGTAACTCCAGCCAAAATCTCTTCAAAAGAAATCTGCCGAGTTTTAGGAGGATTCCAATAAGTGATATACATTTTATGCTCCTCATATATTTGTCTTATCGTGATCTAAATGTGTCATGTGTTACCTTACCTCCGTCGACATCCGTCCGGATTCCAGGCTCTGTGCACCGGTTGGCGACGGGATTCTGTGTCTTCTAGGACTTAGAATCTCTGGGATTTTGCCTCGCAATTTACGTTCCTACGTGCGATATGTTTCGGCGACTCACCGCTTAAGATCACACTTTGGATCAGCTGCGTGCACTCCCCTGGTACCTCGTCCTACCTTTTCGAAACACTCGGCTTAGCCTGAGTGCGTTGCTTTTTCAAACAACTATTCATCACGATTTTATTTATCTTCGTTAAAGCTTAACCGAACGACACAACGGCATTTTCCAGGTCAAACGGATTCACCAGGATCTGCTTTCTCAGACCTTTGCCCGCAGTGAAGTTGATGAAGTTGGCGATTGCCTCACATGCAACCAAACGAACGGTCGGTGCACAGCCCTGAACCACGCCACATGCAGAGATCTGATTCGCCGACTGAGCTTCCTCATGCGTAAAGTCCATCGACGCCGCCAGATTCTCTCGCTGCTTCTTGTCAGTCCAGTCAGCAGACCAGCACTGAGCGTCCGGGAAACCTGTACGGATATCAAACACGGCAAGCAACTCCGGATTGTACTTGTTTTTCTCCAGGAACTGCTTACGGATTTCGATATTGTCCACAGCCAGGAACGCATAACCCTTGACGGTTTCGCCCTGCCAGCCTTCCTGCTTCAGAACGACGTCCTCCTTCGTTTCCGGATTTACGTTGTAGAGAATGTTCGCCAGCGCCTCCACTTTAGAATGAGCGACATCGGGCTGGAAAAACATCTGATTGACGATATTCTTCGGCTCGACCAGATCCATATCCCACAGCGTAAACTTGGTGATGCCATACCGTGCCAGAAGTTCAGCCAGCGTAGAACCGACAGAACCGCAGCCGATAATATGAATGCGTCCTTTGATCGTTTCAGGGTTGAAGATCATTTCGATTTTGCTCAGATCCATTATGTATTTCCTCTCTTAGTCTTTATAGAGTTCGTTTTCGTACGGATAACAGCTCGAATTCCAGTTCTTTACAAGCTCGTCCTGGTTCTTCTGATAGTAATTCGCCAGATTGGATTTATTGCCGTTTCCATTTGCAAGTTTTGGAGCAGCACCACCGGTAACAGTTTTCAAACATTTGCTTGCAGGGATTACCGTCGCCGGTTTCGTTTCTGCTTCTTTCGCCGGAGTTGCCGTTGTGGTGCTTGCCTTACCAACAAATGCGCCTCCTGCATAAGTACCTGTGTTTGCGCTGTATCCACCGGCATAAGTGTAGTTTGGCTTTTCGATAAACTTTTCCGCTTCCGTAAGAAAGCTTTTCATATCGGTATCGCCAATCGTAACCTTGACATCATCGCCGCTGTAAATAACATTCTCTGCCATATCGACAACACGAACGTTATAATTGCGCTTCTTGTTCCAAATCATGAAAATGTAGAAGACATCATCTTCAAAATTGTTGATCATCTCCCACTGCTTATCCATGTCCACGCTGCTGGGATTCGTAGACATATTTACATGACTGTGGCCCTGAAAACGCAAAGCATTGAAGGTATCATCATCGAGCTCGTTCTGCCAGTTCGTGTACTTTTCCTGGTCAGTGTTTACCGTGGCTCCCGTGACCTTCTGCGGATAGACCAGAATCTTCGTGATGCGGAAGTGTGTCTTGTCAATACGATCTACCAGACCGTGCCAGGCAACCTCCGTATCAAAGTGATCGATCAACATGCACATTTCATGGTAAGCTTCCGGGGTAAAGTTCACCTCGACGGCATCCTTAGCAGGCTTCGACAACATCTTACTGATTGATACTTTCTCGTTCTTTAGGACGCTAAGATTTGCAATCTGGGTATAAACATCAGTCAGAATATCATTGATAATCTTCTGATTCACCTTGATCGGCTGCATAAATTAAACCTCCTTATGCAACAGTTTTTTCCTGTTCGTTCTTAAGCATTTCGGCAACTTCCGTCATGGAGAAACGGTTGCCATCCTTATCCTCAAGACACTTAACATTCTTCTTAGTGCCAAACAGCCATTCCATCATTGTCGAAACAACAGTAGAATCCGTCCAGTTGATATAAGAAGAAGACGTCTGAATGGTAGACAGAATGCCGATATAGTCGCGGGTTTGTGCCAGACCATTCAGCATTTTCTGATAGCCACTGAAACATCTATAGCGGTCAATATGAGGCTGAGGGATTCGATCTTCCATCAGTTCTCTGTAACCGTGCATTTCGGAATCCCTTTTAGCTTCAACAGTGCAGTCGTCATGTAAAACCCACTCGCAATAGACACGCAGATTGAACCGACGCTCTTTCCAAATCGCCAGAAACAGCTTTTTGGTGAGATCCAATCCGTACGGACTGCTTTCGTAGATATAGCTGGAAGCTCGATCCTGCTTTTCAACGTATTCCTTAAAGATATCTTCGTTGTAGTCGTTCAGATAGCAATTCACGCCAATGGAAAGCGTGGAGCGATCCTTGGCCAACACCGTGAAGTTTTTGTTCGACTTGAGGAATTCGATGAGTTCTTTTTCATCTTCGCCAGAAGTACAAGCCCTATTCCTTAAAATCAGAAGCTTCATCTTCTCGTCCTCTACCTTCTTCTCGGCTTCGCGCAACTGACGGTCACGATCATCCATGTATCTTTCCGCCTGACTAACCACATTTTCCTGGTCTGTAATTGCGCGAATGAAATTCTGATTACAGAATCCCGATAGCATACTCGTTAGCTTCTTGCCATAGAAATCGAACGAGTCATAGAACTTATCCAGAGCCGCCCCTAATTCTTTATACTTTTGTTCGCTGATCAACTTCAGCACAGCCGTCTCGTTTTCATTCAGGGCGAAATCCTTAAAAGCCCAGGGGAAGATACGCGGCAAACAACTCGCCACCATTTGCATAACCTGAATCTTTTTTGAACTAGGAGCAAAGACGATGGTTGCCTGCTTAGTTTCATTCTGATAAACCAGAACGTTTTTGCTACGATCGATATACATGGCGATGTCTTCGATTCGATCGTAACCGAGTTTTTTATAGTCCTTGTCGAACTTTTGAATCTCTGCGATCTGCTCGGTTGCATTCTTGTTGGGGATAAAAACCATCTGCATACCGATAATCATTTGCTGAAACGGACCATGAACCCCGCCAAAATAGTTCGCAGTGAGCTTAGCGTCATCAGCCAGGCGGATTTCCTTCTCCGTGATCTGAGTCTGCATCTTATTCTTTACAGCAGCGCTTGCAGTAAAGGTGCCGACTCGCTGCTCGTTCATAAGAAAACGCAGGATTGAAAGAACCGTGTTGTCTTCTTCTTCAAACGAATTTCGAGATACGATCGACCCGAAATATTCGTTGCACTGATCTGATCCCAGCTTGGACTTAAAACCAGTGAATGCCATATTTACTTCCTCCTTAAAATAAGTGATTGCATTTGAAGCCCAATATTGGACACATATAAGCAGACTTTAACCGGCCTGCCAGCGGCTGCAATGCTACTTATCTGTTGTAACCAGAACAGATTTATTCGGACTTATTCAGAACAGGAACGCGATTCGTTAATTACATAACAACCGCATTGTCCTGCTTGATGCAGGTGGTAAGAAAAACTTTGCCAGTGATCTCGTACTTGGCAACCATGTCGCCGATAGTGTTGTCCAGAGAACCACTGTTCAGGACGTTGCCGTTCAGAGAGGTCTGGCCATTGGAGTAGCTAACGCCACCCTCTTCCAGGCACTGACGGACGGTATAGTCCTCAGGAACCATAATGGTCTTGCGGTTGGTGTTGGTACCCACAGTAACGTTCAGCATAATATGTAACTCCTTTTTAATTTGAAAATTTATTGTCGAAATGAGTGCCGGACGTATTGCGCTGGGACATCCGGCGTGGAACCACAGCTGCGCTTTTACACGGAGCTTAACGGGCGGCGCTCTTACTCAGCGTCAGCAGCCTCGGTCTCGGGAGCAACCTCGTTCTCGATGGTGATAGCAGCGTTCATAGCGGCCTCGTCGGCGTTGATCTCGCCCATGGCAGCGGCAATCTGATCCTCAATCTTGGCGCAGTTGACAACGGCCAGACCCAGACGATCACGGACCCACTCATTGATGGCGTCAGCGGTCTTCAGATCGGCAGGCAGCTCCAGGCTCATGGTTGCAACCTTGGGAGCGGTGATGGAGTCCTTGGCGAAGCAGATGCCGTTGCTGTTAGCAGAAGCGGTCTTGCTGACCATAATGGCGCAGACGGGCTCCTTCTCCTTGCCCTCGCCCTTGAACAGAACCAGAGCCTCAGGACGGAACTTCTTGACCTTCTGCAGGGTTGCGATGTCGTATGCGGAAGTGATGAACAGGTTGTTGAACTTAACGATTGCCTTCATAATGTTTTCTCCTTTGTAATAAAAGATTGTTATGTAAACGAGCCGTGTGCCCGTTATACCGTTGTTTTTAATAGCTCTTCCATATCGGAAACAGCTTCGTCCCATGTGTCAGCCGATTGAATAAACTGGCCACTATCCGCTGACACGATTTCATAGTGACCGTTTACATACTTGATGATCATGCTCTCACCTCTTTATCTGTGTACAACTTACTTATTTGAGCTGAAAATTAAAGCAGCGAACTGCAATAACACTCACCAAGGTCTTCTACTAGAGTCCACCAATCATCACCGAGGTGTTTTACCCTATAGATGAAGCTGTCTCCATACAGAAACGGCTTAAACACATCCACAATTGGACATTCTTCAAAAGGATTATATTCGTATCCTACGACCTTCCCTTTAATACCATAGTTTGTATCTGTTGATTTAGCATAAGGTCCATCAAGAACGACAAGGTCTCCAAGTTTGAATTTATACTTTTTCATATAATCACCACGACAAATAAATCAGAGTATCATGAAGTTGAGCGACCGTCGAGAGAATGGATTTGCGCTGGTCTTCGTTGAGATTTGGATCGTCCTTTAGCGCAACCACCAAGAGACTACACATCTCGTTGTAGTTGAGCTCTACCTTCTGCCCTTCTGCGTTAAAGAGCTCCGGCGCTTCGATCTCAGCCAACACGCTCATATCTATTTGGTCAATCTTTGACTTCGCTTCGTTGTACGCCACGATTACTCGCCTCCAATAACTGCTTCTTTAGTGATGTTCCACGTATGACGGTAGCCCGTAATAGCATTTTCAACGCAGGCACTCCAGCCATCAATATATGTATTACGGGCTCCATCTTCGTCTTCCTCGTCGAAGTGTTCTTTCTTACACTCGTCATACAAGGTGCCCATCCTTGCGTAAGCAGCATCCCAGTTATCATAGACGTGTTCGACTCCAGCAAACGCCCACTCATCCGGATTCTCAACGCAATCATAAAGAACATAAACTTCCATGGTTCATTCCTCCGTATCTTGAACAGGATTTAATTCCTTGACCTTGTCCACGGCATAGTCAATCACGTCGGTAACGTATTCAGTGGCGGAATTGATATTGTCCTGCGTAAACATCTTAGCGGCGAGCATCTTGTAACAGGTGTCTTCGGACGGAAGAAATACAACACCAATCAAACCAAGAGATGCGAGAAAAACACTGACCTTTCGCACCATGCGTTCGCGTTCTCCGAAAATAGGCTTATCAGTATAAGCGTCGCGGCAAAACGACAAAACAAAAACAACCAGCCCGACAAAAACGCCAATCGACATCAATCCACGCAGCATATCGCTGACACTGATCCAGTAGAACACCCACGGACTGATAATAGAATTCATCCGGTTGCGCCCTCCTTACTTAAGCCCTTTTAAGATATTTTCTTTTAAGACTTTGCATAAAGAATCAGTGTATGCTTTCTTTGCTTCTTTCGACAGCTTCGTGCTGTTGAGCCAATCAATGGTAGTGGTAATCATGCTGTTTCCGACCACCTCCATCACGTCGCCCTTGTCTTCTCCCGTGTCGAGAGTAATATCAGTCAGTACGCCATTAAGAGGAGTTGTGTTAATAACCACTTTCATAATACATCGTCCCTTCGTTTTTTTATTGCTGATATTCGAATATGGTGCGCCCGGCGGGACTTGAACCCGCACGCCATCTCTGGCAGAAGATCTTAAGTCTCCTGTGTCTGCGATTCCACCACGGGCGCATATAAAATGTTCAGGCCGGATCATTTTGCTGTTTAACCACTGTTTCGTATTCCCCGCTATCGTTCATGAACTCTCATCATCGACAGTTTCGTGGCACCTGAACTCCCCATTTTGTTAGAGACCTAATGGGCAAAGCTGTCTTGCCTTGCGGCATGGAGCGACTGACGGGGTACGATCCCGCAACATTCGGAATGGAAATCCGACGCTCTACCAATTGAACTACAGTCGCATATAATTCCCAGCTCAATAAATCGTATATATGGTCTATTGGCTGGGCCCGGCTTACTACGCCTTGTTGCCAACCCCGTAGGGATGGAGCCGGGAATAATAAGGAAGAAAAGAGGTAAATGAGTTCCTGAACACCGCCGAGCAGCATAAACCATAAGAAATGAAAACTCAACTATTCACTATTATTTATAGCTGGGCAACGCAAAGACAGGAACTCTGGAGCAACCGACGAGACTCGAACTCGCCCTTTTTGCTTGGGAAGCAAACGTACTAACCACTATACGATGGTTGCATGATGCTTTACCTGCGCCAACAGGTAAAGCGGCCATAGAGACGGGAAAAACATGTGTGTATTGCTAAAGTTCCCGATGGTGCGGAAGAAGGGACTTGAACCCTCACTCCGATGGAACTGGTGCCTAAAACCAGCGCGTCTGCCGTTCCGCCACTTCCGCTCAAGAGCAGGATTGCGTACCTGCTACGACTTGTTCAGTCACGGCGATTCACGTCTGGAATCCATGAATCACTTGCTGGAGAAAGGAGACGTATGAAAGAGGCGGTGAACTCCGCCCTGGTGTTTCGGATGGGACTTGAACCCACATGCTTTCGCAGAAGTTTTTGAGACTCCCCTGTCTGCCGATTCCAGCACCGAAACATATTGCTCGTCTTTCCGAGCCGCCACACATTTTTAGATCTTGTGTTGATCTCTGGACACGGGTTTAACGTCTCCGCCCCGACGATTACTCGATGTTATTCAGAACCGGAATACTGGTATCACCGCCAACATAAGTCGGAAGCTTGCCATCCCACTTGCCGTACATCTGCTGCTGAATCAGCCGATCAGTCAGAGACTCAGAGATAACCTTGTTCGCTTCGGCTTCTGCATTCGCTTCGACAATCTTTGCTTCCGCATCTGCGTTTGCTTTAGAAATCTTGGTCTGGTTTTCAATTTCCTGAGCTTCAGCGTTACGCTCGGCCACAAAAGACTTATTGATAGCAGACTGAACCGCAGTATCGTCATACTCGATGCCATCCTTCATACCGAGGACAGTAATCGTAATACCACGCTCTGCAAAGTATTCGGTCACATCTTTACGAACATACTCCATGATTTCAGCCTTCTTCTCAAGGATTTCGTTCATGGTGTACTTCGCACACTTTTCAACAAAGTCAGCTTCAACACGAGCTCGGATTTCAGTATCCATAATCTCAGAGAGCTGCTTATTGTTGTAAGAGTATAGGAATTTAACCGCATCATTCTCAGTGTAGATCTGAGCCGAACAGTTCATTCCAACCGAGAAACCGATAGACTCCTTGCTTTCAGCAGAGATGGACTGGTTTGCAGTGCTGGTGCCACTCTCCTTGCCCTCGGACCATTCACGAGTGACAGGAGTTCTATTGACGATGACCAACATGTTATCTGGAACCCAAGTACCAAAGATGTCAGTCGGTGCCATGTGTTTCTTCGAGTAAGTAATGTACACCTGCTTAGCTGCCACCTTAGCCTCGGCCAGCATAGCCTCGCTCTCAAATGACGCCTGATTTCCGCTGCCTTCAGAAAGAGAGATCAGGAATGCGGTTTCATGTGGTTCGATCGTGTACACTTCCTTTTTCGTACACCCCGTGAAAGCAAGCGCCATAATGACTGCACATGAAATCACAAACAACTTTTTGATTTTCTTCATTTGTTCCTCCTTTTAATTTTTAAGTATTTTATATACCATAACTCCAATCGCAAGCGAAAGAGCTACAGACACCGTAAGCCACGAATCGTTGATAATGTTGTAAAGAGAGGCCGTCTTCCCAGTCTCCATTTGTAAGAGAACGATGTGGCGAACAATCTTACTGAACACATCATCAAACGCTATGAATGAGATTACTGCCACAAGGACGGACAGTAATAAATTTTTGTGTTTCATCTTACTCCCTGATTTCTTTCGTTTCGATTCGATCAGTCTCAACCCAATCGTCGCCAGAGAACTCCATGCTCCCCGATTCCCAACCGCACTCTGCAATCTCCTGAGCTTCTTCCCTAGTGTCGGCTTCGACTTTTGCAGAATACGACATTCGCACGTAAGCAGTACATTCGAACATTGGCATTTGATTCATTCCTCCACTTCAAATACCATATAATACATATGATTATCTTCACCGTTATCAACCGCAGCTCCGATAACATACTCAGGATATGGGGTCAGAATACACCCACAGAAGTCCGCATAGGAATCAGTGTTAATTCGTGTTGCGTTTTCATATCGGTCAGCTTCATCACTTGGCATACCATCAAAGAACTTCTGATAGCTGCTGGCAGCAAAATCAATTGCATTTTTTCTTGACTGGAACGCTTTATCGAAACTTACTGATTCGTAAATGTCGACCTTTTCGTTGGTATAATCGCTTACGACAATGTACATCCGAATCACTCCTTATCAAAGATATCAGTGTACTTCGTGTACAGTTTGCCGTTGTGATAGTAGGTGTTGTAATCGCACTGTTCAATGTACCACCAGCGTTCCTGATGACCGGCCTTCAGGAAGTCATGCAGATGATAAGTTGACTCGTAGTTCTCGTCCACACGCTGCCGGAACGAAAGCTCGTCGATCTGGTCCGATTTCTCAACAAAATCAGCAATGGCGTTGATTTCGTCTTCAGTCATATCGTCGTCCACAACAAAGACCACACGAACGATTTCATTGCCTCGACGGCAAATCTTATCAAGATCATCCAGCCCGTGAACATGGTAGACAACACGGTCGAACTTATCAAACGGAAACAACATAATCTCGTGATTGTTTTCTGCATCAAAGTAACTGGTATGCAGTTCGGTCCTGCGCCAAGAGCGTCGGCACATCTCGAAAAAGCCAAACCACCATGTCTGATGCTCCCACCAGTGGAAAAGCGGATCGCCGCCACCAGAAACAGACACCCAGTTGCAATCGTTGCATTCGTTATGAAGAACGTGCCACAGCTGAGCGTAAGAAGAATACTCCCCTGTCGGTGTCATCTTGAGCTTGTTATTACGGACGATACATTCAGGGCAACTGTAGTGACACCCGAAGTTTGTGATGATGCTAAGATATTTATCAGCCATTTTAAATTACCTCACTTCATAAAGGATCGATGCGAGATGTCCGTTCGGTTTAACCTTGTATTTAGGTTCTCGGAACTCGAATTCGCTTCCTTCTTCTTTAGTCCAAGACAAATAGGTGTTAAACATCCGACGAGTGCCGCTACTATTAGAACCAGCTTTGTATCCGACATCATACTTGAATTGATTCTTAAATCCTTCGTGGATCGTATCGGGAGTGTGTCCAAACTTTGCTTCCACGATTACTTCTACATATTTGCCTGGCTTTTTCTCACTTTTCCGCATCTCAAACCAATAGATTTTCTCCCTAAGATAAGAACGATTCTTCGGATAATACGTAAGGAAATCGCCAGCAAATGTTTTGCCGAGTTTCACTTTGTTGACAGAACATTCACTCAGAATCATCTTGAAGATATGTTTACGATGTTTCTTTGATTTATTCTGCATTTTGATTTACCTCTTTTTGATTTGTTGATATTCGTACACTAAATGGTGGGACAGGAGGGACTCGAACCCACAAAATTGAGCAGTTATGAGCTGCTTGCTCTGCCAATTGAGCTACTGTCCCAGAGAGGAGGATTTAACCATGTAACGACATCGGCGAGGAGCAAGCGGCTTACAAAGTCTGCGCTATACTCAGTCGCGTCAGTGGATACAACACATAAGCGAATTGGTCTCTTATGGTGTCCATCCTCAAAGACTGCCCTTTTCAAATTCACTCTCCGATACTCTGGGCACCGAGCATCTATGCCACTTTCGCAGGCAGTGCCATATTCGCCTACTCATAATAGAGCCATGCACATCCACTGTGGCGGGTAGCTACTCCCGTTGCATCATGGTTATTATTTTCGGTCTGAGCGTTATGGGTATTCGTAGTCGGAAGAGGAGAACTCAAACACCCATGGTGGAATTGCGCCACCCCAACTGTCGGCGTACTACTCTACACTAACAGTATCGAACCTAGCTGGAGCCCAACAGAATCGAACTGTTGTACGACCATCGGCCCCATATAAAAGCAGGGTTATCGTACCTGCCCGGCGATTTCAGCCACGACAACTTAGAAATCAGAAAATTGTGTCAAGCCACACAATGAAAGGAGGCGTCTCCAAGTTGTTTGTCGTGCAAGGGAAATGCGAAAAACCTTACACACTGGTCGAGCATGAGGGACTTGAACCCTCGACTTCTTGCTCCCAAAGCAAGCGCCCTTCCAAACTGGGCTAATGCTCGATATATGCCGGTCTTTCCCGGCTGTCAGCCCCAAGGACAATGGAGGAAGTAGATGGCTTAGATATTTGCCGCCACTGCCTTTGCAGCTTCCTTAAACACTTTCAGATTCTTGTCAGAAAACTGGAAAATTTCAGGAGTGCTTCTAGGCGGCTTGTTATGAGTGCGAATATACGCTTTACGCATTCGATCCATTTTCGTGACACCAATCACATCGTAGACCTTTGCATATGTAATTCGATACCCAATCGTCTTGTCACCCAGTTTTTTAGCAAGAGGTTCAATGATCGGTAACGTAATGCTTGGCTTGTGGTGATAAACTCTTTTCTTCAGCTGTTCAACCGCAGGGGCTTCAGCCGCCGGTGTTTCAATCTCGACTGCCTGAACTTCAGCAACAATCTTAATATCCTGACCGCCCGGATTTTCAGGAGACATCGTCTGAGGAAGATCTTCGACCTCCTCGGCCTTTTCCACGGGTTCATCTTCTTCTACCTTGTGTCGTCTTGGCAACATCTCAGCAGGAATCAAAGCCGGTTTCTTAGCGAGAGAACCCTTAATCCCCTTTTTGAGTTCAGCGTCGTGCTTTTCGTTTTCATACCGATCCTTCATAATCGACATGAAAATCGATTTGTACATCTCGCTGCTCTCGATGATATCCAGGCCGCTGATGTTCTTGATATCACCCTTGTAGCCGACCCGCTCAACATACGCCTTTCGCTCATCCTTGAAATACCAGCCATAGTTACGGCCGATATAATCATAAGCCTGTTTCAGAACCGCATTCAATGGCAAGCCAGTCATACGAGCGATGGAGTTGCCGAGCTTGTAAATCTCAGTCCGCCATTCGCTGCGTCCCTTGTATGTAGTGCCGTGGGTTTCCTTTGCCTCGGTTGTGGTTGCCTGCTCAGGCTGCTTCTGCAGCTGACCCATCGAGCTAAGCTTTCGTTCCAGCTGCTTGCAGATGAACAGCACATTGTCGAGAGCGTTGCGATCCTGCTGGCGTGCAGCTTCGAGAGCGTCCATTTTGGAACCAATCTCGGTCAGCGCCTGAGTCATCCGATCGAATCGTTCTTGACGTTTGATCTCAGCCTGGTTGGTCCTCAGCGATACGGTTTCGCCCTGCATCAGAGCGACCATCACATCCCAGCAGAAATCAATGAAGGCGTTTGCCTTGGGCTGGGTGCTGTAGCGGCAGATTTCCATGACGCCACGCAAACTGTACATATAAATCCGACGTTTTTGCGTGTAATTGCCGACCTCATTATCCAATTTGGATAACGAGCTCAATGGGTCAAGACGATCCTTGTTTTGATTATGAATCTTGCCAATGGCGATTGACGGATTCTTGTACTCCAACGCCCGCCCAATCTGTTCACGGGTCATCCAGAAATCATCCTGTGCCCTGCTGTGACCAACCTGCGGATTCTCGTAGACCTGAATCTCCAGATCGCCGAACTTCCTTGAGGTCGCTACTTTCATTTCTACATTCGCATTCATTTTTGTCCTCATCCTTTTTGATTTTTAACTGTGTACATCTTACTTTGTTGTGATATAAATCATACACGCTTAACAACGGATTGTCAATCGTGTAAATGACCAAATCATAGCAAGACATTTTGTTTATATTTGTTAGCTTGTCACCACCTTCCTTATTATAATGGGGTTGATTTGTGATCTAAATCTGTGTGTTACAGGCTGCCTCCGATTGGTATCCGAGCTCGTAACCTTGGAAGGCGACCCTTATGATTGGAATTACCCCTCTTGTACCAGGATTTTCCTGTTTCGGTTGACGTACCTATGCTGTTTCTGTTTCTGGATGACCTCTTTCACCATCCACACGCCTTCAACGGATCTGATATAGCTGCAGATCGCCTGCGTGCGGTAGGTGCCACGTCTTACCTTTGCGTCACACTTGGCTTAGCCTAAGTGCATCTTTGATTAGCATTTACAGTTAAACGCTTATCATTGATTATTCATCACAAATCTGTCATTGCTCATCATTTCTCTATATCGGAGGGCCAGTTTTCATCATAGTTCTTCAACTCGCTTTCATTATAAATTGTTGATTGACTCAAATTGAGATCTAAATCTGTTGGTCACGGAGTGCACTCATCCCAGTTACCCTTAAGGTACCTGCAGACACCGTTGGTCAGACATCGGCGTGAGTTCGAAGATTGGACTTTTTCAGTGGTCACAACCAGGAGTTCGCTCACAAGTGAGACTATTTTTCCATCCTCGGCACTGCTCTTCTCGTCCACAGGATCACGTCGACATCGCGTACGGGCACCGCGGCGGCTTCCTCCAGGGGGTACCTCATTCTACCTTTGCGATACATTTGGCTTAGCCTAAATGCGTTGTATTGAAACAACTATTCATCTCAATCTGTCTGTCAGCACGATGTCGTACTATGCAGAATCGTCAAACCTTTTCATGCTAGTTCACCTCCTTGCGATTGTTTCGTTGTGTGTCATGCGTTCTCTAAGGCGGCTAGAAAGCCCTGTGACGGCTTTTCTGTGTTTTTGTGTAACTTCCACTACAATACTCAAAAGCGCCACACAGAGGCTCTCAGGCCGTTCTCACGATGTTCTATGTCATCGAGCGTCGTCAGTGGTGTTGGATTCAGACCACATCGAAACATAAAACACAGCTTCACCGAGATCCGACTTAAGATACCCTTCCAAGCCGCCAATAGTGTTTTTGATCTCGAAGGTCACCTTGTCGCCGTTGATCTCGAACAGATGACCATCTCGCTTACGCTTGTTACGACAAGTGATAAAGTCCTCACCAGCCGCGCCCCGCTCAAGCTTGACCCACTTGGTCGGAACCCGAATCAGAACAAACGACGAATCGTCACCGCTCCGAATCGAGAACTGATCGTACTGCTGGATCAGCTCAACGAACTTAGCGGGGGTAAATTCATAACGGCCGGGCTCAAAATTAGTCATAAAGGGTTTCTCCTCTCTTTCTTGCTCTTCTCCTACTTCTTCTCTTTCGCTTCTTTCTCTCTTTTCTCCCTGATGGTTCTTTTCCCCTTAACAATCCTCTTAACTCCTATAATCCTCTTTTCACTCAATCATCATAATCACTTCAACATCCATATCACATTCATTCTTTTTACTTCCCAAACTTCTTCTCGCCAGACATCGCTGATCGCTCGCTTGGCTTCGAAATCGAGTCGCTTCGCGCTTGGACTCCGCCCAAACCCGTGTGTTGCGCATCTTTGTTTTCTCTTGACAATTATACAACAAATCGTCATTTGATGGAATGTAAGAATGTGTTACTAGCATTTCGTTCAATTGGTTAGCGTTTTTAGCATCGTGTCATCAAACGAACTTGATTTGCCAGTAATCGTGATAGTCATAGCCAACGATGTCAATGGTGCTCAGACCTCTTTCGATTCGAGGCTTAGTGGATTCATTTCCGTCAACATTTGTCCATGTTTCGAGCTGTTCTTCGTAACGCTTATTAGCATTAGCATTCATCGCACAAAAAGCATCCTGGTATGTTTCGTACTCTTCCACTGATGCAATATATGGCGTACGATTGTCGCAAGTGTAGACATTGATTAGGATATACATAGGGAACTCCTTTGATTAGAAACTTCGCTCATATGTATGGGGTGAATTAAATAACACTTAAATATGTTTAACCAATGCGAATCAGTCCTGCTCCAGCACCCATTTTTACGCAGATTGAACCAAGTTCGCTGAATTCTGGCGTATTGTAATTGACGGCATAGACACAAGGACACATATTTTCAATGTCGTCCCAATCCATCGGCCACTCATCTTTCTCATCACTGACATAAAGCAAATTATCAATGATGCCAAGTTCCTTATGGAATGACCGAATCACACTGTAAACAAGTCCGCCGTACTCTTCTTCAAATTCGTGGACAGCTGCTTTTTGTTGATCGTCCAGAGCGTAAAATGCGCCCCAAGGCGGCTCACTGGACAGCGGTGTACCGTCTGCCTCGAACAGCTCAATTGCTTCATGAAAGAATCCAAACGCTTTCATCCGCTTGATAGCTTCGGCGCGCTTCTCTTCGATTGGTACTTTCATCAGGTATCACTTCCAATAATAATTGATTTGATAGAATTGTTAAAGTAGTATCGGTTGCGAAGCGTTTCCATATTGTCGATAACCCTGTCGAGTTTGTTCCAAATGTAATACTCGTAGTCGCTCATCTGACTAACAGGAGTTCCAACTAATTTTTGAAGTAAGCCAGCAACATCATCATCAATAAACTCCAATCGGGATGCTGCTTCGCCCGGCTCCCAAACTTCGCTGCCACGAACAGACACGTCATATGTAACCAGAATTGATTTCATTATACTTCGCGCTCCCTTCTTAGATTGTGACTGTATGTAAATAAGCCGAACTACCGCGCTTTGAAAATGCTTTACATTTGATTAGCGTATTGAAGATTTGATAAGCAACCTCTCTGATATCAGCCTCACTACAATCACATCGATATAAGCAGTCGTATTTCCACTCGGTTGGCATTTTTCTGAAGTAATCATATGCAACCGTACGATAATTACCAGAGTGTGAAATATGCGCCACTGCATAGTATGTAGCGAAAAACATATTGTCATCAAACAGAATTCCGTAATACATATCATTCAGGACGAAATCATGTGCGCCGGTTCTTAGAATCGGTTCATTTGGAATCTGCTGAAGTCGTTCCAGTTTGTTCTTGTAATCAAGATAGAATTCCACGCATTTGATGGGGCGCGTTTCCAGATATGACACCCTTTCTTCGAGCTGTTTAATTTGCTCTTTCAGTGTGCGATTGACCACATAAGTCGGAATTGAAGGCAGCTGGAGTGGCTTTTGATAACGGTCTCGCCGTACCATTTCACCGCCTTCATTCTCAAAGATGCGCTTGAGTTCGTTCTGGATACGGACTACGTTGTACATCCAATTGTTATAGAACAGCAGCTCGGCGGGCTGTCCATTGATTTCGGTTTTCACGGCTGCGCTCTCCTTACTTGTTAGACTTGCACTGATACTTACGTTCAATCATTTCGGCTTCCACCAAGGTCATACCGTACCTCCACCGAATGTCAACAACAGATTCGACCCAGTTCCCGGTCTTACGATTCTTTACGACACGAACTTCCTCAACATCTTTGTGAATCTGTGTGCCGGGCTTCGGGAGATAGGTTAAAACAGTTTCTTCAGAATGTTCCAAATCGTAAGAGCCAACAAATGTACAATCACGTTTGATCAGATCAAAGATCTTTTTGCGATTCTGTTTAGATAAGTTCCTCACGGCTACTCTCCTACTCTTCGAGTGTGATATCATCGTGGCCAGCGTCTTCAAGCGGTTCATCCGATGCCAGTGCAATGATTTCATCCATGTTGTTTTCGACCAGATATTCCCAATCTTCCAACCGCTGACTGATAATTGCCGTCGCCTGAGCAATGACTGCGCCCTTCGTAATGCACTTACAATTACATTTCAGAGCCAGAATCAGATCGTCAAATGTGACAGGATCGAGAATCGTATCGCTTGGAATCATGTCCTTACCGAGTTTCCAGCTTGCCATAATCAGAACCTCCTGAACTGCACGAACTTGCCGTCCTCATAGCAAGGCGAGTAGCATTGAATTCTTGTACCGTATCGCTCAAGGAATGCGTTTACAAAAACAGGTTCGCCCTGAAGAATCACAGCCTCCGGTTTCATGGTCATAACTGTATCAGCCGTATTCCATGCGAGAACTCTGACTCGGATAGAGGAATCAGTCGGCACGATATTAGGTAATGGTCCATCATGAAGAACGCCATCCGTACACAACTTGCGAGCTGCATCGAGCTGTGCATTGGACCACTGGGCGATAGAAAGTTCAGTCATATTGAGAACCATATTTTGCAGCCTCCTCTTTTGCATCAGACCGTACCAGAAAATCAGAGCCAATCAGATCAAACTCGATATCTGCATCGTTTGACTTTCCAAGGCAGACCATAAAAGCATTCGGCACATCAACGAAATCACAGACTGCAATCTCGTTATTGATAAATGCCGGCGAACCAGCCAATGCTTCACACATACGGTCGCGAAGCTCCCACATTTTTTCGTCAGTTTCGCATTTAATATTCAGAACAATCATATTGCTACACTCCTTTTATTCCATTTCGATCGTGACACTGTTATATTCAGGGGTTCGATGCATCACATCAGCCTCCCACATCTTGGCACAATCATAGCTGGCGAATGCACGGCGGACCACCTTGAGCGGGATTTTGCCATTGTTGTCGGCGTAGAATGTAATCTTGTAATGCTGGAGCCGATAGCCAGCGTCTGCATAATCACCCATGTTGCGGACCTCACTTCACTTCTCTTGATTCAATCTGGACAAAACGCTCAAGCTCATCGCCGTCTCCGTTCTTCCAACGATAACGAAGATTGCGGCCATTAGCATCAAAATCGACGTCATAACAATTCGGATCTGCACTTACCGATTTTGCCATTTCGGTCAACCTTTTCATGGCACACTCGCGACTGCTATAAACATCCCCATTGTAATGATTGAACATCGCCCACGGCTGGCCCTTGATTCGCCTGGAATAGGAATTATCCAAAATATGTACCATCATTGTTACAACTTCCTCCTTTTTACCCGCTGCGTTCTCTGTGGATTATACATAGCAGCACTCATACCATATAGAAGTATGAAAGTTTGATTTCGGGGGCGTATTTGTACTGAGTAACACACTCCAGTCCAATGATATGCTTGTTGTTCTGTAGGAGCGCCTTCTGACCCGGCGACAAGATACAATCAAGCATCACTCGCATTGCCGGCCGACCACCTTTCAAGATACCATTCTGATACTCAATCACATGGTCTTTGATTCTTGGCGGAAGAGATTCAATTAGTTTCGCGGTGTTCATGTTGATTTCCTCTTTTCTTTTTGCGTGTGTATGCTATTGTAGTGGATGTGGTTACGTCTGCCTCGGTACCACCAGTCGCCCGACATCAGAAAACGATTCGTACGAAAAAATACAGCGCGATTATTATAGGGGCGATAACCGCGCTGTTTGATCTAGATTATTTCAAACAAAATATATCAGCCGGGTGTCAGAACAGTTTGTATCGCCATCCCATGAAATTTCGCTCAGTGGAGTAAGACGCGACCTTTGCACCAGCTGCTGTGCCCGCCGTCTGCGGGCTACGAAGTTTACAATTCAAGCTATAAACCCTCCTTTCATTTAGTTTCGCTCATTCAAGTAACACCCTCTAGTTTACTTTTATCATTGATTTATCAGCGTGGCCTTTGCATCAAAATCAAATCAAATTTCACTAGAGCCGTGGAGCGCCCTTCTGTTTACGCTGCTGCGTTCTGGGCTTGGGACCAGTACAGGCTCTGCAGAACCCGTAGCCGCATTAGGCTGAGCGACTATTGCCGCCCAGCCCCCTCTGCGAATACTTCGTTTATGATATCATCTGAACTCGCATTATGTATGTAGGAAATTGCTGGAAATTCTTATTTGTTCGCCGCAGCCGCATCATTTGCAACGCGGTATCGAATAAATTTGGTCGTCGGCCGATTGTCGGGGAAAAGGTGCTTATGCTTCTTATATACGCGCCGGTCATTCAGGCGCTTGACAACTTCAATCTCGGCCTGCTTAGGAAGTGTCTTGGCCAGAGTCTGCTTTACCGGTTTCACAGCCGTAATGTTGGCGTCAAAATTCGCCACACGATAACAGCCCTGATGGTGTGTCTGCCACCGGGAGATTTCGACCGGTTCGAGATAAGCCAGATTTAGATTCAACCGTTTGACTTCTGCCTCGGTGAACAGTTCGTCTGCGATGTAAATGCTCCAAACTTCCTCATCCTTGCGCTTGCCCTTGCCGCGATACATGGGTTTGTTGTTGGCCTCACGCTTAGTACGATAAAACAGCATTTTTCTTACCTCTTTCTTATGTATGTTTTACTTAAAAAAATATCGCAATGAGAATCATAGCTCCCACTGCGATCAAAACAAAATCACGAATCATTTCGACAGTATTTTCCCCGGCGGTTTCATCTGCGGCATTTAACCACTCCGCGAGGGTATCAATGATTCGATTATAGCGTCGGAAACAACCGAGCTGATACAGACCACATCCAATTTGATAGGATGCACCAATAAGTAACAGCAAACTGGCTGCAATCCAAACGATAGGATGCTTAGACAATGAAATCGCCCTCCATTTGATTCAGTTCCAAGGTTTCGCTTTCGGCTCATAATGGATGTTAGCGTCAGCAAGCGCCTCTTTGTAGATAGCAATCAGCTCAGTATCACCAAACATAATTGCGACCTCTAATGCAGATTCAATTGCGATGATTGCCATGGAACACAACCTCCTTTCATACTGCTGTGCTTACATGCTATGCTATATGCTATGCTTACAGTCTAACGAAATCATCAAGATAATAACGAATCCCATTCATGATGAAGTATGTCCGCCCTCTTGCTGTCGTGTAGACTTTGTACGGACCGCGCTGCTTACGTGTGGACCCAGTGTTGATAGCGACTTCGACTTTATCATCGACGCCGTTCTGAACACCGAGAACTTCAACGCCTCCCCAGTTGGTAAGGGGATAAACCGCAATCGGCGGCTTTGGCGGGAAACTTTCGCGCATATTTGCACCTCGCTTTCACGCCGAACATATCGCGAGCCCGTTTCTTCATAAGAGAATCCTCGAACACAGCAAACCCGCCTCGATTATTGATTGATGCAACGAGCACGGTGTAGCGTTCAAGTGTATCCCATGTGATACGCTTTGATCTGAATTTGTTGTACTCCTTATTATTAGGGAATCCTCGTCTTGCATCTACGAAGAATTCAGGAGTTAAATTCAAATCGGGGACTTCAACAATGCGAATAATTTGCGGTGCACTGTATTCTTGTTTCAGGACGACGGCGATGAGCATATCGTCCATCTCATAAATTTCAGTCAGGATCATGCGTAAACCCCACACTGAAAGAGCTTCTGCCCTGCCATCCCCATCACATCAGGGAAGATAATCGGCATCGAGTAGCCCGCGATTTCGGCAATGTAGTTGGTTGCCCTTTCGTTAGCAATCTCTAGAGCCATTTCATCCAGAGGCTTGCCGTTGTATTCGGCCGGGTCGTACGGATCTGCGTCAGGCCAGCCGGCCTTGCAAACTGCTTTCAGTTCGTCCTCGGTGATATCGGGAACATGAATCAGATTCAAAACTCGCCCTTCGCCGTCTTCGACAATCACAAAGATATTCCCTGCGTTGTCTTCGTAAAACTCATTCAGAAACATTGCTTACACTCCTTCCTGCTGTTATCGGCTCCCGATTTGATACATCTCCTGTCTAAAACCGACCTTCGGAATCGTCTTGACCACGGATGCACCACGAATTCGTTTAACTTCCAGTTCGTATTTTAGAAGCTCAAATGTAGCTTCAGCAGCTTTCAGGATATCAAACTTTAGCACTTGGACTTTGTTGGTCAGATGAATGATGCGAACTTGATATAACTCCTGCGACTTAGGTTCTGTCGTGTAATCTTTAGGAAGAGATCGTGCCAGGACTTTGTATTTGCCGTCGCCAGTCTTTTCGCAAAGGCGCACCGAGTAGCAATTCATATTTTCATTGGCTGTTTTCCAACCAAGAAACTCCTTATTCGCTTCTTCAAGTGTAGAATAGAATTTTTTACTGATACCGGGACCGATTTTAGAGCATTTTACGAGTTCGAGCTGAACCATATACTCAGGCGGAAACTTTTTGGTTTGTTGCTGTGTTGCTCTGAGTTCTTGTACTTCGCCATCTTTTAGATTCAGAGCAAAGAGTACAGCGGTTTCAGTGGCCGGATTCGAGCTGGCAATATAGTTTTCTTTCTTGTCGAGGTTTTCAAGAACACTCTGGATCTCTTTGATAGTTTGAAAGACTTGCTTTGCCAGAGTGAAACTACCATATTTGATAGCTGAATTATATTGTTCGAATGCTCCATCACGAGCGAGTTCAAAGACTTGTTTCACAGTCAACATTCGAAGAATGCCTCCTTTCACCCGGCGGGTTACAGCTTGCCGCTCATAATACCCATCACGGGAACACGCTGACCTTCGCCCTGTTCGTACACATGGGCTTCGGTTACATTGCCATTATGAACTTCGCGTTTGGCGGTTTCAAAGTTCTTCTTAGCCTCGGCGTAACTCTTGCAGGGGTATTCCATTTCGCCCATGATAGGATTGTTCCATTTGACAACGAGGACGTAGGGAGCTTCTTTGATGGCCTGTTTCATGCGCTGGGCCCCGGCGGACTGTTCCTTGGCGACGATTTTCTCGGCCAGATTCTTCAGCTCTGCAATCACATCGGCATTCAGACGCTGCTTGGCTTCCTCGGCGCGAATCATCTCGGCGATTGCATTCACATCCGCCATTGCTTCATTCTGCATCTTCGTTGCCACTTCTCCGAGAGAGTGACCAGAGTTTTTAGAAGCGATGTTGAGATAGCGCCACCATTTGGTAACAGCGGAATCGTAAGCGTATCTGAGCAGTTTCATGTTATCCATTTTGTTTTACCTCTCTTTTTGTTTTATCAATTGGCAGCAAATGCCGTCAGTTCATTACAGATTGCTTGGGCTTGCTGCGGGGTCAGATGATACTCTTCCATCAGCCAATCATAATCGCCAGCCCGCCAGCCGCCATCATACAGAACGGCCGCAATTGAAGTTACATCGAATTCCATGGCCATTTTTAATCCTCTTCGGCGGCGCTTTCGCACCACAGAACATCCTCGATAATGTCATTCGTGATATCGGCCGGAGTTCCGTTTACATTCATAATAAGAGTCACACGCTGATTTTCGTGCGGGGTTTCTTCCCACGATGCATAGGAATACTGCCAGAGATCGCCATTGGAATCTTCAACTTCAATCATCTGGATGCCGCTGGGGAAAACGACCACGTTAGAAACATAGCCGCTCATGATGTAACGGCCATCTGCGTTTGCGTGAAGTGCGGGGTGGTCAATTGCTGCGGTGGCCTTAACGCTTGCGGCTCCCATGCAGAGAACACAAATCAAGACGGCGATAGTTTTCATAAATACTTTCATAACGATGTATCCTTTCTTTAATACGAATGCTGTGCTTTCAACTGCGGCACTCTCATTTCCGATTCACATATAAAAGAGCCTTGCAAGAATTGACTTACAAAGACTCTTCCTGACGGAATCAGTTGAATGCTTCTGCAAGACTCTTAAACCATCTTGCCTTACAGAAAAATTTATGCGCTTCTACATATGTGCTAAAGTGCCTAGTTGCGGTTTCGAACCAGCCATTTACATACCCTGACAGGGTAACAAGATATACACGACCTTCAGGGAACTGACCACAGACCGGTGCCGGAGTGCTAGTGAATGCACCACCAAGAATTGTGGTGAATTCATCATAATGGGATACGCCATCTATAATGATAGGTTTGATTGTTTTCATAACAGGACATCCTTTCTGCTGATTCATTTCTTACAACGCTATTGCGTACCATATTGGGTTGGTAGCGGTATACTATCTTCCCCGTGACCGCCAATCGCACGGCATAAAAAGAAAAGAGGTAAAAAGAAAACGCCACATTTTTGGTGTGACGAGTACGCTAATTGATTATAGAGTTGTTTTCGTTTATAATATTAATTGGAGGCGATAACTTTGAAGCCAAAATTAACTTGTTCTAAGCCAAAATGCAATGAACCTGTTTTTCAAGATGGACTTTGTTATAAACACTTGTGTCGCAAAAGACGTGCCATAAACAAACGTGATGGTATTTTTATTAAAACAAAATTTTCAAAGAAAGAACTTGAAAATTCTGACAAAATAACCTGCTTGAATTCAAATCTCGATTCAAATTCGGATCTCAAAATTGGTCCAAACGGGCAATGGAATCATGGGAATAACAAATAATCACTTATGTTTGCCAGACTTAATCGGGAACTGAGGAATGAGAGGCCGACGATCGCTGTTGTCAAAATTCAAACCCATTCCTGTGCCGTCCATGTATGTTTGCAATGAACGATCAAGGGTTTTCTTTTTGCCATTCATTTCAATACACTCTCCATAAAGAGAGTAACTGAGCTTGGAATATTCGCTGGTACTCATGGACGATTGACTGTATTTCATTTTGAATTTTTTACGACGAATGCAGTCAGGATTAGATGCTTCTTTATGCCAAATCTCGGAATCTTTTTTCATTTCATCCCGGTCTGGGTTTACCATTTTGGTTTCCCAGTTATAAAGTTTGACGCACTTGACTCGTGCTGCATCGATGATATGCAAAACGATTTCCTTGCTGGGCATATCGTCCCATCTGGTTTTCGTTTTCATATCACGGTGCTTGAGTCGCATTTCTTTCGTCTGAGGGTCAAAACGCGGCTCTGCGACAAATTCATAGTGGCCAAAAGTGCCATATAATCCCATGTACGGCACTTTGCATCCGTTGTACGTCATACCCTTTCGGTTGACACACTGGATGACTATTCCGTTTTTATCCTTGTACATCAAAGACAGCCCCTTTCTTTCAGAATCTTAGTTCAAAGCCCCCGCGCCACGTCAAGGCGTTCTGAATTTGCGGGAGTGAGCGGGCATTTTCGGTTGCCATACCTATCTCATACATACAAGGCTACGCTCATAAACTTGCATGTATCAGGGCCATCATTATATTTTGCACTTGCCTTTTCAGCCCTTTGGTAGTGCAGGACTTAGGTGGAATGCTATGGTTTGTCCCTGCGTATACCCGCATATAATGGTATTTCCCATTATTTCATAGCATTGTGCGGACACAAGCAGTTTTACGTCATGCTCAGGACACTAGATATTATTTGGAGTTTCATCTTCAACATCCCTTTTCACAGAATGACTTCATGTCCCAGAACAGCCGCACGAATGACACGTCCGTTGTGATACAAACGAACTTCGTCATAGAACGGGCCATCGTACCACTTGCTAGAAACACTTCTTTCGAAACGCTTCGTTGCATACTGTTCATCATCAGTTCTGAAAGAGCAAGTAGGAATGTCGGCATGAGTGACTACAAGCCACTCTCTCGCCATGGGCAAAATGATAGGTTCGTCGTACTCTTTGACGCCACGAACAGCAACACTTGCGCGAGTGATACCGCCGACTTTTTTGACGACAGGCTTGCACTCAGGACGAGAGTATGTGATATATCCATCTCTTGCGTTCTCGACGTATCTGACAGGCAGTCCGGCGCTCAACATCTTGAACACCGTGTTGTCGTCCAGTTGGGAAAGCTCTTCGCCGCTCTCCATGACGACATTGTACACAGGGCGAGTGACGACCTCAACATCTGCGCCCGCAAAGTCGTGGGTCAGGTCATAGGCCATCTCATCGAGCTGATAGTAACCATGCTCACGAACACGGCCGAAACCGATAGGCTCTCTTATGACATAAGGACACATAACAATAACCTCTCTTCTCTTTTTGCTTGGCTTGAAAGGGCTTGCGCCTATGGTAGTGGGATGCTTTCTGCCCCGTGCTCACTAACTCACGGTATTAACCAACAATAATTTGGTCGAGTTTTTCAACGTCTCTCTCAATGATCATTCTTCTATTAACCATTCGCTTGCACCACGACTGAAGGTTAAAGAGGATAACATCGGTTACTCCGGCACTAATGCACTGAAGTTCGATTTCTGCCAATTCCTGATTATGAACCGGCGTGGGCTTGAGAAGGCTGGCAATATACGCCCTCTTATACATAACGCACAGCTTTTTAGTTGTCATAGAACCTCTTTTCTGAGTGTGCAAAATGCGCCACACTCTTGAGCGCTACGCATACCGCGTTGGAAAGAGGCCGCTTTGGACGGTGCGACCTCGAAAGGGTATCCGATTATTGCGTGTTACTGCTCAGCCTTGGCAAAGAACTTGCTCTTGCTTGCAAAGTCGTACTTGGAAGAACGTGCCTTGCCATCGAAAGAGAGGCCCTTGGAGATAGTGACAACAATCTCGTCAATCATGGCCTTGTCACCAAGACCCTTGACAGAGCCCTGTTTTGCACGATTTGCCGCAATCTTGAGATACTTAATATCGCAAGACAGAGCAGTGCAGGCCGCTGCCAGCTCTTCGGGAAGCATGGCGTTCCAGATAGCCTGGAGTTGAGCCAGGCGCTTGCCCTTGTTGACAGGGCCGACAAAGCAATCCAGCCCCATATCTTTGAGGGTTTCTTCTACCTTGGTGCTACGAGTCAGCTTGTCAGCGCCAAGCTCGCTTGCGGTTTCTTCAGAAAGCATACCATTGAACAGCATGACCAGTTTCTCATAGTGTCCATCACGGCAGAGGGTTACGCTCTTGTTGGGCATAGGCTCCCCTTTGTCGTTGGTTTCGACAGCGTTCAGGGTCTGGTAATACTTCTCCAGTGCCTTGAACTTGATGAGCATCTTGGCATCCTGGGTAGACAGAGCACCGCTCTTGGGGTCAGTGGTAATCTTGATGCCCATGTAGTAGGGGTTAGGAGCATAGGAGCGCCACATTTCGGAGCGTCCCATGGCGCAGAACTCAGCGCACTTGTTGTCGCAAGCGGCCTTGTTGCTGTTCTCAACAGCCTTATTGAGCGTGGTAGTAACGTTCTGAGACTCCTCAGCGGTCAGAACCGTCTTCTGGTCGTTCAGAAACTTCACCAGCTCAGGGATGGTCAGCTCGCTCAGCTTGCCAGCCTTTGCGATTGCATCGTAGTCAGCATAAACTTTCAGCATAATAGTTACCTCATTTCTTTTTGTGTGTGACGAATACGGTTTTTTGCCGTTGGTGATAGTTACGTCCGCCCCGGTACTATCAATCGCCCGGCATTATGTAAATGGTCACAAATGTAACCAAGTCAGGTTAGTTTCTCCTCTAGGGTTCCAAACCCATCAAACAACTGTTATTCTCTGAGGCTTGTTAATTATCGCCATCTCCGACTTTGGCGTTTTCCATGCCCTACAACGGTAGCTCTGACCGCGTTGTAACAATTCCGGTTGTGTTATCTTCGGAATTGCCTGTTATTCAGTTTTCAAGGTACACCGCCCCCCGCACTTTCTCCCACGTTCTTGGGAATTATGCCAGTAGTGTTTGGCAATCGAGGTTTGGGCGCACTAATTGCTCAGATAGGAAACCCATGTTTTGGAATGGCAAGGTATAAACCTTGACCGGATACCCGGCGCGGTATAAACCGCCCACATGGGAAAATCCAAACTTTGCAATTTTCAAGGTGCGACTACTCCCCGGTGCGGGTGCCGTTCCGGTGTTTCCCGCTCCCCTTGGAGTGTCTACAGTATAGCCCACCTATTTATTTTTGCAACAAGCGCACAAACAGCAAAATCCACCGTCCACAAAAACGGAATGGGAAGTCGCCTATATATAAATAGGTATAAATTCCGTATTGACAGACCAACGAATAGCACCTAATAACGGAAGGTACGATTCGCCGAAAACCCGCATGAATACTAGAAAAAATGGACGTCGCCCAGGGGAATCCGGGGGGTGGTTAAAAATCGGAAGTCGGCCCGCGCGAAGCCCGAAGGGCTTAGTTGTTCTATCTCCCCATCCTTCCAAAAACGCTCCGAGTCCCCTCTCTGCATCCTCATCGTTGCAACATTCGTACATTCCGTTTACACTTCCTACATCGATCACCATACGCTCATAAATAGCCCTCTAAACACTCTCAAACGTCTCCAGAACCACCTATGAAGAGCGCCAGACAATCCGCCCAGATCGCCCCGTTATCCACTTACAAAATGCTCCGGAGCTTCATCCGGTAAATATCGTTGATACGTACTATTTCTACGTCAATTTTATGATCTCTTTTTGCCAAATTTCCTTATATTTCGTCATTCAAGCGCTCCAAAAACCTCTCAAAATGCCTTAATTTTGTTAATTTTTCGCTCAAAACGCTATATTTTTCTTGTTTTTTACCAACTTTCGCTTATTTTTGCAAACTGTAACGCCAAAAACTTTTCTCCCGGCATTTCTTACAAAACTATTGCTATTATGACGCTGCGGGTGTATAATAAGGTATAAAAGAAAGCCCGCGTCTGCGAGCTTCAAATTTCAGGTTATTAAAGTAAGATGTACACATATAAAACATAACGGAGGCCACTTACATAATGAAATTCTATGATACCTCTGCCCTACTGGATCTCCCGCCTGACACATTGCTTGCGCAGCAGTTCCTAATTGCTGACATCACTCTTTATGAGCTGGAAGATATTAAAACCAGTGGCAAGAAGGATGAAGCCACCAAAGCTAAAGCCCGCGCCGTCACTCGCCTGCTTGCCGAACATCCCACAGCGTATACGGTAGTATCTATTGACTATCCACAGCTGCTCTCGATCCTAGACGGTGTCCCAGTTAAAGATAACAACGACGGAACGATTATGGCTGCTGCCCGATGGTATCTGAATGAGCTGCAGAACAAACTGGACAACCTTCCAAAAGAGTTAGACGCAGACAGTGCCAATGAAGCCGCCAAACTTACCACGCTGATTGATTCTTTCTGTTTTGTTACCAGTGACCTAAGTTGCTTTAATCTTGCGCAGCAGGTTATGAAACTGCCCTGTGAACTATCTCTTGATTGCGGCGGAGCCCACAATGACTACACTGGCTGGACAAAGGTGCCCATGGATCAGGGTGGCGAGGAAGCATTAGCAATGGCCTATTCTAAGGATGCCGAGCAGAAGAACCTGTTTGACACTCCAACGAATGGCTATATCCTAATTCCAAATGCCGACGCCGATGAAAACATGGCTGGGCTTCGCTGGGATGGTTCACGCTATGTACCTATTAAGTATAAGAAAATCAGTAACCGCTTCACTGGCGACATCCGTCCCCGCAATGACCAACAGAGGCTCGCTTTTGATATGCTGCAGAACGACGATATCACCGTGAAGATGCTGGCTGGTACATTCGGCAGTGGCAAGACGATGCTCATGGTATCCTCTGCTATTGATATGATCGAGAAGCATAAGTTTGATAAGCTAATCTGGATTCGCAATAACATTGAAGTTAAAAACACTAAGGAACTCGGCGCACTTCCTGGTACTCTACTGGAAAAGCTAGGAGCAGCCTCATTCGCTGGACCTCTTGCTGATCATTTGGGTGGAGAAAGCGGCTTGGAGTATTGGATCAAGAACGGACAAGTGGAGGTAGCTCATCTCGGCTTCATCCGTGGGCGCGACTACAAGAACGCTATCTTGCTAGTATCAGAAGCAGAAAATCTGACCAAAGAACACATCCAGTTGTTGCTTGGCCGCGTAGGCGAAGGATCTATGTTATGGCTTGATGGTGATCTGAAGCAGACAGACGAGGCCGTATTTGAAAATAACAGCGGCATGCGCAAGGCAATTTCTGCTTTGACTGGAAATCCGCACTTTGCTTACGTGTATATGCCAAAGACAGAACGCAGCGAAACGGCGCAGCTGGCAGATCTACTCGACTAAGGAACCGTGCCAGATGATAGAAGTAAAAATAAGCGGCCTGAAAGTTGCGGACTACTTATCTCCTACCGATGGATGGAACTATGACGCACTTGATAGCCTCGCAAAAGAATTGTGTGACCGCTATCGAGAAGCCGAAGCAGAACGGACAGTAGAACTATTCAAGAAGTACATAGAAAGAATGAGTATACTACACGAAGCCGATCCTTTTTCTATTGATTATATACGCGACCAGATTGATTGGATGATTCGCCCTCTGCTTCACCGCAATATGACAATGCGTGAGTGGGTGCAAGTTAATACTTTGACCTATCAAATCGTAGAAGAACTACTCCCCTCTTATCTTGATAACATGGCTACAGTGAACCAGATGAGAAAAGAATTTAACAGTGTTGCTACACATCGATATTTAATCATACCATTTGATAAGGGACATCCGCATGGAACTAATGAACGAAACTAATTTGAATACATTCTGGGCGATTGATGAGTATTTGACTTATAAGATGTCACGATACTTTGACACCTATATTCTTCTACTTGGTTTAAAAGACGATTCTGATTTCCTAATGAATTTTGTAGGCGGCAGAGGTGGAGTCGAAGGTCATTTATATAAAGAAAAAGGTCCAGCGGTATTTGCTTTTATTGACGACAATTACAAGATCCTACGTAATGATGACGCCAAATGGATTATTGATCTAGCTTTAAAACTATGTGAACAATTATTTGATTGAAAATAAAACACTGCGCATGCAGTAGGAGAATGAATATGACTGACATTATTTTATCTGTCAAAAACAATGAAGCAGTGGTGTCCAGCCGCCAGATTGCAGAAAACTTCGGCAAGGAGCACAAAGTCGTGCTTCGCGCAATCGAGAATATCAAAGCGCAAAATTGCGCTCTGACCTCCATGTTCTTTGAAGCTACCTACACCGCCGGGACAGGCAAGACGTACCCCATGTACCTGATGAACCGGGACGGTTTCAGCCTGCTGGTGATGGGGTTTACTGGTAAATCAGCGCTGGAATGGAAACTCAAATACATCACAGCATTCAATGAGATGGAGAAGCAGCTTACCCAACCAAAGCAGTTATCCAAAACAGAGATTTTATCTCAAGCACTTTTGATCGCTAATGAAGAACTTGAAGAAAGCAAAAAACAAATCACAGCCTTAACGGCAAAAAATGCAGAGCTTATCCCAAAAGCAGAATTCGCAGACGCAATCAGCGCATCCAAAGCGACTATTCTCATTGGCAGCCTCGCTACATTGTTAAAGCAGAACGGTTGTGATATTGGGCAGAATCGCTTGTTCAGATATCTGCGCGAGAACGGTTACCTCATCTCACAGAAGGGAGACCGCTATAACACGCCGACGCAGCGAGCTATGGATATGGGGCTGTTTGAGGTTGAAACTTCCCTCTTCACCACGGCGTATGGCAACGCGAAAATCTCCTACACAACACGGGTCACGCCGAAAGGACAGCAATACTTCATTGACAAATTCGTAAAAGAGCACGGTGCAAATCTGATGATACCGGAGGCCGTGTAAACACGGAGATCTCAACATATGACATTCGATGCTGTAATAAACAATCTGTATGATGCTCTGAGTAAAAATCAAGATGCTGTCTGGTTCGACTATCAAGGATTCCGATGGGAGCTAGGCTATGACCTATGTTTTCATCCACGACATATACTTCATCCAGGAAACTGCTCTGAAGATCGACGTGTAGCTCAATATGATCATCCTGTTCCATATTATCCCGAATCCGATAATGAATGTGTATGCAGAAGTTTACTATAAAGGAGGAGATGAAACTTGGAACGAATATTTTCGCCACGCGGCGGTGGCCGCACATATCAAATATGCAAATACGCGATTGAAAACGACTGCGACATTATTGTGCCAACGATAAATCAATTTGATTACATCGTCAATACGATACAAAAAATATGTTCTTCTTCTGATGGGGAATTGATCTATTGCGGTGTTGATGTTGATAAGCACACGGCTATAGTTGACGTTGCAGTGTGGAATGGTCGGCGACAAATAAAAATCTATGACGCCGGAGATCTTTTTGTTACATATTTTTGGCGTAGTACAAAACCAATTGTGATCGATGATATAGATGAATGCATGAAACACGTTATTGGATATCGCACGATTGCCGCTTATTCTATTAGTACATATGACCCTGCAGATGTAGCTTTCAAGCCAACGTCACAAAATAATACTGAGTACGTTTGTGCCAGTTTATTGTAAGGGAGGCGCAAATGGTGTTAGATTCAAAGATAAATCAACGTCTTATGTTAAAGTTGAATCAAGATGTCCCGATTTCTTACAGTGGTGATTTTTATATTGATTTTTCAGGTGATGCCGCCATCGCTTTGCCAGATAAAGACACCGTATTAAAAACATCCTATGAAGATATTACGTGGATTGACTCATACGGTACACTGCACACGCAGCGAGCAAAGGTGGAATATTATTCAAACTACAAGATGGCCTTTTGTGATTCTGAAGACAGGCTAAAAGATGAGTGTTATTGCGAGTCACTTCTGTGAGGTGTAACACAATGGATCAGATAATAAGATTTGAAAACGGATCATCTATAATGGCTGTACGTTATGATGAAGAAATAAACGACAGTGTTTTTGATGTTAATAGATGGAAAAGTCCACTAGCTATTAGCACCGGAACCTACAACGAAGTGTATCGTAATATTGATTTATTCTTAAGGGAATACGAGGAAATACAAGAGATGAGAGTTTTATTTGTAAGACCTGAAATATACGACGTTGTTTGCAATTGGTATGATGGTCTATCTGACACACTGAAGCATCGCAAGGTTACTGCGATCTGCAAATCCATTGCTCAATTCCGCGACCAATTTAATAAAGATAAATTTGGAGCACGGTATACAACATTCTATTTTGATCAAATGTTTTCTGCAGAAACAATAACCGAATATTTCAAAGAGCTTGTAATATTGTATGGTGAAGAAGATGCACGATACATTTCAGAGGCTATGAAAATGCGAACGATCGGTATTGGCCAGTTGATGTACCGAAATAACTTTGATTGTTTTAAGAATACATGTATTGATCCAAATTGCCTTGACGAAATAATCCAAGAAGCATTATTAGACAGAACCGAATGTTATTGTGAGAGTTTGCTATGAAAAATACTATTAACAAATATGATCACGATGAAGCCTTTCAGCGAGCTGCGTTACGCTTACATGGTGAGATTGAAAAAGAATCAAATATAGAATTCGATAGTTTTCGATTCGAAGCAGATAAAACAATACGGCAGCATATAGAACAAAGTTCAGGATTCATAAAACCGTCAACGTCAATAAAGATAATCTTAAAATACAACGGGGATGAGCGGGAAATCACTGGATCTCTAGCTGAAAAAATATACGACAGATATATTGATCTGGTAGACGAAGAATTAAATCCAAACGTTTGTATTTGTGAAAGTCTATTATGATAGGAGGTAAAAATGTTCTTAACCGGTTACGATATCGATCCTGGATTTTATAATTGTAACCCAGATCAAACATGGTCCGCTGCAAATAGTTCATTTGATACTATAGCAACAAAACAAGATCTTGTAGTTCTTGAACTAAAAATAGAAGAATTGCAGAAGAAGATAGATAAATTGACAGGACCTTGCTATTGTGAGTCTTTGTTATAAGGAGGTTTTATATGAACGATGATTCAAAATATCCCGTAACACTTGGTGAGATTATTGAGTTTATGGGTAAAGCTTATGAGATCGCAAATAATTATCCTGTGACTGTTGAAGAGCTTATTTACGCTATGCAGGTATACGCAGAATGGCAAGAGAACGTATGTGACGCCGATCTTGAAGAAACGTTATGGATGGATGATGGAACTCCCATGACGCCAGCTCTTACCAGATATTTATACCATCAGATGTATGGCTTGAGTGATATCTACGAAAACGACGAGGAGGATGCCGACGATGAGTGATCGCAAGCGTGACAAAATTTCAAAAAGCACATATATGCGTGAGGCCCGTAAGCAGCGTATGATCGAAAACCAATTTATGCAAGAAATCGAGAAAGCGCAAGAAAGCGATGAGAGACAGCGACAGTCTGAACGGCGCAAGCCACGGAAGTATGATCGTTGGGGCGACGAAGATTAAGGAGGCAAAGCATTATGGACAAGGAACCAAAAAGAGATGAAGTGCCGCAGGATGACATCGCTGAGATCCGTATTCACTCTATACCGCTGATGGTGCTTGTTGCTGGTGCTTTAGGAACAGTTGATTTTGTTGATTGGATATTTACAATGGCAGAAATGCTTGTGATATTCGTACTTACATATCAAATTCTGGGGCGCGTACTATTCACAGCATTGGTAATCACTCCGATCTTGGTTGTTTTTATTAGCAGATGCTTACAAAGTTACGACGAGATCATGTATGGAGATGACGATGATATTGACGGCGGAGACGATGACGATCCGCACTTTGGGGACCATTGGAATGATCTTACTGGAGGAAAGAAATAATGAAATTCGTTGATTTAACAGGTAAAAAATTCGGAAAATTAACTGTATTAAATCAAGAGGAAGATTACATCCAAGCTGATGGCCGTCACAGATCTAGATGGAAATGTATTTGTGAATGCGGAAACGAATGTATTGTTGATGGAGACGCACTTAGAACTGGAAACACAAAAAGCTGCGGATGTTTAAAGCATCGAAAATGGGCAAAAGATCTTACAGGACAACGTTTTGGGAAATTAACTGTGATTGGTCGTTCGCCAAAATATCTTAATCAAAAAGTTTATTGGCATTGCAAATGTGATTGTGGTAATGAAGTTGATGTTATAGGCTCTTTGTTGGTTAATGGACGGTCAAAGACTTGTGGATGCTCTCATGTTACACAAGGTGGTTTTGGTAAAACAAGACTTTATGAAGTATGGTTTGCTATGATGTCTCGTTGTACAAAACCTGAAAACAAACATTATTCTAATTACGGTGGACGAGGTATTAAAGTTTGTGATGAATGGCAAGATTTTTTAAAGTTTAAAGAATGGGCAGATAAAACAGGATATGACGAAACAGCTCCCAGAGGCCAGTATACCATAGATCGTGTTGATAATAATGGAAACTATTGTCCAGAAAATTGTCAATGGAAAACAATGTTGGAACAAGCCAATAATAAAAGAAACACTCGCATGATAGAATACAATGGTGAGAAAAAATCTATTTTAGAATGGTCTGAATTAACAGGGCTGTCCGCTAGTTTAATCAGAAGTCGTTATAATAGAGGTTGGACGCCAAAAGAGATATTAACAGTTCCATTTGGTTGTAAAAGGAGTGAAATAGTTGATCAGCCCTAAAAGTTACACTGTTCGCAAATATCCTCTAAGTCTGTTTATAAAATATAATTATAAAATTCCGGCAGAAGTTGCGAATGATGCACAATATCAAGTGCTCCAGTCTGATACAATGTTGCTTCGTCAGATTAGAATTGTGTCAAACAGCTATGACGATTATAATCCTTTTATCGTATTTATCGATGCAACGGGCGCTCAGAATAAGCCAAAAGTAGTTCGTCACTTGATTGAGCATGGCGCAAAAATTGGTAAATATCATTTTTCTTTTGGCGACCGCAGCGCTTCTATGATTCGTCAATTTATTTTCTCAATGGTTGAATCTCACATTTGGCCAGAAGTTAATAAGCGAATCAGTATGGATTTGGATTTCAAGGACAAGCCGACGGTACTTAGTAAATATTATGCTTATCGCGGCCTTGTGCTTTCAAGTTGTCATTGTATCGCACTTCGAGAATGGTTCCCGAAAATTGTTGTTGTCCCAGATACTTTTACAACTATTCCAAATCAAAAGATTAAATATGTTCGTGACGAAGAAGTCGAATTCGTAGATCAGAAAACTGGGGCAAAACGCACTTGGAAACAAAAAGCAATTGCTAAAAAAGAAACAGACATTGAAATCAATATGTTTGATGGATGCGGTATTGCTCATCCTTCTTTGATGCGCGAAGTAGAGCGCCGAATTGGAACAACGGAACGAATCAATAGCATGGTGTTTCGTATGCCATATTTCAAAGGTGTTTTCAATGAAATGGATTATGTTTCATTTTACGAAGAGCGTGGCGTTACCGAAATCACCGATATTTGGGGTATCAAACATTCTGTGACTCGTGATGCAGAGCCGATGTTTATTGCTTGTGAAAGCATGTACAAGGGATATAAATATTTTAAGCAAGACGGAACTGTTAATGATTGGAACCGCTACAAAAAACTTGCTTTGAAATACGATCATGCATTAGGTATTGCAAAATGGAATTATCAAGCAGATAAAGAGGTTTTAGTTAGCTTAGGAAATTACCAGCTTATCCAAGACCTACAGAATGTGCCATTTGATGAATTTAAACATCTAGCAGATAAATCAGTAGATTGGTATGAAAAGATTGTAAGTGGTGATCCGATTTTTACATACTGTTTTCTTGGCGCATTATCTGATAATACTGAACCACTCAATCATTATGTTGCGGCTATTATGCGCAATCCAGAAATGGTCCATGAGCCAAGTGTTAAAGATTATTTTCATAGTCTCCTCGATAAATATCGCAATGGATTTAAGTGTGGAAAGCTATTTTTTAACGCGACATTTAAATTTCTGCTTCCAGATCAAATCGCTTTAATGGAGGCTATTGCGAAACTTCCTATAAAGGGTTGCCTTAAAGCCGATGAGTTTTATAGCTTTGATAGACGCGGTGTTATTTTAGGTGAACGCGCATTGGGACGCAACCCGCATATATGTCACCAAGAGCATGTTAAGCTAAAAGGTGTTGATAATGAATTGACACGAAAATATTGCAGTCATCTTGTCAACTGCTGCATGATTAACGTGTTTTCAATAACTCCACAACGCTTGTCGGGAGCCGATTATGATGGAGACTTAACGCTGTTGTCAAATGAGCCAATTATTATCAATACTATCCCTGATGATGGATATGTTACTATTGATATTGAAGACAAAGTAACCAGTCTTGCCCAAGTAGACAATCTTGAAAATAAGCTCGCTTGTACTCTTCGTGGTTTAAAAAGTATGATTGGTGAAATCAGCAACATGGCATCTGTATATCATAACCGGGTTGCACGTACAGAGGAAACAAAACAGCTATATGAGGATTATATTGATCTTCTTTCTGTAGCAAACGGGAAAGCTGTGGATTTCGCAAAAACCGGTGTGCTCTACCCTATTCCTCGTCAGATCAGTAAATGGGCAAAAGCAAGTGGAATGCCATATTTCTTTAAATACAACGGTCCCTATTATGCACGGCTTCACAATTTAAGCAAAGCGCACAGCAACATGAATCTACTTTGTATGAGTCTTGAACGTTGGGAACGTGGAGTTCGTTGGCGTAAAGAACCGGCTGGCAGCTTTGATTGGCACATAATGTTTGACGACGCAGTAGGCTATGATCAGGCTGTATTTGATGAGATTGAGGGTATCTTCTTAGATTTTAACAAATACCGTAAACAACAACTTGAATTCGAAAAGAAATGTCGCAATTGGCAGCTCTATAAGAACGACCTTAAGGATAAAATCACGAAGGAAGAAGCTAAAACCTATGAGACAAACTGGCAGACAATCTACAACGTGTACCGTAACAAGTGCAAGCTGATCTGCCCTGATGTTCGTGAGTTGGCCAATATTCTAGTTGTGCTTTGTTATGAGAAATATCCAAATAAGTTCAAAAAGTTCCTATGGCACATGGCTGGCGCTGGCGTGGTTGAAAATATCAAACCTGTTCCAGTACAGTTGCCAGTTCACGACCCAAACGGCGAGTATGAATATCTTGGTCAACGATATAGTTTAGCTGAACCGAGAATCTATGAAGCAAGAGTAAAGTAACAAAGGAGTTTATCATGTTTAATCTATTCAAAAAGAAGAAACCAAAACAGGAGGAAGCTCCGCAGCAGATGGAATGCCCAAAGTGTGGTGGGACCATGACGTTGACAAATGGACTAACATATACATTCCACTGCCGGGGACAGGAACTCGAAGTCTCAAATGTCACCGCCATGAAATGTGCGAATTGCGGTGAGATGATGTTTAGCTGGGACGAAGCACAACGTATTCAAAAATTTGCTCATGAATCTGTGGGCTGGGAGGATATATAAAAATGGATATGGCCGCGTTAATTTCATATTGGAGAGCTATACCATTTTCGTTTATAGAAAAGTATTTTCATCTTCGTCTATATTGGTATCAAAAATTATATTTACGCATGATCTATAATAGGAGGTTAAATGGCATATACGACATTTTATTGCAATGAAAATATGCTACTTGAGCACTGGCAGGACTATCATGAATCAAACTTAATGCTGCGGAATTTATTAAAGCGGACAACCCTCTCCCCTATTGAATGTGCCACGATCTATTATGAACGAATGCGCAACCCAGAGTCTGTCAGTTATGATCGCAGTCACTTGATTCAGATGTTCAGTCGTGGCCGTAAAAACAACGCACCAATACTTGACGTACATCAAGTAGTTCTTTATCAAAAAGATCTGGATTATATCACCGAGGCGCGACGCCAATATCATATCAATTGGGCACAGCTCAGAGTTTTATTTGGAATCATCTTCTTTTGCCGACTATATGGAACCAGCATGGTAGCCTTAGATACAGAATTCAAAATGAAGCGATTCGGTGGATGTTTTGAGGAACAAACAGAAATCACATATTGCAGTGGGCCAAACTGGGACGATGGATATAACACTGTTCGAGGGATGCGGGAATTATCAGACGTATATCTCCTATTGAATAGGACAAGCACGGACGATATTGGTTGTTTATATACATATCCAAATTATTCACTTGATAAAAATGACGTTATTGCGTACACGTTTAATGTGACGCTTGAAAATAATCGACTGAATCTTAGCCCTGTGGTACGAGAATTATTTAATTCGAAAGAATGTTACTGTACGGTGTGCGGTACACAATATATATCGCAAAAGCCAAATGCTAGTTTGTACTGTAAAGACTGTGCGATTAAAAAAGAGAAGGCAAGATTGGCTAAAATCAGAAAAAAGTAACGTGATGCACGAAATGAACTTTGTTTTCTTAATATATGAAAGGGTATAACTCTTTCCATTTAAATTAAAAAGGAGTATTTATATTTATGATTGAAATTACTAAGAATGAAGCCACTTATCTGCGCAAGGTTATTCCCAATGTTCATATTACTCGAACAACTCACAAGTGGTATGCAGAAGAAATCAAATCTGTTCTCACTCAGTTGCCTGGCAATGTTGAAGCTGAAGAAGCACTGCGTGAGCTGAATCGAATTCAGCGAACCATTTCAAATTTCGAGATTTAACGAGGTGTCGAATGGACGAATTCAAAAAGAGAGACGATGAATCACTTGATGAATACGGGCTACGTATTGGAACTGCCTGTGATGAGCGACGGCTAACATGGGAGAAGGCTGCAGAGTATCTAAATGATGCCACTGGCTATGAAAATGGTGAGTGTACATATCGTAAGAAATACAGATCGTGGCGAGCAGGCTATGATTATGCTTTGCAACATGTACATCAAGATCAGTTGTCGGCTGAAGTTCAACGAATCAAGGTGGAACAAGTAAAAGTACGAGACGAACGAGCTGCAGCTAATAAAATCTATCGGGATGTTGCTCGTGCTGAGTCTATTCGAGATTTGATTGCCAAGACTGTAGTTCCGTATGATAAGAACGATTTCTTGAATGTCGTACAGTACGAGCATAGTAATCACGACGTGATCGTGTGTTTGTCCGATTTACATACTGGTGCCGGTATTGATTCTGCATGGAATAAATTCGACAAAGAGATTTTGAAGGCACGGCTAGAAAGTTATGTGGCTCAAATTTTTAACATCATAGCGCGTCATGCAGCTGAGAAGATCCACGTACTGTTACTAGGCGATTTAATTAACGGGCACATCCATGTAAATACCCGCGTACAAAACAACGAAAACAGTATCGAACAGGTTATGACAGCTGCAGAACTTGTGAGTAATTTTGTAGCCGAGCTATATGAAGTGTGCAGGAATATTGACGTGTACGCAGTAAGTGGCAATCATTCACGGGTCTTCCCTAATAAGGAGGAGCAGGTCGCTGGTGACGAGCTAGAGGCACTGATTCCGTTCTACATGAAAGCACGGCTGCAGAATCTGGCTGGTATTGATGTTAAAACAGAAAAGCTTGATCCGACTTTTGGCGGTTTTAAAGCCAGGAATAGCCTTGTGATGTATGCACATGGAGATAAGGACTCCCCTGCTAACGTCGTTGAGCATCTAACCATGATGGTAAAACAGCCTATCGACATGGTATTTTTGGGTCATCGGCATACGAATGGGTTAACCACAGTGCATGGCACAAAGGTCGTTGAGAGTGGCTGCGTGTGCGGCACTGATAGTTATGCCGTTGGTATCCGTAAGAATGATGTTCCGCAGCAGGTTGTGGCCGTAATTGATGATGACGGTTTGACGTGTCTGTATGACGTAAAGCTGGAAAAACCAGCAAAGATAGTAATTTAATAGATTTTTAGACGCTCTGGGCTATATGCCTGGGGCGTTTTTATATGTCGCAGGTGACAGCGCCGGTGTGCTGACCAGCTTCATAAGCTGAGACAGATGCGTTCGACTCGCATACCTGTACCCATGAAATCAAATTGAAGAGGAGGGTTCTGAATTTAAAAAATGGAAGAAAAATTTATAAAAGATTTGGGAGGCGATTACTTCTACTGCTATTCCTATCGCATGGCTTTATTTATTCGAGCTATGGGATATCGATATGAAGAAATTGGTGAACACCCATCTACGGGTTCTGTATATACACAATTCCGCAAAACACAAAAACTTAATGAAATCTTGAAACTGTGGGATAAATTGAAGTATCGCTTTGACAACATGTTAGACGATGGAACGGTGGTGAAGAACTATGGCCAGAACTGCCGTTGAAAAAAAACAACCGCGCATTAAAGTTCCGCCCTCTTGGAGTGGTGGCAAATGTATGTGTTGCGGAAAAATCTATGACGTGCGCAAAGGTAATTTCTCAAAAACGAAGAGTCAATGGTATATGGGTAATGACGGATACCTCCCGTGGTGCAATGAGTGCCGTGAGAAGATGTTTGAGTTTTATGTTAAGAAGTACAACGATGAAGATGAAGCGATTGACCGTCTGGCTATGATGTTCGATACCTATGTCAATGATAAATTACTTGACGCTTCAGAACATTCTGTGGCATCTGCTTTAAAAATCAACACCTATATGGGACGTCTTAATATACGTCAGTATGCAGATAAATCTTATGACGATGTAATCGACCAGAAGAAAAAGGACGCACTTGCTGCCGGCGATACCAAGGGAACAAAAGTCACTCAGAAGATGATTAGATTCTGGGGTGATGGATTTGATGAACGTGATTATTTATTCCTTGAGGATCATTATCAAAATTGGATAACTCGTCAAGAATGTAAAACTGTTTCGCAGGAGACTTTGTTTAAGCAAATTGCAAAAGCAGAACTTAATTCTGAAAAAGCATACGCGACTGGCGATACAAAGAAAATTAAAGAAGCAACTGACAATTTATTGAACTTGATGACTTCTGCTAATGTTAAACCTAATCAAACAAATGATAATGCATTAGCAGAATCAAACACATTTGGAACACTGATTCAAAAATGGGAAGAAGAAGAACCAATCCCAGAACCGGCACCCGAATGGCAAGATGTAGACGGTATCGGCAAGTATTTTAGGGTGTGGGTATTAGGTACTCTATTGAAGATGTTTAATCTGCCTAATCCTTATCAAGAAGAGTTTGATAAAGAAATGGAAAGATACACAGCTCATAAACCATCGACTACTGAAGATGACTCAGCTGACGGCAGTTTACGAGAGACGATTTTCGGTCCTAGCGAAGGTGGTGGTTCGTCTTGAGTAAGGAAAAATTGACAGATAAAGAAGTCGCCAATTCGAAATCAGAAAAGATAATGAATACTGTTGCCGTTCGGTGTTCGTTCTATAGAGCCAATCCGCAGCGATTCGCAAAAGACTGTTTGAATTTAAACTTAAAACCATTTCAGCAGTTGCTTTTATTTTTGATGGTCCGATGCACAGGCTTTACATTCATCGCTGCCCGCGGCATTGGAAAATCTTTTTTAACTGCCGTATTTTGTGTGATTACCTGTATTCTTTGGCCTGAAAGTAAAGTATGTATCGCGTGTAAAGTTCGAACGCAGTCTATAAATATCCTTGATGAGAAAATCATGAAGGAAATATATCCAAACAGTCCATTGCTGCGATCAGAAATAAAGAAATGGGAAATCAATAATCAGAAGGCAGAAATCTTGTTTAAGAATGGTAGCTATATCAAAGTTGTCACTGCAAATGATAGTTCGCGCGGTTCTCGTGCCACTGTTCTTGTCTGTGATGAGTATCGCTTACTTTCTAAAGATGTTATCGATCTGATTCTAAAAAAGTTCCTAAATATTGTTCGTCATCCTGGCTATCTTAATAAACCGGAATATGAACACCTGGCTGAACGAAACAAAGAATTTTATCTTAGTTCTGCATGGTTCCAAAACCACTGGAGTTATGAGAAGTGCAAGGATTATTTTGTCAACATGATTGATCAAAATAAAAAATACTATTGTGTTTCTTTCCCTTATCAGATGTCAATCAAAAGTGGGCTACTTCTCAAAGAGGCTATCGAAGACGAAATGTCTGAATCCAGTTTTTCTGATTTGACGTTCGCTATGGAAAACGAATGTAAGTGGCTGGGCGCTACCGAGGGTGGATTATTCCAATTCGATGACATCAATAAAACTCGTGTCATTGAAAAGGCGTTTTATGCTCCAAATATCGTACTTTCCTCCGCTGCGGCAGAGATTCCGAAAAAGAAAAATGGAGAAGTTCGCATTCTGACTGCCGATATTGCACTGATGAGTTCCAAGAAAAATGATAACGACGCGACCAGTATCTTCCTTAATTGTATGATACCAAATAAATCAGGTCGTTATACCAGTAATTTCGTTTACTCTGAGAATGTTGAAGGTATGAGCGTGCAAGATCAAGCATTAAAATTGCGTCGCTATTTTGATTATTTCAATTGCGATTACCTTGGGATTGATGCTCGTTCCGTTGGTATCCCGTTGATTGATTTATTGATGCGTGACATCTACGACCCCGAAACTGGTGAAACGTATTCTGCGATCAGTTGTTGTAATAATGCCGAAATTGCGGATCGATGCTCCGATAAAACAGCCAAGAAAGTTATTTGGGCCATCATGGGCAGCTCTCAGTTCAACAGTGATGTAGCTATAGGTCTGCGCAGTGGTTTCCAACAGGGGCGAATCCACCTTTTACAAAGCGAGTATAGCTGCGAAGATCAGCTCCGAAAGCTCTACAAAGGCTACGATAAAATGTCACCAAGTGAACGAGCCGCTCTGCAAATGCCGTATATCAATACTGGTCTTGCAGTGAATGAACTTGTCAATCTTGGATATGAGACAGTAAACAACGTAATCAAGGTCAAGGAAAAATCAGGATGTCGTAAAGACCGTTACTCTTCCCTGTCCTATAACTATTATATCGCGCAACAGGTTGAACGTGGTTTGGAGAAGCGGCACAATAAACCAAAGCTCCTTGATTTTAACTTCCGTGCGCCGGTATTAAAGAAGGGAGGTCTGTAATGGCTGACAAAAAAGATCAGAAGGTGGCAGTCACAAATCCTAAAAACGGCCATACTTCTTATATTACATATTCTGATTTGCTAAAAGGTGTTTATGCCAATCTATCTAAAATTGGCATTCGTAATCTTGAGTCAACATCAGAGACAAATCCGACATATACAAAATATACGAAGGACCAGATTATCACGTATCTTGGCAACCCTGCCAGCTACGAAAAGCAACTTCGAAATATGAGCAAATACTTGTTTAATATCTCGAACTACTATCGTCGGCTGATTCAATATTTCGCGAATATGTCTACGTTTTCTTATACGATTGTCCCATATGGCTTAGACCGATCCAAGACGATCAACAATAATAAATTTAAGAAGGCGTATTACTCTAGTGTAGCTGCTGTTGAACTGATGAATTTACCGCACGAAGCTACAAAAATGTTTACGGTTGCGTTCCGTGACGACGTTTACTATGGCTACGAGTGGGAGACAAAAGACAGCGTTGCATTCCAAAATCTTGATGCTGACTATTGTAAAATCAGCAGCATTGAGGATGGCGTATATAATTTTGCATTCAATTTTTCATACTTTGACTCGAATGCAGATAAACTGCCGAATTATCCGCCTGAATTCCAGACGATGTATAACACATATAAGACAAATACACAGTTGTATAAATGGCAAGAATTGGACAGCACGAAATCGATTTGCATTAAAGTGAACGAGCATGATTATATTCCTATCCCTCCGTTTGTGAGCCTATTTAGTGCTTTGGCAGACATCGAAGACTATCGTGCAATCAGTAAGAATGCCAGTGAGACGAACAACTATAAAGCTTTAGCTATGGAGATTCCGCTCAACGAAGACGATGGCTCTTTTTTAATTGACTACGAAACTGCAAAAGAATTCTACGATATGATGAGCAACGTATTGCCACCGAATATTGGTGCAATTTTGACCCCAATGAAGCTCACTGATTGGAATTTCGATCGCAGCGGTGTCAATAGTGATACAGACGAGGTCGCAAATGCAGAAGCATCATTCTTTACTAAAGCAGGTGTAAATAAAATTCTGTTTGGCGGCGGCGAAGATCCGTCTGCTTCTACACTAAATTTGTGTACTGTAAACGACCAGGAAATCGTGTTTGCTGTTATGCGACAATTAGAGAGATGGGTTAATAGAAAACTGAAAAGCGTGTCTAGTTCTTATAAGTTCCGCATCAACTTCTTACCTGTAACACATTTTAATATTGCGGAGATGCACGAACGATATTTGAAAGATGCAACCTACGGAATACCAACACGAACCGCTGCACTGGCAACTGCTGGCTATGCTGGTACGGACTATGAGAATATGACCTATTTAGAGAATGAGATTCTTGGTCTTGGCAACACCGAAAAGCCTCTTACCAGTTCAAATACTCAATCCGGTGCAGTGGCAGGAGACGAAGGTGGACGTCCAACAAATGCAAGCAAGGGCGAAGGCTTGTCCGATGCTGGCAATGTAACTGCCGATAGACAGGAGGAGTGAAATGCAACAAGAAATATTTGAAATCATTGTGCATGGCTCTCACGCCGCCGGGATGGCCAACTTTTTAGTGGAACACGGGGCTCTCTTGTTGAGAAAGGACCCACCAAACAATTATGTATTTATCAATGATACCATATTTGAAAATGCTCTGGCTGAGTTGCAAATTGCGATTCGCCAGGGCTTTTATTTTGCTGACAAGGAGGTGAAATCAGATTGAATCAACGATATCCAATTTCTTTTACAAAGAAGAACGAATATGAAACTTCTGATTTTCGCTTCATTGATGTCTACATTGATGTGATGCACACAGGTGCGAATAAAAATCGAACAAGTTTTACCAAAGACACTATTAACAAAGCGATTTCTTCTATCGCTAATATGCCAATTTTGGGTTACGTTGTCGATGAACTGGATGACGAAGAAAAAGATTTCAAGGGGCATGAGCATGAGTTGCGTGTCACAGACAAAGATGTCAAGTATATGTACGCAGGCAAAGCTTATGGGGTGATTCCTGAGTCTTGCAATCCGCGCTGGATTATTAAGGACGATGGTACCGGCGTCGAACGTGAATATCTGCGTGTCGATGGTTTGATTTGGACAAAGTTTGGCGATCCGGTGGATATTTTCACTCGCGATGTAACAAAGAACCACAGCGTCGAACTGACAGACATGGTATGTGGCCCCAAAGATAGAGACGGAAACACACCTGTCTCTTCTTTTAAGTTTGATGGTTTCTGTATTCTGTCTACCACTGACCCGAAGATTCAGCCTGCTATGACCGGCAGCTGTATTACGGCGCAGTTCTCTGTTGACGATATCACATCACAAATTCGAGAGCGGCTCTATGAGTATCAAGCTCTTCAGCAGAACTATTCTGCACAAAATGAAATTCCATCCGATGAGGAGAAAGGAGATATAAAGCCAATGAATGAAAATGAGAATAAGACCACGGGTATCGAGGAGGGCCAGGTTCCTACTGAGAACACGATAGTCCCTACCGAACCAGCCGGGAATGAGGCTACTCCTCCCAGCGAAAACACGGTGACGGAGCCTGCAGCTGCTCCAGTTGAGGAGAATGTCGCACCTACTATGGAGGCAAAGCCCGCTCCTACCGAGAATGAACCCGCTGCTGGTGCTGAGTTTACTCTGAGCGCTAATCAGCTTCGAGACGAAATTTATAATGCGTTGCTGAAGGTTCAGGTTCCTTCTCGATGGGATTCTGACTGCATGATTCCTAAGTATTGGCTCACCGATATTCTGGACGGCGAGGTAATTGTGACCGATTCTGGCACGTATCAGCTAATGGGTATTCCCTACTCTATGAATGGCGACAATGTTGTTCTGGATTACGCGAATATTAAACGTAAGAAAGTCACTTATGAGGATTGGGACGAGGGCGACGTGATGCCTGGCCTGATCACTATGTTCTCTACTTTGACTGATAAGCTTGTTGAACTGTCTGATAGCTTTACTAAGGCGGCCAATGAAGTTAGTGAAATCAAACCCAAGCTGGAAGCATATCAGCAGGCTGAAGCTGAGGCAATCGCTGCGGCAGATAAAGCTAAGCGTGATGAGCTGTTCTCTATTATGGATGAAAAGCTGGGTGCCAATGAGGAATATACCGCACTGAAGGAGAATAAGGAGATTTCTTACGCTGATCTGGAAACCAAGTGCTATGCACTGGTCGGTCGTCGGTCCGCAGAATTTTCTTATGTCCCCAATACAAACAACAAAGGAACTGTCCGCTTTGGCGTGGGTGGCACCCAGAACGGTTCAGATAATGCCGTGTATGGTGGTCTGATGGAGCACTATCTCGGTAAGTAATAATTCAAAAATTTAGGAGGTACATAATTATGGCAAATACTAAGCATGCTGTTGTGCGCACTGATAATCTGGGTGGCACCAAGAATGGTGAGCAGCTGGCAAGTGTGATTTTCTATTCTAGCGACGCTACCGCCGAGATCGACAATGGTAACATCGTCGTTCTGGGTGAGAAAGCGGGTCGTGAGGCTTATAAGGCTACCGCTCCCACTGCGACCACTGTCAAGGAAGACCTGTATGTTATTGCAGAAGAGGAACTGTTCTATGATCAGACCGTCGCTCACTATCTGAAGGAGTGGGTTAATCCGGCTGGCAAGATTATTCGTGCCTATTCACTGGATTCCAAGGGCGGTTATTCTGTGACTGCCGAAGCATTCGATGGCACTCCCGCTATTGGTAAGTATGTTGGCTTTGTGGCTGATTCTACCAAGGCGAAGGTTCAGGACACCGCTGACGCTTCTACCTTCGGCACTATTACCGACAAGGATATCACCGGTTTTGGCGAGGGCAAGTACGAGTATTTCTACATCACCCTGAAGTGATCCCGAAGTATATGAAATTAACATGAAGCCGTCCGTTTATCGGGCGGCCTTATTTTGTTTAGGAGGTTTATATTATGGCTATTGATTCTAATCTGATCAAGCTGGCTGTCGATGGCTACAAGGGTCACGTTGCTGGTGAGTATTCTGTTGGCGACACTCAGGAAGCTCTGCGTAAGGCTCTGGTCGAGGCCAATAATGGCAGCACCAAGCTGAATTGGAAGGATGTTCGTGATGGCAAGTGCAATGGCGTCTTTGCAATCGTTGAGGAACTGGTGAATGTTATCCATGAGGAAGGTCTGAAGGGCGACGAGTTCTTCATGAACATGGTTGAGGACCGTAACACTTCTCTGGGTGATAGCCCCCTGTTCCACATTGAGAAGGAGTGCCTGTTTGCTGTTGCTGATATCGCTGAGGGTACCCAGGGCATTCGTCGTCAGCGTCTGGAAGGCGGCATGGACATCGCTGTCAGCACCAAACTGCGTGCCGTCAAGATTTATGAGGAACTGAACCGCGTCCTGGCTGGTCGAATTGATTTTAACAAGTTTGTTGATACAGTCGGTAAGTCCTTCACTAAGCTGGAACTGGATGAGGCATACGCAGAGTTCACTGGTATGTTCAGCAAGCTGCAGGCTCCTTATATTGTCACTGGTTCTTTTGATGAGGACAAGATGCTGGACCTGATCGAGCACGTTGAGGCTTCTACTGGTGAGACTGCTGTTATCATCGGCACCCAGAAGGCTCTGCGCCAGATCAAGACTGCCGAAGTCTCTGATTCTGCTCGTGAAGACCTGTACAATATGGGTTACTATGGTAAGTTCGCTGGTACTCAGCTGATCCGTGTTAAGCAGCGTCTGGCAACTGGCACTGACAATTTCATTCTGGACGACAAGACTCTGTATGTGTTTGCTGGCGATACCAAGCCCATTAAGCGCATTACCGAGGGCGATGTTACCATGCTGATGGGCAACCCCATGGACAATGCTGATATGAGCCAGGAGTTCCTGATGATCAAGCGTAGCGGCCTGGCCGTTATTTTTGATCGTGACTTCGGCGCTTACAAGCTGTCCTAACTGATAAATTAAATCGAACAAGAGCGGCGGAGCAATATGTTCCGTCGCTTTCTTATTAAATAGGAGGACCAAATGGCAAGACGTGCTACTACAAGAACCACTGCATCAAAAGCAGCTATTGAAAATACGACTGTCTCCCCTGCTGTGGAAATTACAAACGATACGATGGTCGAATGCAGAAATGGTACTGCCGGCACATTGATCTACAAGTCTCTGTTGAATCCAGGCTATACCGTTGAGTGGGACCAGTTTGGTGATATTCAGGAACTGGAATACCGTGAGCTCGTTTCAATGCGCGGCAATCAGCGACGGTTCTTTGAGGAGAATTGGATTCTGATTGATGATCCCGCAGTTATTAAAAAACTGGGCGTAGAACGATATTACAGAAACAGCCTGACAACTGACGATTTTGAGGACGTGTTCACAATGCCAGCTGAAGAGATCAAGAAGGTTGTTCCGACTCTGCCCGGTGGAACAAAAGACGCCATTACTTCTGAAGCGAAGAAGCGAATCGAAAATGGCAAGTTGGACAGCCGCAGCGCTATCAAGGCACTGGAAGACTCTCTGTCTGTTGACTTAGAGAATTCGATCTAAATAAAGGAGGCGGGCTATGGCAACCACTTTTGAAAGTATCTATGCCCGCTGTCGTGGGCGAATCAAAGATTATGACAAAGAGGGTTACACAGATGAAATGTTTGCAGCCGTAGAAAAGGATTTACTTCAAGCGGCAATTGATGACTTCGATGACATCTGTATCAAAGATTTAACTGACTACGACGAAGAGCTTGAGGAGTTTAATATTACTCTTTCTCGCAAGGAGCAGAGTATTCTCGCCCTAAGTATGATCGTACATTGGTTGGAACCTTATGTCTACAATTCCGACGCGCTGAAAAACGCCATGAGTACAAAAGATTTTTCTATGTTCTCCCCTGCCAAGCTTCTTGAGCAGATGAAGGACTTACTGCAACAGTCAGAGAGGAAGCTAAGGGCCGAGATGAATGGCTACTCGTTTAGAGTAAACAAAGTTTCCGAGCTAACTGAGTAAGGCGGTGGCTTATGACCCGATCAGAATATAGGAAAATGCTTAATCTCAATGGACAAACCCAGCGCGACAGAATCATTAACAAATCAATCCACGACCAGAATAAGCTGGCTCCTGTGCAACCATCTTTTAAGGATGTGACAATTGATGATGTGCCTCGCAAACTAAATATTATCTCTTCAACTGTTATGGATCAAAAAATCATTCATACTCTGCCGGGCGAAGATTTCTCTATTGGAAGTATCGTTTATTGGAGCAAGAGTCACTGGTTGATTACAGAAAGAGACCCAGAAGACGAGATTACAGTGCGCGGGCGTATTCAGATTTGTCGAAAGGAAATAAAATGGCAAGACGATAATTCTCATGAGATTCATTCTTTGTGGGCTACAGTTGAAAAGCCGTATTATTCAAATCTGGAAGAAAACAAGCTGATGAGTTTCTCTACACGCGAATTTCGTGTCCAGATGCCCTTCGATAAATATTCTGCCAACCTTAACATTGGTAAGCGGCTAATGCTGGAAATTATTAACGGTGTGCCAAAAACATACCGCATCACTTCAATTGACCAGATGACGAGTCGTATTGATTACAATGGCGAACAAGTCGGGTTCCTCTCTTTCAACGTTGAGCAAGATCTCTACAATCCAGAGACGGATAACGCGGAAAAGATGATTTGCGATTATGTTCCCATTGAAGACACAGAAGATATACCACCCGAAATTGTCTATCCGCCAGTGGAAGATACGCCAGAATATGTTCTTAGCATTGATTTTACTGGAGCGCCAACAATTCAAACCGGAGGCTTCGGCAAGCTGTTTACGGCAAAGATAGATGGAGAAACGTGCGAGACAGCAACCTGGACTTTACAGGGTGACCATGTTCCGGATGAGATCCATTTTAAAAACGCGGCTGATTCTGTGTCTAGCGCAAAATGTAAAGTAGTTTGCGCTGATAACCCCAAGCTGATTGGAACCATTGTATCTTTAACAGTTCAGTCAGGTAAATTAATCACCAACGTCGATTTGGAGGTGATCTAATATGAATCTGGAAGAGATTGGTTCCTTCAAAAATAAAGTCGTATCGAAATTGATAAACGATGAAAACATTCTCGATGTCCTTCTGGGGGACGTTGACAACATTGAAGATCCTGAAACTGCCCTACTGGGTAAGGACGGGTCAGGAAAGGGCGGCTGTGTGTTCAAATATGAGTTTGTTCCCGACACGCAGGAAAATTCTAAGACGTTTTTGTGCGTTGAAGTAGTGCCGGAAGAAACAAACGGTGATTCGATTACCAGCATGACAATTTATGTATTCGCGTATTGCAGCAAAGATCTCATGCAGACTTATCGCCGCAAAGGACAGGCAGGAACACGCATCGACATACTTGTAAGTGATGTTGATAAAATCCTGAATGGTAATGCTGAGTTTGGAATCGGTCCACTTGAATGGATGGGTAGCAGTATTTATAAACCAGCGCTACCTTATTATGGTCGTATGCTCGTTTATCGTGTTGGAACTTTTCGGAGGGTAAGACGATGATTCGATTAAATTATATAGACCATATCAGTCCTTATGGCGTCATGGTTCGTGGTGTTGGCCGTATCCACTCCCCTTTTCTTGAGGATGTTTTAAAGACCGGCTACAACCAGTATCAGCGAGTATTGACTTTATTTTTGTATACCCCAGAAAAATATTTCACGGATATCTCAGTAGAAACTAAGATAGAAAACCCGTGGAATCAGTTCACGAATGAACAAAAAAATGAAATAACAATGTTTGATATCCTAACAACAAACGGAGAGACCAGATCTGAATTGATTTCAGGTTTGGCTCTTTTTATTTCTGGCGATTTGGAATGGGATGAAAAATATCATGCAGTTTTGATTGATAAACAGCTGGACGAAAAAGGCAATATGTCTATTGGCGGCTTTGTTGATAAATCAAATTACAAGATCGTTGTACAGGTTATTTTGCAATTGCTAGATATTAGCGATGATGACATGCCTGAAGAGAATCCCAAGTTTAAGAGTGAAAAAGATCGTTTGTTTTGGGAACGGTTTCAGAAGAAAAAAAAGAATTTGCAAAATCAAAAAAGGGCGACCCCAATTTGGAGTTGCCCAATATGATATCGCTTTTATGTACTTTTCATCAAAGTCTGAACTATTCAAATATTTGCAGGCTAACGATTGGGCAGATACGGGATACGTTCTCCCAATTAATGAAAGCAAAACAATTAAATATCGCAGAAATGAACTATTCCGTCTGGGGCGGTAAATATGACCCGTCACAGTGGATAGAAAGAATCGACAAAACACAGGAGGAAAATAATTATGGCTAATAAGAATGCTAATTTTGCCAACCGCGAAGTCGCTGATCTGATGCTGATGGATTATTCCACCAAGAAGATGTTCCTGAATGTGGACTGGGCCAACGTCACTTCTACCTCTTTTGAGGGTGATCGTGTGTTTGCTACTGGCGGCCAGGGCGCACCTAACCGCGTGCAGTTCGACGGCTCTCGTACTGGCACTCTGACCATCGAGGCTCAGGTTTATCCCGTCAAGGTCTTCCAGATGCTGTCTGGTAACGATCTGGGCACTGAGGCGAATTTCCTGAAGCGCGAGAAGGTCACTGCTGCTGATACTGCCAAGCTGACTCTGACTGATGCTGCAGCAGGTACTTACGTTCAGGTCTTTAAGGCTGACGACGATCTGGGTACCGAGCTGACTGCTACCGTTGCTGATAAGGAAGTCACTGTTACTGTCGAGAGTGGTGTTGAGTACATTGTGTACTACTACAAGAAGGCCGCTAATCCGCAGGTCATCAAACTCGACAGTCACCACTTCCCCAAGGCATATCGCGTTGAAGGCTCTGTCCCCTACAAAACCGAGAACGATGAGATTGTCGAGGCACATCCGATCTGGTACAAGGCCGCTCCTCAGGCTGCTTTCGAGCTGTCTTGGCAGAACACTGGTGATCCCGTCTCTCTGACCATGACCTTCGATGTTATGGCCGATGCTGATGGCAACATTTATGACCTCGTGTTTGAAGGCGCTGAAAGCTAATTGAATAAATAAAGCGTGGCTTGAGATATAGCCACGCAATTTTTATTTTGTGAGGTGGCAAATTGAATAGTTGTGAAAATACATATTGTGTTTATAAGCATGTAAGTAAAATCAATGGAGCAACATATATCGGCATAACAAAACACGGAGGCAATCCTAACAAACGATGGTTAAACGGTCGAGGATATAAAGGTTTAAAATATAGTCATTTTTATAATTCGATTCAAAAACACGGATGGAATTCTTATGACCATATAATTATTGCTAACGGGCTAACAAAAGACGAGGCTGTCGAAATGGAAATTTCTCTTATTGCAGAATTTCAAAAAAGCAATCCTGACCTATCGTTAAATGTGAGCGCTGGTGGAAGTCTTGGTTGTGGATTATCTGGCGAAAAAGCTCCAAATTATGGCAAAGTATTTTCTGAAGAATCTCGTAAGAAAATGTCTATTGCGAAACGTGGCAAATTTGGGGGGAAACCTCTTTACCCTCAATGTAAAGTAATTGATTTGGATACGAAACAAATTTTTGAAACTATAAGAGATTGTAGTAAATTTTATGGAATTGAAGAATCATGTATCAACCATGTTTTACGCCATAAGAATTATTCAACTCACGGACACCATTTTGCAAAATTAGAAGAATATGAAAAATATGGAGTTGTAGACAAACGTATTTTGAATAAACGAACTAAAATTTATGGACGTCCGGTTTTATGTATTGAAACAAATATCACCTACAAAACAGTTAAAGAAGCATCTAAAGAAATGAATATCCCGGAGGAAGCAATCCGGCACGCTGCTTTACATAGTACGCATTTAGCCAAAGGATACCATTTTACATATGACATTGCTTCTTGAATCAGAGGTAGAGTCTTTCGGGGCTCTACCCCTTTTATGAGCGCACGACCGCTGGAGTAGTCGCGCGTTGATATGAGGAAACTCACGAATAAGAAGAACACCCACACAGCGGACCAGCTCTCTAATTTGCATAGAGGCTTCAGTGACTGTTCGAGCAGTTTGGCCCCATTTACGCCTGTGGCTGGCTTAAAGTCTTCGCCGATGCCAAGATAGACATGACACTAGCAATAAGACCGATGATCAAACAAAACGTTTCGAAATCAATCTCCATAGGGTCCTCCTTTCTACCAGCAGCCTAACTACTGGATTTCCGGGAAGCCCCTACGATAACGTCCACATGTTTAAATAAGCCCCAAAAGGGGTGTGCAGGTGTTCTTCAAGTTTGAATTTTACCATATTCCAAAACAAAAAGGAAGTGTTTATTATAAAAATCTTAGCTTTTGACCAGGCGCTGATAAAGACCGGCGTTTGTACGTTAGATGACGGCACTATATACCACTCGCTGATCGATTTGAGCAAAACCAAAGATCCAACCGAACGTCGCGCTATTATGCGCCAGATGATACAGAGTCGCATCAAAAACAATAACCCCGATCTTGTCGTGATTGAAGACGTAGCGCTGCAAGCATCAGCTAAGACAGTAATTCAGCTTGCGCAGTTGCAGGGGGCGATTATTGGAGCATGTGAGTTGTTTAATATCCCATATGAAATCATAAAGCCGACTGAATGGCGCAAAATGCTCGATTTCAAACAGGGGCGACAGGTAAAACGCCCCGAACTAAAACAGCAGGCTATCGATTATGTAGCCGAACACTATGGTGAAAATGTCTCTTCTGACGAGGCGGATGCGATGTGCATTGCGACTGCTGCGTGGATGAGACTTGAACAAAATAAAATTACACAGGAGGACTAATAATTATGAAAAATAATCTGAACTTAGAAGAGCGCATTCAGTTTGTTGATGGTGTTGTAGACCTGTCAAAGCGTAATGGCAAGTATGACCCTGCACTGTATGATTATGCTTTCCGTATCGCTGCTGTTATCTACTTTACAGACACTGATACAATCGGAATGGATCAGAACGCACTGAGTGAACTGGCATTTTCTGATGAGACCACAAAGATGATGAATGAAACGCCTCGCAAGTATATTCTTGGCACTTTGAACAAGGCTTGCCGTGAGAAGATTGAGATTGAGCGTCAGCAGTATATGGCACTGTTCGAGGCAACTGCAAAAAATCAGCCGTTTGAGGAATTGATGCAGCTAGCGGCCGAGGTACTGAATGGTATTGGCGAGCAGTTTAACATGAAGGAAATGATTAAAACTATTTCTGAAGAGAACATGACAAAGCCCGTTTTCGATAACAGCTATAGTATTAAAACTCCAGAAGGCACACTTGATGGGATTCCCGCCACTGTGTCTATCGAAGGCAAGGAGTAAAATTATGGCAAAGTTTACAGCTACCACGGTGGATGCTCTTCAGACTGAAATCATGAGACGTGCAAATTTGGCATTAAATAATGAAATTGCAAGCACTGTAAAAGAGCGGCTTAAAACTCATGTGCAGAAAGATGTGTATTCGACCTACTCCCCCGTCGAATATGAACGGCGCGAGGAATCTGGTGGCTTAGTAGACGATAAAAATCTAAAACACAAGGTTCGAGATCGCACGCTGTATGTATATGAAGAGGCACCTATTGATGGACCGCGCTTAGACGCTCCAAATTTCAAAAACAAGCCAGACAGTTTAGCACGCATAATCGAAGAGGGCGCTTACAATCCGTGGAATTATAGAAAATATAAGTGGACAAGACCACGTCCATTCATGGAAAACACACAAGACGACATCGATTATCGATACGCTGATATTGTAAAGCTACTAAAAAATCGAATCGAGCATGACAAATAATTAAAGAGATGAGCAGACTTATTAAAGCCTGCTTTTTTTAGATTCGGCTCCAAAGGAGGAATATAATATGGCGCGTGAACCAGAACTGAGTATTAAAGTCAAGGTAGATCCACAAATCAAACCAACAGAGTTAAAGACAAGCATTGAGCGAAAAGTAAAACAAAGCGGTGAAAAGCCACAGATTGATATTGACCCTAATGTTGATGGTATAAAAAAGAAAGTCGAAGATAAATTAAAAAATATCAAAGCAACCACAAGTATAACGCCTGTTGTCGATACCGAAAAACTAAAAACTGATATTCAACAGCAAATTAACGGCATTGGCGATATCCCGAAAGTTACTGTTGGTGTTAATGTTGATGATTTTTCGAGTGAGTTGACTAAGCAGTTAAAAGATCAACTAAAAGAAGTCAATCAACAATTAAGTTATTATCTAAAAAATTTAACAAGTAATACAGATCGATTGGGTTCTTTTGTAAATGATATATTCCCTACGAAAGAATTCAAAACAACCGCTAAACAAGTTGCGAATGAGGTAAGTGATGAATTTGTTGGTGGTTTATCTGGGACTTTTAATATCAACGATTTATTGAATTATAAAATTTCAGATACAACAAAGAAAAAAAATTTATCTCAAGTTGAAAATCTTGTAAATGAAATAAAAGATATTTGGGCTGGATTATATGCAGACAATTGGTTAGATGACGATAAAATTAATATAAATGCATTTAATGATCAATTTACTCAGCTTGGAAGTAAGGCAAAAGAATTAAAATTAATTTTAGATTCTGTATATTCTGCATTTGATTCAGACAAATTCAAAGATAAATTGAATATCTTTAATGCACAGGGTTTTGATTTAAACAAAAATCTAAAAGAATTCAAGTCACTCGATGATTTTTTAGATGAGATTATTGATAAATCAAAAGTCGCATTTAGAACAACTGGTCAAGCTATGGATTTTTCCAAGTTAATAAACGGGTTAACTGGTGATAATAAAATATCGTTCAATTCTGTCCTGGACAATGTATCAGGCGAGCTTGGAAATGTCCATGCTAAAATATCAGAAATTAACTCTAGTGCAAAGGCTGTTAAGACAGAAATAAAAGACGTCCAAAAAGAAGCGAACGCTGCACAAAAAACAGACACTTCCGGACATTTAGACGCTTCAACTATTGAAACGTATGGACAAAAACTTGATAAGGTATTGAGCAATATTGCAGATAAACAGAATGCAATTAATGATGCGCGTAAAACTGCTGTGGATTTAGAAAAAAACATTCTCGCCGCAACAGTACTAACACGCGAAGGGCTTTCGAATGAACTCACGCAATATGAAGCTCTTTTCAAGAAATTTGATACTGACAAAATTGCAAAATTTGCAGAAACCACAAATCTTGCAGAGTTTATCAAGAATCAAGAAATTAAAATGCAGGATGCTCAAAATAGTGGAGAAAAGAATCAGATTGAAGATGGCGTCTATAATGTAAAAAAAGTTAAATTTGATATCGACCCAGCTGTTCTTCAAGCAAATATAGATGAGATATTTAAAAATGTTTCAGCACCTATTAGATTGTCTTTGGCTCCTGGTACCATAGATAATTTAATAAATGAAATCACTCCGAAACTAAATAACATTCAAATTAATATCAATAATACTAACTCTAATAATGGTGTTCATTTTAAAAATTGGCCAGATGCAGTAGATGCTCTTCTTGATAATGCTATTGATGATACAATGAGAGATGTCGGGATGGGAGTCCTTAAAGCATTAGAATTAGATGCCGATCATTCTAAAGCATTGAAAAAGCTAAAAGAAACGTATGGATTTGACAAAATAATTAAAGACACTGATGCTGGAATAACTGCATATTTTCTGGACGATAAAACAGGATATGATGACATAGTCGAAGAGGCCAGCAAATGGTACAATAATTATATTGCACAAATACAAAAATCAAAACCTGTAGACGTTAAAGGTAAAGTCACAATCACAGATGCAGACGTTGTCGTGGATGTCAAAAACCCAGTGGCAATTCCCGGCACTGTTACGGTCAATCCGACTTCTGTTCAATTTGGCAATTCTGACGACCTTCAGAAAAATGCCAGCGCCCTGTCATCTGTAAAACAAAGTCTAAGTAAAATTTCTACAAATGCTGAAGGCTATGGTACAAAAATAGCAGCGATTGGCCCATCTGTTCAATATGTCACACAGGAAGTTGATAATCTCAGCAAGTCTCTTGAAAATCAAATCACAGACTTGGATCTTATCGCCAAAAAGACAGACGCCTATGGGACAACAGCTAATTCCGTCACTTTGAGCACAAAAGACGTGGCGGTCACTGGTGATCCAGTCGACGTCCCCGTTAAAGCCACTCTGAAAAAGACCGCAATCACGGTTCCAGAAGAAGCAGTCGATATTAAAGTAAAGGGTGTTCTAGCTCCTGAAGATGTCAAACAGACTAAAGCTGCTGCACCACAAAAGCCAACAGAAGTTCCCGGTCATGTGACACTGTCTGCCGATGACATAGTTGCCCCGACTGCACCGGTGGATATTCTCGGCAAGGTGACACTTAAAGTAGAAGACGTGACACCTCCGAAGGGTTCTGTAAAAATCCCCGGTAAGGTTGAACTTAAGGTTTCTGATATTACTCCCCCGAAGACGGCAGTCGAACTGGAAGGCAAAGTGTCTAACGTTACAGTTGACGATACCGCCAACGGCAAAAAGAAGAACGCCAAGGATGATGTTAAAAAGCCTGAAGTTATTGATTTGAAGGGCAAGGTCGAACTCGAAGACAAGGATATCAAGAGACCAGACCCTCTGAACCTCAATGGCACAGTAAAAATCAAAGCGGCCGATGTTAAGATAGACGATGTTGAGATTTCGAAAAAGAAATTTGACATTAAGGGCAATTTGATTCTGAAGAATGCGGAGATTGTCGATGCGGTTAAAGAAGCGGTTGGCAAAGAATCCAAGAAGAAAGATAATTCGGAAAGCACTCAAAAAGCTACCACTGCAAAGAAAAAGTCAACATCTCGTCGTGGTTTGATCAGTGAGCTAACAACGGTCAATAAAAAAATCGCTGAAACAAGAAACAAACTTGAAGATGTTTCTGAAGACGAGTCCGGTACTATTCAAAAGCGGCTCGAAGATTTAAAGGCAAATCGCACAGAAATCATTGAGCTGTTAAATGAGACAAACACAGACAATGACAAATGGTACAGTGATAGAAAAATCCGTTATGCAAACAAGGAAGTTGCTTATACTCGACTGCGTCATACAGATTCTAAAAGCGTAAAAGAAAGTCAAGAAAATATTCAAGCAGCTCAAAATGAAAGAGATAAATACAATAACGAAAAGCTTTCTGCTTATCGCGCATATAGAAGTGAACAAAATACATATAAGTTAAAGAAAGCACATCTTGGAGAAGATGAAAAGTCTGATGAAGCAGTAGCAATAAACAATGCAATCAGTGAATTAGATACAAAGAAAAAAGCGGCTTTAAATTCGATGAAATTAACAATCCAAGAACATGCCGATTTGTTGGATCAAATTGGCAAAGAAGATAATGAAGTCGAAGAAAAAGTTAATCGCCAGATTTCCATTATAAAAGGCCATGAAAGTAATAAAAATAAAGTTGCACAAACTACTCGTGGCAAAAAAATCACTGATCAGTTGAGTGCTGCTCAAAAGACTTATGGTACTGAAGAAGAAGCAAATGCAACTGGTAAAATTCCTACCAGTGTTCAGAAGGCCCTTAGTGTACAGCAACAACTCGTCGACAAGATTGCTAAAGCAAAAATTGGGACAGAAGAGTACAACAACGCGATTCAAGCCGCAGAAGAAAACTGGAAATCTGTTGTGGCAATTATAGACACCGCAGAAAAGAAGCAAAAAGACCTCACGAAAGCCGTCGATAGTATTGAAAAGAAATTCTATCAGCTTGCAGAAGAAGTCTCTGGCAGCTCTAATGAGAAATTAAAGAACTCTATTAATGGAGTCATCACAAAAGCGGCTACACTTAGCGCTCAAAATCCGAACACATACGAGAATTATGCAGTTGATTACAATGAGCTAAAGCGTGAATCTTACAAAGCCAACGCGCAATACACCATTTGGAAAAGCAATTATAAGAAACTTGAGCGCGAAGGTATTAAAATTGCCGAGGGCGTTGAAGTTGCTCGACAGATGCAGGCCGATGGAAGTCTCCAGAATGTTAAATTTGATGGTATCGATAATCTTCTCAAGCAGTTAAATGAGCTTGAGCCTCAGACTGACGCTTATAAAGAAAAACTTGTAGAAGTCAAAAAGATTTGGGAAGAAATCGAAAGAAAAGTTAAAGCCGTCGAAGAGGCAGAAAAGCAAGCCGCAAAACGAGAAAGTACGAAGGCGGCAAATTTAACCTCTGTTGGAAATGCCATATCTCAAAATAGGGCTACAATGAAGGACGTCCAGAAGAATTATGGTACTGACTATTCTTTTTATGGTAGGCTGCAAGAAAAAGATTCAAAGCTCAAAACTTTACTTGATACAGTAAATGAATCTTCAGATCCAGTATCTGCTGCTAAAGAATGGGCAAAGAATAATCTTGATATATCCCCAGATAAAATTAATTCTGTAACGAATGCAATAAATCAATTAAACATCGCATATAGAGAGGCAACACAAGAGGCAAAAGATTTTAACAAAGAAGCTTCTCGCGAAAGATCTATAAATAAGGCATCAATGGAAGTCGCTAATCTGAAGGCAACTATTCATGATTATATTGCCGAACATAAAAAGCTTGAAGGAACAGATGTTGGAAAGTCTCTCTATGAGTTACTTGAAGCTTTAAATCAAAGTGACGCACCAGAAAAAATTGGCAAACTGAAAAAGAAATATGCAGAACTTCGCGCTGAATCTAAGAAACTAGGTCTTGAATCTAAAAATCTACTCGACATGTTTGAAAAGCTGTTTGGGCAGCACTTGAGCACTATGATTACCATGGCTGCGCTGCATCAGATACAGAACGGATTACGTGTTGTGTATCAAAATGTGGTCGAGATTGATACGGCAATTACGGAGTTAAGAAAAGTCAGTGAGTATACAGGAAAATCCCTTGAAGAGTATATGGGACGTGCCGCAGAACAGGCTCAAAAGTTAGGCGTATCTATAAGTGACTATGTTAATTCAACCGCAGATTGGAAGCGGCTTGGCTATTCTGATGAAGACGCCGAGAATTTAGCAACCTATTCTACACTACTTCGTAATGTTGGAGACGGTATCGATGACGTTAACACTTCGTCTTCGTATTTGATTTCTACTTTGCAAGGCTTTGGGTTGTTAGCCGATCAAGCAGAAGACGTCGTTAATAAAATTGACGCTGTGGCAAACACGCAGCCTGTTACTGCAAATGATCTTGGCGAAATCTTGACTCGCAGTTCTGCTGCTATGTCGGCCGCTAATAATACGCTGGAAGAAACTATTGCGCTGGGTACTGCTGCAAACGCAGTTATCCAAGATGCAGATACGGTCGGTACAACTTTAAAATCTCTTTCAATGTATCTCCGTGCTGCTAAAAGTGACGCAAAGAATGCAGGCATTGAAGTTGACGGCATGGCTAATTCTGTGTCTGAGCTTCGTAGTGAACTGAAATCTCTGACTGGCGTTGACATCATGCTGGATAGCAAAAATTTCAAGAGTACATATCAAATCATGAAAGAGCTGTCTCAAGTATGGAGTGGTCTGTCCGATGTGACACAGGCAAACGTCACTGAAATGATTGGCGGCAAGCGTAACGCAAACGCAGTTAGTGCTATTCTAAACAATTTTGACGTTGCAGAATCTGCTATGGAATCCGCTGCTAATAGCGCCAACGTGGCATGGGAAGAGAATGAAAAGTATCTCGACAGTATTCAAGGCCGCCTTGCACAGCTCGACGCAAGCTTCCAAGCTCTCTCTCAAGACGTCCTTTCTTCCGATCTCGTGAAGACTGGGGTATCTTTCCTTACATCAATTGTCAAACTTCTAGATCAAATCGTTAATCTCACTGGTGCCCTTCCGCTTGGATTAGGCATTGGTGCATTTGTAACTCAGCTGGGTGAACCCAAAATGACGGGTTTCATGATTGTGCCCAGCAATACTCCGGGTGGTGACACGGAACAAGCACGCTGTAGCTTTTATTGGCGCAGCGTAGCGAGGGAGTATTTAGTAAAACCGACGAACATGGTGGCTTAACCACGGCGAGTTTGGGTAATTCTCGTCCGGGAACCGAAAGGAATCCGCAGGCAAGCTTCTGACAGAACCTTATTAGGTACTCCGTTAGAAGACGCTTCAGAGAGCATAATGTCGGAGTGGAACTACGTGCGCAACAGCGCCGAGGGTTCACTATGGGGTGCTCCAAATCAGCTATCGCAAGATGGCAAAAATTACAAGCGGTCTCTCCCCTGCTGTCAAAAGTGGAGAAATATTTTAGTTGACTATCCTAGTATTTCTGACTATAATAAAAATATCAAAACACATGTAGTGGAGGTATTTATATTATGGCTAGACCCAAAGGAAGCAGGAATAAAGCAAAAACTGTCGAAGTTATCGATTATGCAGCTCTGATTGCTGAGAAGCACGCTGCTATCGAAGCAACCAATACCGAAATCGCATCCATCACCGCTAATATTGATGCGTTGAAAAATGATTTGAAAACCCGTAAGGCAGAACTCAAAAAGTTGAATAAAGATGTTGTGAAACTGGAAGCCCAAAAAACTGCCGCAGATCAGAAGGCCGCCGAGGCCACTGCTGAAAAAGAAGCTATCGATCTCGTGAAGAAAGCTCTGGCAAATGGCACCACGGTTGATGATATTCTTGAGCTGCTGAAATAACTGTTGCACCGTATGGTGTCATCATAAATCAAGCCCGACTTCCCTACTACTGGGAGGCCGGGCTTTTGCTATTTAGTCTTCGAATTTGATAACGCCGCACTGTTTAAGTATGGCTATTATAATTTTAATTGTAGCGCCCATACTTAAACAAATCATATTGGCTATCTGCTCAGTTTGAGATTTTCCCTCGAGTCCTCGCATTTTTTGCATTAAAAGATCGATACCGTTGTTCGTTTCAGTCTCTAAGATTTCATTAAATTCTTTATGCGTCATAACTGGCGACCTCCTTTCAGTTGGAATTTTAGCATAGTACATAGTGATTGCTCATCTATTATAGGATATATCGTAATATCTTGTCAATCTCTGTTTTGGATCATTGTGGAACCCTGTGCAGCAAAGTTTAGTTGACACTATCTCTGAACCGTGATACACTCTTGTAAAAGGAGTGTTAAATCATGGAAAACAATAAGAAGCATGTGCCGGATTATGAAATTTCGACTTACAGTAATCGGAAACCGACTGAATATACATATTCAGGGAATGGTGGTTCTGCAAATCCACTGGAAACGTATTTGAGAAATCATAGCGACAATCATTCAAATTATAATCAAGAAGGAGGAGCAGATGACAGAGATAATCAAACTAATAAATAATGTAGAGACACTTTTCAACATCTTTGTTCCAGGTGCTATTTGCGTATGGTGTTACTCTAAGTTATCCTTGCGGAAAATGGAATACCAAGGATATCTCACTCTTAGTATTGCCATTGGTTTCGTAATTAAATACTGTGTGGATTACGCTGACCATTTGCTAGGACGGTTTACGATTGCTGGGTTTCCAATAATTGTTGTATACGTTCTAGTTGGAATCATCGGAGCCATTGCTTTTTATAAAGGAAAGAATTCGATTTGTGTAAGACGCAATGTGTCAAAACTTCTTGGTGTTGACTCTGGTGATAATGTTTGGACAAGGCATCTCGATCCAGAGGGAAACTTGCTGACACTCCATATGGATGATGGTACATATATTCTTGGATTGTTTGAGAATGCAGACGATGAGTATATTACACTGACGAATTATTGCTATGCAAAAACGCCTGCTGGAAAAGATATGGATGAGGCTGCACAAAAGCCATACACTGATGCTGTTTTATGCGTTCCAGCAAAGCGAGTTAAGCAATTTGAAATTTTGTATCCAAACCTTGAGTCTAAAACAGCGAAATACGTTCTTCGTTAATAAGACAATTCACCCACCCTACTGCTTGCGCAGTGGGGCTTTTCTTTTGTCACTATTCATACCCACAATTCTTACACTTAAACTGTTTACCGGGCTTTACTGACAACACTAATCATTTCTGCAGCTTTGCTTTCCGCTTTGCTTCAAGTTCTACAAAATCAAGATCATATAAATCTTCAAGTTCTTCGAGAACATGTTTGATACCATATCCAATATGCATCTCGTTTGCGCCAAATTTATAATAGATATCGCCAAGTGCTTCCGGTTCAAGTCCAAGATCGTCAATTCGACCTCTGAATTTCCCATGGCCGTCAACAGTTACGGGATACCGAAAATCAGCGCCCCATTCATCAGTCCATCCGTTGTACGAGTCGCTATTTGCACATGTGTCGCCAATTCTATATTCAAGTTTACAAATGAGATTCATAATGTCTTGGTTGACTTTCATTTTAATTCTCCTTTAAAAGTTACTCCCGCACTGCTTACAATGCCATTGTTTACCGATCTTCCCGCTGGCCGCACCCACAAGAGACACAGACACAGCGCGGCTCATAGTGCTGATCTTTTCAGTGTTGGTGGACTTGCAGTAAGGACACGGCACGTGAGGATGTTGCTCTTCATCCATTTTAGCGATTGCTGCGTGGAAAGCGATGGATTCCTGGAGTTCTTTTTCACGTTGCTTTTTTTCATAAGCCAAAATACCATGAGTTTCCTGTTCGCGAAGGTAATTTATATACCATCTTAAAAATTCATCGTTTGTCCAAGAAATCGATACTTTTTCATTTTTAGAACATCCTTCGTAAAATTTCTGATTTTTTTCATATATTTCTTTATAGATACTCTGGAAATAATTATTATCTTTCAATATTGTATCAATCATATATGTATATAAAACAAGTCTATAAAACTCGTCTTCTGTCTTTGCGTCTTTATCTTCCTTTAAGTATTTATACTCTGGATGAAGTTTAAACAGTCTCTTCCCTTCTTTTGCCCTTTTTATTTTTTCTATAAAATTTCCATCATTTCCGTTGTAATTAATATCTATTTGCATTTCGCCAAATTTCATATTATCACCCATTGACATTTTGTGTTATTTGACCATTAACATAATTATACGATTTGACAGTCAATAAGTCAATGGTTGAAGTCAATAAATCTCTCGATGGAACCTTGGCAAAAGCAATTTCTGCATCTGAAAAACTAAAAGATCTTCCAAAATTTATGCAAACTTATATGCTTGCAGGAGATTTTAAAATCGGTGGAAGCAAGAAAATTGACATGAGTAATACCATGGCTGGCTTCCATGATGTTGAAAACTATGCGGCACAACTGGCTGGCTTAGATAAAACAAGACAAGAAGCCGTTTTTAAGATGACAGATTTTGGAGACAACGAAAAAATAAGAAGTAAGGTTCAGGCGTACTTGCAATTAGCGGCATCTGGAGAAAAAGTTAGCGGCGCTCTTGTTGATGCAGAACTTAAATCTCGCGGTTTTGCAGATGCTTTAAGAGAACAAATTCTTACAGAAACCGGCTTAATGGATACAGAAGGCAACTATCTTATGGTGTCTGCCAAAGTAGCAAATGCAAACGGAGAAGATATCGAAACTGTTCTCGCCAAACGACTGGCATATAAAGATTGCGAAATAGCCGTACAAGGCACGGAGTTAACCGAAAAGAAATTGGCACAAACAATACTCAAAGCAGTGTTTGGTCAGCAAGCTCAAACAGCAACCACTTGGGCACAAAAATTTGCACTTGATGCTCTCACAATTACCATTTCTCTTGCTAAACAAGCCGCTATTTCTTTTGGTATTGCATTGGTTACATGGGCGGCGTCTAAAGCAATTGATTATGTAAAGAACCTCAAAACGCATTCCGAAGAACTCGTTGACGCAATGAATGATTCCCATGATGCAGCACAACAAGCCACTAAGGACGTTGAAGAAATCCAGTCTAAGATCGATGAGCTGAACAAATCTTTGAAGGACGCAGGCGTTGATAAAATAGAAGACATTGTTGATCCAGCCGAACGTGAGCGGTTACAAGTCATCAATGACATGCTGCAGGCTCAGCTCGAACTCAAAAAACAGTTGGAGATAGACGCAAATAATAAAGCAAATGCCGACACAAGTGCTGTTGTAAATGACAAAACCGAAAAAAGTATTGTCAAAAAGAAGACGGTGTATCTTGACGCTAATGGTGAACCAACAGATGACCCCGCCAAAGCTGTAACCACATTTGATAATATAGGCGAAGATATTACCAAGACCGAGTCTCTTGAAGAGCACACTGCTGCACTCAACGACCTAATTGATAAACGACGCGAACTGGCTACTGCTGGCAAAGAAGACACTCAGGAGTATAAAGACAACGAGGCTGCAATTACATCCGAAACCGAGAAGGTTGAAGAGTTCTCCTCTGCTGTGTCTGAACAAATGGACAGTTATGAGACAGATGCTGATAGTTTCGCCCAGTACAAGGACGAATATGTTGCCGGCACGAATGCAATGACTGCAGCCACTAAGGCTCTGGCGAATGCACAAGGCGATACTAGCATCGATACCACCAACCTCGATATTTTCTCTGAAAAAGTTCGCCAAATCAAAAACGACATGGATAACGGAGACTCCAAGCAAAGTGATTGGAAAATGTTCAATGGCCTTGGCGCTTTTAGTGGGATGACTGGTGAGTCTATCATCAATATCGATAAAGACACTACCAATCAAACTGATGCTGAAAAAACCGCTCTCGAAAAACTACATCAGGTTGCCGATGATAACAAAATTTCTTTCGAAAATCTAATCGGCGTTTTTGAAGCATTCGGTATCATTCAGACAAGTAACGCCTCTTCGGCAGACAGTTATGCAGAACAACTTGAAAAGACCATGGGTGTTATTGACGACATCCAGTCCGCTTATAAGACCTGCTCTAGTGCCGTCGAAGAGTATAACAAGTATAGATATATGAGTGTCGATTCACTGCAGTCTCTGTTGCAGATGGACGATGAATACCTCAACACCCTTGAACTTGTGAACGGAAAGCTTCAGGTCAACCAGAGCGCTTATGCCGATCTTTTGGCCACTCAATATGCTCAAGCGCAGATGGAAGCCATTTCTCAAGCGATATCAGAACTAAATGCGATTGCAAAGGGAGATGCTGCAGAAAAAGCAGAAACATTCACAGAAGCAACTGAAGACGAAAAGAACAAACTTGAAGCTCTTGCTCCTGCATTAAAAAATGCCACAATTGGAACTGGAGAACTTGCTGGTGCCCTTGCTGCTGCCCGATCCGCTGAAAATGGAGACAATACAGAAGAGATAGAAGCGAAAATCTCGTCTGTTATGAATGCGTTGAACACGCGACTTTCGTTGATTAGCACAAATATGCAGAACGCCATGAACGGTGCAAGCGGGCTCAAAAATCAACTCAACGGCTTCAGTGATTCTGCCAATAAGTCCTCTGGTGCCGCTCAAACATTCCTTGACGCATGGTCTACACTTACCTCTGCTATGAAAGAATTCAATGATCAAAATTATCTTTCAATGCAAACAGTTCAGGATTTGACTGGACTCGAAGATAAGTATACCTCCCTCCTCAAGAAAAACGACGTAACCGGGAAACTTGAGATTCAAACCTCCAAATTCCAAGATCTGATGGAAGCGGAGCTTAAAGAGGCCAAGATCAAAGGCGATAATGCCACCGCTTCTCAGTACAATAAGATTCTTGAGTGGACAGGCCGCAATATCCAGAAACAGACCATGTCCTACTGGGATCTGGTCGCTGCTATCGAAGGTTATTCTGCCGCACTCGAAGAGGCCAAGGGTATCACTGACACCTTCAAGGATGCATGGGACAATGGCAAGACTGTCAAGGAGAAAACCGAAAAGAGCCGCACTGGTGCACTTGATTATGAAGGCACTGAAGCTCAATCCTCTGCCCTTCAAGACCTACTGAAATACAGTGAATACGACCCGACTTTGATTGAAAAAGCCTATAACCAAGAAACTGGCAAAATTGATCTGAGTGGTGACACGCTGAAAACGGCGGTTGTTGCATCTTTGCGTGAACAGGCCAAAGCCGCGCGTACTGAAGGTGGTGCCGCAGCTAAAGCTATTGCTGCAAGCTATGAAAAATCTGCCGAGAATATCGAGAATGACGTTATCTCTGTTCAGGATTACTTTGACGGTCTAGGTTCTACGGTTGATGAGATCAATGAGAAAATCGACGATATGCAGAGCGCATGGACCGATCTGAACGATGTAACCAATGAGTACAACATCTATGACGGTTTGAGTGTCGATGCTCTTCAGAAGCTACTTACAATGTCACCTGAGTATTTGGCATGCCTCCAATTGGAAGGTGGGCAGCTTTCTGTTAATGCTGATCTCATGAAGGATATGCTGATTAAACAACTTGAGACAAAGGCTGCCCTTCTTGAATCAAAGGATGAGACGCGCGATCAAGCTAAAATTCTTCGTGAGATGATTGCTCAGCTTGAGAAGAACGGTATCTCTGCTCTTTCTGGCCTTGATCAATATGCTAAGAATCTTGAAGACACTCTCTCCAATATAAAGTCTCTCTTCAGTGATCTTCTTGGCGTCTTTGAACAGGCTAATACGGACAAATCCAATGACCTCAAGATTCAGGGCGACGCATGGCTTGAAGTAATTGACAAGCGAATCGATGCACTGAATGAACAGAACGATGCTCAGGAACGAGCTATTGAGCTTTCCAAAGCTCAGGACGCACTCGAAAAGGCCAAGGCTAATAAAACTGTCCATGTTTATCATGCCGGCGGAAGTGGCTTCGAATGGGAGGCTGACCAGAACGCTGTTCGTGATGCACAGTCTACACTGGATGACACGATTCGAAAGAACCGCAAAGAAGACGAGATCGAGCGACTAAATAAATTGAAAGAGGCCGTTCAGGAAAACAACGAGCTGATTGGCTCCAGTTTTGAGGATTATAAGAAGAAGAAGAAATATCTCGCAGAATTCGACAAGATGACCTACGATGATATGATTTCTTACAATGAAAATTGGAAAAACTCTATCCTCGGTAACATGAAGTCCACACAGGTCGTCACGAATGTCAACGAAATTATCACCAAGATTGAGAAGTTGATCACGACGCTTGAGACTCTGAACAATGTACTGACCTGGATTAGTACGCTTGGAAAGAGCACAGACGGTGGCGGACTGACTGGTCTGTTTTCTAATGGCGGTTTACTCAGTAAGGTTGGCAAATTCTTCAATATCGCTTCCGAGGACGGTCTGGGCGCAGCTCTTAATCAAACTGGTGAGTGGTTCTCTGGTAAGCTCAGTGCTGCTCTCGAAGCGAATCCGAACAACCCCATTATTAAGGCATTCTCGAATCTTTGGACTGCCGTTGGTGAAGGGGCAAGTAAGTTCTTTACTGAGACTAGCGGAACCGGACTTGGTGGGATTATTAAAACTGGGATTGAAAAAGCTGGAATTTTGATCAATGGCTTAGGTAGTTCTAATGGTGTCTTAGGAACAATTGCTACTACTGTAAAAACTGGTATCGGTTCTATTGGAACGGCTCTAACTGGAGGCAGTTCTGCTATCCCAGTCATTGGTCCAATTATTGCGGTCGCTGTAAATAACGCCGTCCAGCAGTTCGGTAAGATCAGCAAAGAAAACACCAAGATCTGGGCAGATCAAAATAGTACCACTGGTGAGAAGATCGTAAGCAGTATTGGCAACGTACTCTATCACCTCTCCCCTGTTGAGGGTTGGGATAAGTCGGTTCAATATGCTAAGATGGCCGCTGAGGGCGAAGGTCTGTGGCAAAAATTAGAATATGGTGCGAAATCCCTATACTATGCAACTGGCCTTGGTGTAATGCTGGACAACATCTGGAGCACCATCAAGAGTATTCTCAAAGTCTTCGGCGTGAAGTTCAAAGAAGGCGACGATGATAACAACCCCCCTAGCCATGTTCCTGACAAAAAAGGTGTTGGCAGTTGGAAGATTTGGCCGTGGAACTGGGGCAAGAAGGCAAAAGGCGATAAGAAAATCAAGAAGTCTGCTCCGTACAATGTTGACGAAGAAGGCGACGAAATTATCGTCCGCAAGCCTCAGACTGGCAGGATGACCTATCTCGAAAAGGGCGACGGCGTTATTCCTGCAAACGAGACTGAGAATCTGATGACGATCGGTAAAAACCCGCTCAAGTGGCTGACTGAAAATGTCGGTAAGATTCTTGGCGCTTCTGCCGCGAAAGATGTCGTAGAAGGCAAGGTCGATGAAGGGGCTGTCACAAAGGCTTCTCAGGTTCTTGCAAGCTCTGTTGTGAATACGTTCTCTTCTGCATGGAATACCGTGAAGATGAGCACAGAAGACCTGATTGACTCCATGAATGACTCGTTCCAGGGCGGTTCAACAAGCGTTACGACTGCTGCTGGTACCATCCTCGGTCGAGTTAAGACCATGTTTGGCAAGTTCAATCTGGGCAAACTGTTGGGCAGCTTCAGCTCCGGTGTTTCTGGCGCTATCTCAAAGAGCGCAAAAGAGTATTCTTCTACTACGGAACTGTTGAGTGGTACAAAGAGCAAAACCATCGACACAATGAACAAGATGCGGTCTACGTTTGAAAGTACGTGGGCTTCTGTGGCAAAAGAGACTGGCGTAAGCAAAGATAAGATCACTTCGATCAGTTCTGAAATGTTCAGCAAGATGGAAACCTTGGTGAATCAGACTTATGATGCGATCGACAGCAACGCCGGTATGAGTTCTGACCAGCTGAATGACATCACAAAGAGCTTGTTCCAGTCGATGCAGAGCATTTACACTTCTGGTTGGAATGCCGTCTATGCTACTTCTACTGGCATGTCTCAGGAAACCGCAAATACGCTAAATTCCGCATACAAGTCCTCTTCTGATGGCTGCACTCAGGCAATGGATACCATCCGCAACACGATGGTCGGCAGCTGGGAGCAGTGCGGCGGTGGCGTTCAGAATTTGGCAAATGGTACTTACCAGACACTGAGTAAAGCATGGGCAGATTCCAGCGGAAGCGCAGAGAAGATGCTCTATGATACCCGTGCCTGCTTTGATTCTAGCTGGGGTGCTGTGGAACAGGGTGTCAGCAATTTGGCAAATAACCCGAAAGACAAGCTCTCGACAGCTTGGGCAGAAATTACTTCTCAGAGTAATGCTACATTTGGTGCGGAAGGTACACTGAAGACCGATGCAGACAATGCTTGGAAGAATGTGGAGCCGGGCGCTACGAACTTGTCGAAGAATATGCAGTGGACCATGGATCAGGCTTACCTCGCTACAAAGCAGGGCTGCTCTGATACCGTCAATTCCGTCAATACAAACCTCAACTCGACATCGGCAGGTTTCAGCGCAATCGCTAGTGCAATTGACAATGTCAACAAAAAGGGATCTGATTCGGAAGAAGTTGCAAAGAAAACTGGGCACGCATGGTATGAATGGGTGCTAAATCCGGTTGGCACTTTGCTTGATACGATTACAAAATATAACACAGAAGACAAATCAAAGAACAACTTCTTACAAAATGCTGTTCATACAGTTACACATCCGGTCAGTTCGCTTGTAGAAGCAGGCGGGAAAGCCCTAAAATACGTTGGAAATGCCGCAAAGAATTTCCTTGGCGGTCTATTTGGCAAACACGCTTCCGGCTTAAAGTCTGCATCTAAGAGTCATTTCGCCAATGTTGACGAGCTTGGCCCTGAGCTTCTGGTTCGCAAACCGCAATCTGGTCGTTACACTTACCTCGAAACTGGTGATGGTGTGGTGCCCGCTGACATTACATCGAAACTGTTTGAGATGGGTGGCAACCCGAACAAATGGTTCTCTGAACAGATGGCAAAATATGGTTCTCAGGCGATTACTACGAAGAGCACTGGCAACACCAGTTTCTCGACTGGTAATATTGTGATCAACACTCCTGTTGGCAACTCTGAGGATCTGGCTTCTGAAATCAAGAAGAACTTCTCGACCCGGATGGCGCAGGAATGGAATAAGCGCTAAATTGAATATCTACACACAATGCCGATACCACTGGGATAGCCCAGCGGGTCGGCTTTTTATTTCTCAGGAGGCAGAACATGTCAGAAAAATCAGCACTTGATATCTTGGTTGAAGAAACTGCTTCTGCCGCACGAAAAGCCGTAGACGAAGCAAAATTTGATACATCAACTTATGGTGTAATCACCGAAAAGGCGGGGACCGCATATAAAGTAGCCGCATTTGGCGGTGTGTATCGGTTTACAAGTTCTCACGAATATAGCGTTGGACAGAAAGTTGTTGTGACGGCATTGCAGAAAAACTTCCGAAACATCGTTGTGACGGAAGGCAATACCAATGTTGAACTATTGAATATCAGATCGGTTGTCGGACAGCTCGGCAACGACTTGGAAAAATTATCGGACAAAGCGAATTCTGAACAAAAAGAAGTTCAGTCCCAGATCAATAACACGATTACAACGTACTACCGATACAAAGACCCCAATGAAAAAGGCTCGAATGACCCCTCTGTAAATTGGACAACTGATGAGCAAAAGAAAGCCCATGATGGTGACTTATATCAGAATGTCCGAAGGAATCACTGCTTCCGCTGGGCAGACACCGGCGAAGGTTATGAGTGGGTGCGAATCACGGATTCCGGCCTAATCAATGCGCTCTCCATGGCAATCTATGCTCGTGATACGGCGAACTCGAAAAGTCAGACGTTCACACAAAAACCAACGCCGATGTATAACGCAGGAGATATTTGGACAGAGGGCCCGTCTGGAGACCTGTATGTCTGCATCAAATCACGCGGCGATACAGAGTCATACAGCAAGGACGATTGGATTTTAGCAACTAAATATACAGACGACACCTTTGCAAAAGAAGTCAATAGAACTTTGAATACTCAGATCGATACCGAAACTGGTCACTACAATGAGCTATCGCAGGGTGTTTCGGATAATAAAACAGCCATTGAAAAGGTAAAAGATTCAGTGGAACAGATTCAAGGAAATGTCGGCTCGTTTACTGCATGGGATTACAACAAGACAAAGAAACAAGTTGGTACAAACAAAACGAATATCGAAGCCTTGCAGACCGACCTCAAGACGGCAAATTCTCAGATTGGTACAAACAAATTAAACATTGAAACGTTGCAGGCCGATTTGAAAACGGCAAGCGATCAGGTAAAGACAAACAAAACAAATATCGGTACTTTAACGACCGATTTGAACAATGCCAAGTCAACAGAATCCGACCATTACGGTGAACTGACACAGAGTATTTCGGATACAAATAATTCTGTCACCGCGCTGAATGAAATGGTGGCTGCTATTACATTGAAAAATTTTCTCGCAGAGCTTGGGATGGCCGTAAATAAAGACGGTGCACTTTGCTTTGTTATGAAGTCTTAAATAAACATACGTCGGAGGTGATAAAATGAAACCTATCTTATCTAAAATTGGAGTATTTGATGGCTCGAAGCAGGCTACATTCCAGTTTGCGGCCTATGCGGACATCGATCTTGTTGCCTTTATCATCTTCGATAAGGCTACTGGTTATAACCCAACTGCTCCGAACATGACAGACCAGGGCATCTATAAGTTTGGTACGGTGGCACCTACTGGTTCTGGCCTTGCGCGAAATTTTACGCTCTCGGCAAATCTGATGAAAAACCGGCATGACCCGTATTATATCGTGATTCGATGCCGTTTAGCTGGGACAAATATGTTCTCTGAATACAGTGACCGCATTTTATTTTACTGCCATTCTGAGCCGTATCTTGCCTCTACGGAACTGACACTTGGTAAGGTTAAGACCATCAATTTTCCTTCTTATTCCTTTGATTTTAGTTATAACTACCCTATTGCGGAGGGTGAAGTCATCAATCGTTACGAGTATTACCTGTACGACGAAAACAAGGAATTGATCACACAGTCGAATTGCTTTTATTATCGTGACTCCATGAAGAGTTTTGATGTGAACGGACTGGACAATCATACGACCTATTATGTACGGGCAAAAGCGGAATCGGTGGGTGGTTTCCAGCTGGATACTGGATTTTTGCAGATCTATACGGACTATACAGAAGCCATTGGAGACGCACAAATCACCGCCACCAATGACAAATGGGGCGCACAGATCGATTTGTATGCAAAGTATTATCTGACACAGAGCACCGGTGTGAATGCAGTTCGGTTCAAGCGACGTAAAAAAGGAACGGCACAGTGGATGACGATCTATCAGGAAAGCATTGCGCTGAATCGACTGGCCGTGAAAGTTGCATGGACAAACCAACACATCAACGAATCGGGCACTGTGAGTACGTCGAATAGTTCTGTTTTGTCGGATTATCTCAGCATTGGACGAATCAACTCATACCATTTTAGATCGACAGATAAACAGTTTGGTCTCCGTGCATATTCCAGCACAAAGTCGTTTCTTGGAGCGACAAAATTCTATAGCAGCGGCAGTGAGTTCCTGGCGTCGAGCGAGGCACTCACATGGTTGTCCGGTTCTTTTGCCGATAAAGTTGCTTATTACCGATTCGAGGTAATCTCCCCTTCCGGCGCGGCTCTTTCGACCTCTGATTTTAACGACCTTACCGTTTATACATCCGACAATGGTTATGTGACGGTTGGATTTTCGGACCTGTATGCAGCAGGACGGGGCACGGAATATGAGTATGCCCTCTCCCCTGTTGCGAATGGAATTGAGCTTGGTTACATCAAGACAACGGTAAAGAGCTCTTTTAATGGTGCAATGTTGACCGATGGGGATAAGACTTATCGGATCGTACTGGAGCCAAAGGTTAATAGCTTAAATAAAGTGCGTTCTGCCGCAGTGGTTGAGACGATGAGCAATAAGTATCCATTCCTCTTCTCTGGCAGTGAAGCGAATTATTACACTGGTAGTTTTAGTGGCGTTGGTATTCGGTTCCAGCATACAGATGATAGTTTTGATATCGACGGTGGAAATGCGTTCCGCGACGAACTGAGTGCCTGGCTGACAGATACCAAGGCAAAAGTGCTCAAAATGGAAGATGGCCGCGAATGGCTCATCGGCATCAATGGGAACGTGACTGTCTCCTGCCCAGAGCATGTTGATAAGGGCATGATCGAATTCGAATTTGTGGAGATCGGCAGTATCGAGAGTGAAGCAGATATGTACAACAATGGACTGAGTTCTTATGAACCGGGAGGTAGCGTATGACATATCTTCCGACAGATGAAGACCTCGCTCTGTTAAAGAATCATTCCTCCCACGTATATTGCCGAATCGACTTGTTAAACAAAGATTTTGCAACGATTGATTCTTTGGAAGGTGTTGCGATTGATGGCTCGATTTCCATTGACAGTGAGTCCGATGTGCGGCGAACCTTTAATGTGACGATGTATCTAGGGAAGAACAGCAATCTTTCTAACATCACAGAGGAAGAATGGCTGAGTCGAAATGTGCGAGTCTACATCGGTCTGGCAGGAAGATCCAAAGCAAAAATCAGCGATAAATCTCCTGCCCTACTGACCGAACAAGACATCCGATACATCAATGCCGTGACATATTACAACCAGAAGATTCAGAATTTTAAAACTTACGGCTATGCGAAATACGGCAACATCGACAATTTGAACCGCGACAAAATCGATTGGACATCCAGTAATATGCTGCGATACAACGAATTTGCGAAAGCTTATAAAATCGAAGCTGGTACGTATTCCACGGTTCTTGGTTCAGACGACCCGCTTTATGAGACGAATAGCGAAACTGGACCTTATATAGCGTTCACTCCTCTATTGCAAACAAATAACGGATTGATTCCACTATTGAAAGATGATCTTTGGAATTATTTTGATGCTCTTGTTGCAAAGATAAAAACAATGCCTGGTGGTATGACACCCGACAATATTTTAGCAGCTGACGCGACCGGCATTGATGAAACAATCTACGGACAGAAGGTTCGCGTTAAATGTATGATTGCCGCAGTGGAAGGTATGAAATTGAATGGCGCGACATTGGAAAAAGTTGATGTAAGTGCGATCTCTGGTTGGAGCGAAGCCGAACTGCGCAAGGAATATGGAAAATCCAGCCGCTATGTCGAGCATTCGATGCACGATATTCAATCTGCTGTAATCGAAGGGCGGGAACGAGTTACTCGAATTTACGGAAAAGTCTTTGATGAGTATTCAAGAAACGCATCTGGCAGTTATTTTGATACTTCTTCGATCCATTGGTATAACCAGGGCTGTTTTAGTTTTAGTTCCAATGGGTTCACATACAATTCTACAACGAATACAGTGAGTGCTTCTTGTGTGGATATGGTATCCCGACTGAATGGCGATTTGGCTGGGCAATTGGCAGGACAAGCACATCGAATCGACAAAAAAGCAGATATCAACAAAAGTATTGAAGCGGTAATGAAGGAAAGCGAGTTCTCAAAATACTGCATTGATTATTGGAGCCGTAAAGTCCCACATGATTTGGATTACGACACTGGCACAACAATCTGGCAGATGCTCACAGAACTGCGGGACTTGTATTACCCATTTGAAATGTATTTTGATGACGATGTCTTTGTATGCAAGGAGATTCCGAGTGGATTCAATGACCCACCGGTTTTGGATTGCGACTTATTTGCAAGTCTTGTCACATCAGATGGAGAATCGGCCAGCGTAGATTATACTTCTGTACGCAATGTCGTTGAAGTATTTGGCGCGACGATTGACGCGGATTGTTATGCAACACCAGACAATACAAGTTACGATGCTTCAACTCATACGCTGTCTCTTACAGTGTCAGCTGATTCTGCTGGTTTCCCTGCCGGTACAAGTGGCAGTGGCCCATCCATTACATCGGACAAGAAAATTGCATTCAGATGCCCTGTGACTATTACACAAAAAGGCGCGTTGAACATTATTTGGAGTATTACTTACAGCTCTAAGTTGGAGGACGGAAGTGTTCAAGCTGGTCAAACGCAAAAGATATCCAAGTTGTTTGCTTCAACCACAGACCCAGATGGGAACGATAACGAACAGGATGCAACCGTTATGCAGGGTGGCAAGTATTATGTCATCCAATATAACGCAACGACATCCTGCTTTTATTTTATCGGGCAACAGCAATCTCATGCGATGGTGAAGCTAGTTGATACTATCCCGACTGCCGCAGAAATTGCAGCACAGAAAGAGGAAGAAAATTGTGACAATTTGAAATTCATTTGTGTGAATGACCCGAATAATATCGATGACTTGTATAATTCGCAAATGACAGTGGAGAAAATCGGACGGCGCAATGAAGTGCTATCGGGCGGAGACTATGAAGGATATACCACCGACGCACGAGCGATGGAAGTAGCAGAGTATGAGCTATGGAAACGCGCACGGTTGACCGATGGTCTTTCAATTACGATCTTGCTGGTCCCCTGGCTTGACGTAAATGAAAAGATCGAATATGCGGCAAAATATCTGAATTCAAGAACACCGGTCGAGTGGATCATCAAGAGCATCAGTATCAATCTGGGAGAAGGAACGATGTCTTTGAGCTTGAGCCGGTATTACCCGTACTATCCCTACATTGTAGGCGAAGGCAATGCACAAAATTCCAAACACACATATTACATGGATTCTCTGATGGACCGGTATTTTCCGAGTCTGACGGCAGAATCTTAACGAGATAAATGAGAGGAGTGAGTAGATGGCACTTTCTTTTAACAAATCCAGACGTATGGCCGCTGCGAATCCTGTAATGACGATGGAGGCTTCTGTGAAGGCTGAGCGTCCGGTCGTTGACTCCAATGATGAAATCGCGACTTTGGAAGCTGACCAGGTGGAATCAGATTTCACACGGAGTGGCAATTACACATGGTACGATACATTTTCGGACAATGATTATTCTACGGTCGATTCTGGAAAAGATATTACACTGAATCCGAACCAGATAAATATCACTCAGGAAAACAACAGTCAGGTCATTCCGTTTGAAATGCCGCGTTATTACGATGGCGTAGACCTGATGCAGATGACGATTCAGATCCACTATGTGAACGCAGACAACAATGAGAATTATACTGCGCCCGTGAACGTGTCGTACAGCAATGACAAGATTCGCTTCTATTGGATGGTAAGCAACTATGCAACGGCCAAAGAAGGAACACTGAAGTTTGAGATCATTGCGACAGGTGCAATTACGGTTCCAAACTCTGGCGAATCGAAGAATTATCTGTGGCGTACTCGCCCGAACGACAAGTTGACTGTTTTGAAGGCGCTTTCTGGTTCTGGAATGACAGACCCGACCGGCGATGATTGGTATACCCAATTCCTGGCTACTATGAGTCAGAAGGTTGGTGAAGCACAGACAGCGGCAGACAAGGCGGCAGCAAGTGCGCAGGAAGCAAAGGCTGTTGTGGATGGCCTGGCTGACACACTGGCGAACTATTACACCAAGGAAGAAGTCGATGGATTTACAACCATGCTCCGTGGTGAGATTGCTAAGGTTGATGGTCTGGCAAAGTTTGATGTGCAGTATGACGCTAAAACACAGACGATCAAATTTCTGAATGGAGACAAAGTCATCAAAACCATTACCCTGAATACTGACCCTAGTGCAGATTGGGTGACGGCATACAATAAGACGGTCGAAGCAAAGATCGCTGATAAGCTCTCCCCTGTTCAGACAGAACTGGAAAATACAAAAAACGCTCTGGATGACCTGAAGACTGAAGTGGGGGATCTGCCGAACACTTTGCAGAGCGACTATTATAATAAGGAAGCAACGAACAAGCTGCTGGAAGCGAAGGCCGAAAAGACCAGCGTTACGACTGTGGCGAACGACCTGACGGTGGTGAAAAATACAACTTCTGGCTTACAGACCTCTATTGACACCATCAATGGCGACATTTCTGACATTCGGGAGCAGCTAAACAATGTGAAACCCGATCCGAATTCTGGCCGTGAGTACGATATCACCTATGAGGACTCCAAGTTGAGCCTGCTGGAAAATGGCACGGTGAAAACACAGGTCATTATTGAAGGCGGTGGCGGCGGCGGTGGAAACTCCAGCGTGATTACAATCGAGCGTCTGGACGGTTCTGCTCTGACTGTTATTGCCGGTGATCCTGCTGTGATCAATTATAAGTTCACTTCTGTGGACAACTCTGGTGACGACACCGGTTCCGCTACTGGTGTTTGGTATGTTGGCAACACAAAGGTTGGCACACAGACTATTACTCAGGGTAAGAATAGTTTTGATGTGACTCAGTATCTGCACAGCGGTGATAATACGGTCAAGCTGCAAGTCACAGATAGCGTTGGCAGTATTGGAACAAAGACATGGACAGTCAATGTCGTTGAGTTCTACTTGGAAAGCACATTTGACGATACGCTGGTATACAACGGCGAGGTTACTTTCCGTTACACTCCGTATGGTAATATTTCCAAGACTATCAATTTTACGGTTGATGGAACGCCGCTTGGCTCTACTACGACCGCTGTTACTGGCCGACAGATGACCTATGCGATTCCTGCTCAAACCCATGGTGCGCATCTTGTGGAAGTTTCTATGACTGCTGAGATCAATGGCAAACAGGTTACAAGTAACAAGATTGCTAAAGACATCATGTGGGCAACTGAAGGTGATACAACGCCTATTATCAGCTGTGCTACAAAGACGGCAAGTGCAAAACAGTATAGCAATGTCGCAATCAATTACACTGTTTATGACCCTTCCAGTTCTACAACAACTGTAACTCTGGAAGTTGACGGTGTAAAGACTGGTACCCTGACTGTTGGCCGCACAATGCAGACATGGACTTGGAAATCTGCTAACGTCGGTTCTCATGTGCTAAAAATTGTGTGTGGTTCTGTAAGCAAGACAATCAACGTCACCATCGAGGAGCTTGGTATTACCATTGAGCCTGTTAAGACGAATCTGGCATTTGATTTCAATCCTGCTGGCAAGACCAATGCAGATGAAACTCGTTTGTGGACGGACGGCAACAATAACCTGACCGTCAGTGATAATTTCGACTGGTCCAATGGTGGTTATCAGCTGGATGAAGATGGCGATACCTACTTCTGTGTAAAGGCTGGCACGACTGCAACCATCAGTTATAAGCTTTTTGGCAACGACGCGAAGAAACTGGGCAAGAATTTCAAGTTCATATTCAAGACCACGAATGTCAGAAACTATGACGCTACGGCACTGACCTGTCTGAATGGCGGTATTGGTTTGAATATCCAAGCACAAAAGATCACGCTGACCAGTGAGCAAAACTCGATTGAACTGCCGACCTGTGAAGATGATTTCATGGAGTTCGAGTTCAATATTCTGCCCGATAGTCAGTATAGGGAAATGGTTTTGTGGTTGGATGGTATCCCCTGCCGCGTTGAGCTGTACGATGCAAGCGACAACTTTACACAGACTTCTCCCGTCGGCATTACGATCGGTTCTCCTGATTGTGATGTGCAGGTTTACCGCATGAAGTCTTACATGATGAATCTGACAGACGACGAGATCCTTGACAACTTTATTGCAGACGCAAAGAACGCAGAGGAAATGATTGAGCGCTACACCCGCAACGACATTACGGACGTGAGCGGCGAACTGAATCCTGACCTACTGGCTGAGAAGTGCCCCGACCTGCGCATTATCAAGATCTCTGCTCCGACTTTTACGACCGGCAAGAAGAACGAAGTTCCGAATACGACTATCCAGCACATTTATAAGAATGGCCGCACTGTTGAAGACAACTGGACTGCTACCGGCTCCCATAAAGGACAGGGTACCAGCTCTAACGCATACGGTGAGTCTGGTCGAAATATTGATATTGATTGCTCTGGTGGCTTTATCTTTGGTAACGACAGCACTGGTAGCAAGTATGCATTTACAGAAAATAGCGTTGGTGAAAAGTATTTTAACATCAAAGTCAACGTTGCCTCTTCTGAGAATGCAAATAATGCTTTACTGGCGGATGAGTTTAACGAGTTCAACCCGTATATTCGTCAGGCTCGCAAGGACAATCCGAAGGTGCGCGACACCATGGCATTCTATCCCTGTGTTGTGTTTATTCAGGAGACCGATACCGCTAATGCGACTGTCTTTAAGGATGGTCAGTGGCACTTTTATGCTTGTGGCGATTTTGGCAACTCTAAGAAGAATAGCGACACGATGGGCATGGACCCGAACAACCACAAGGAAGTTATCGTCGAGATTGACAACAATACCGATGCACAAACCCGCTTCCTGAGTAGCGATTTCTCTGAGGAAACTTGGGATGGTAACCACAGCTTTGAATTCCGTTACATCAATAAGGCTTGTACCGAGGAAGAGATTCAGGCTGCAAAAGACGCTTGGATTCGTGTACAGAACTGGGTTGTGAATGCAGACGATGAGGAATTCAAGAAGAACTTTGAGAATTACTTTGTTAAGGATTCTACCCTGTTCCACTATCTGTTTACCGAGCGCCACACCATGGTCGATAACCGCGCAAAGAACGTGTTCCCACACACGACAGACCTTGTGCACTGGGATTTCTGCTTTGACTATGATAACGATACTGCTATGGGTAACGATAACGAAGGTGGTCTGACCCTGAGTTACGGCTACGAAGACATGGACACTATTGGAACAAAGAGCGTGTTTAATGCACATGACTCGAAACTGTGGTGTAAGATTCGTGACTTGTTTGCAGATGACCTCGCAAAGATGTTCCTGAACCGCGAAAGTGCTCTGGCATGGAGTGCAAATCGTATCCTGAAGAAGTTCGAAGACTATCAGGACGTAAAGCCTGAAAAGCTGTGGATCATGGATATGCGGCGCAAGTATTTCCGCACTTATGAGGACAATGGCACGACTAGCTATCTACCCATGATGCATGGTAATAAGCGTCATCAGCGCAGGCAATTCCAAAAATATCAGGAAAAATACATGGCATCAAAGTATACGGGTGCTGCTTGTACCTCTGACGATATGACCATTCGCGGTTACACTCCGACCGACTGGACTGGCGTAAAACCCGATGGCACATTCCATATTGTTCCGTATGCTGATACTTATGTTTCTGTACGTTACGGCTCTAACCCCGTGAAGGTGCGTGGTAAACGTGGTCAAACTTACGAGATCCAGTGCCCGATTGCGGCTATGAACGATACCGAGGTTTATGTCTACAACGCTTCTATCATCCAGAGTATTGGTGATATTTCTGGCTTCTACCCCGGCTATGTTGATTTTAGCCATGGTGTAAAGCTGACTGACCTGAAGATTGGCTCTGCCACTGAGGGGTATAAGAATACAAACATGACGGATTTTGCGGTCGGCAACAACACATTGCTTGAGCATTTAAATCTGCAGAACGTGCCGAACCTGAAGAAGTCCATTAGTTTGACCGGCTGTACGAATCTGGAAGAGTTCTATGCTGGCGGCTCTGGTATTACTGGTGTCGCGTTTGCCAAGGGTGGTAAGATTCGAAAGGCCGAACTTCCTGCGATTGCAAGCCTGAGCGCTAAGAACCTGAATTATCTGACTGACCTAAAGATTACAGATTATAAGAATATTACCACTCTGACGGTTGAGAAGTGTCCGACAATCGATCTGACTAATATGTTGGCGAAGTGCACGAATTTGAATCGTGTGCGTCTGACTGGCGTGAATTTGGAACTGGATGATACTTCCCTGCTGGATCGTCTGCTGAAGATGACCGGCTTGGATGAGAACGGCTACAATACTGACCATTCTGTTGTTGAAGGTAGTGTCCATGTACCCATTATGCGTGAGCGTCAGCTGGCAGAGTTTACGGCGCAGTGGCCTGATTTGAATATCACTTACAACACTCTGGTTCAGCAGTTCAAGTGGACGTTCGTGAATAAAGATGGCACTGTGTTGGATGTTCAGTACATTGATAAGGGTGGCAAGGCAGTTGACCCTGTTACCCGTGAAGAGAACCCGATTCCGACGCCTACTGCCGAGAGCACAATCTCTACAGACTTTACTTTTAGCGGCTGGGATACCGAGTTTACGACTGTCTTCGGCAATCAGACCGTTACCGCTGTTTATACGGAATCTGTTCGCAAATACACTGTCCGTTACATGAATCGTGGCGCTGTACTGCAGGAAACTGTTGCTCCGTATGGTTCTATGGTGCTTTATACCGGCGACACTCCGGTCTATACCGCAGAAGAGACTGCATTCAAGTATTACCTGTTTAGCGGCTGGGATAAGGGTGGTTATGTTGTTGGCGACAAGGATATCAACGCTGTTTATGACGTGTGTGAGTATGTTTCCAACTACTTTGACGGCAAGGAAATCGGTCAACTGCGCCCGGTTGAAATCTACGCAATGAATAAGGTCGGCGTAGAACAGACTGTTGTTGAAGCAAAGGATGAGGTTACAATTCAGCTTGGCAATGACTTCTCTTATGACGATATCACTGAAAAGATTTTGTTCAATGAGCCGAAAGTATTTGATGGAAAGACCTACGTTGATACAGACGTCACCCTGTTTGATGAGGACAGAGATTTTGTGCTGGCTGTTGATTACAAGATAGACTCAGCTAATGCAAATAACACCGTTCTGATGCAGTGTTTTGAGCAGAATGGCATGAACGGTATCAAGCTTTGGAACTCAAACGGTGTGAAGATGACATGGGGTATTGACTCCGCAAACGGCGCTTCTGCTGGTTCCCGCGATATGATCGTTATCCGACACATCAAGGGAGACAACGGCTTGTACGTTTATTCTTCTAACATCTATGGTTCTAGTATCTCTTATACAAAAATCGCTCGTACTCGCATTACTAAGACGAACGCCACATTGGTGTTTGGTTGTGCAAAGGCAGACGATGGCGCTTATGAGAGCTATGCTAAAGGTACTGTTTACTGGTCTAAGCTTTGGTACGCAGACCTTGGAGACGCTGCTTGCCGTGAGTTGGCCGCATGGACACACGATAATCTGGTTGTTGAGGTTGCAAGCTTCAAGAACTTCTATCTGAGTGACAACTCCAACAAGCGCTGCTCTATTACCTTCCTGCAGAAAGACACGCTGGGTCAGAATATGCCGCTGAACAGTTCCTCTTCGAATGCGGGTGGCTGGGCGAACACTTCTCTGCGCGAATATCTGGATTCTCGTCTGGTTGATGCGCTTCCGATTGGTTGGAAACAGCTGGTCAAGCAAGTCAAGGTGCCGAGTTCTGCCGGTGGTAAGAGCAAGGAGATTGTGACTTCGGACTGCTACTTCTTCATTCCGTCTGCGATTGAAGTGAGCTCTTCTATGATCGATGAACCATACATCTACGAAGGTCAGACTATCAGCTACCTGACTGGCAATGAATCCCGCATTAAGCATAACGCAGATGGTGAACCGACCAAGTATTGGCTGCGCTCTCCGTTTGTTAATTACGATGGCTACTTCTACGCAATTGAGGAAACTGGTGAGCTGTATGGCTTCCATTATCCGTCTGAGTCGCTGGGTGTAACTGTTGAGTTCAGCATTTAAGGAGGTGTTGAGAGTGTATTACAAGGTACTTAAAAACGGTCGAGCGATCGATGCTCTTGACCGCCTTCAGTTTGTGAAATACCAGCCGAAACATGGCATTATGGTGAACTGCACGGAAGACGATGCACAGGGTATCATCAGTAGCAATGGCAAGTATATCTGGCATGTAGATGGCTACTATTACATCCCTGTTGATGGTTACGATACTGTTGTGTTGCAGGAAATTGACAAATACGAATATAACCAGATCAAAGCCTTGGGTGGAACCTCGCCTGAGGCTATTATTGATGCTTATACTCTGACACTGATTGAAGGAGGGCTGTTATGAGCGAGGAGAAGAAATATAACGAGTTCGTTGAAAGTTTGCATCGACTCTATCATGACCACAAGGTACAGAATTCATTTTTGAAGAAGAAGCTTGATGAAGGGCGTATCTCTCTGGATGAGTATGAGTATATCGTGAACGGAAAGGAGGTGTAAGCCGTGTATACTTTTTTGATCAATGCAGATAACAGTATTACCGCAAGTCTGACTGAGCGTATTATGCAGCGCAGCAAGTTGGTGGATAACCTCCATTTTCTGGCTGATACGATTTATAGCGGTGTAGACATGACTGAGTATACTGTTCTGCTGGAGTACAAGCTCCCTGTTAGCAAAAGCTATAAAACTGAAATTCTAAAAAAATCTACAGAGCTATACAAAAACAAGTTGGAGTATAAACTGCCCTTTGATACGAACCTGACAAGCGAAGCTGGCGATATTGAGTTCTGGCTGACCTTCTCTGATGTTGAGATGACTGCCGAGGGTGAAACGATCCAACATGTGCGCAAGGTTGGCCCAGGCGTGGTACATATCATCCCGATTAGCAACTGGGCAGACGTGGTTCCCGATGAAGCTTTGAGTTCGCTTGACCAGCGCCTTATCGAGTTGATTGCTCTGAACAAGAGTATGTATGACCAGCTGAATATCAATCTGGATGGTAAGGCAGACAACATTAAATATCAGAACAACATTCTACAGCTTACCTCGAATGGTAAGGAGATCGGCAATGCTGTCGAAATTGCAGGCGGCGGTTCTGGTGCAGATTCTCATACGATGCGGGTGGTTCCGTTCTAAGCCATCCGCTCTCTTAATAAGGAGGCAACGATGGCAAAAGAATATTCGAAACTCGGCTACGGCAATGACGAAGATATTGATGCTGCCATTGCTCTTGGCCTGATTGACGAACGCGACATGATCATTACAAAAGATACTTCTGAGTTGAAGTATGTGCGTGATGATTTATCCGTTCAAACGATTCGCCCGCGAAATTTGATGTTCAACACGGTCTCGGAAGCAAACAAGGCGCTGAATGCTGCAGATGATTCATATGCTGGGCAGACCGTGATGATAAAAGACAATAAAGGTAAGTATGCTCCGTGGGTCGTACAGCAAAGTGCGTCCACGGGGCGCTTTTTAGTTGAACCGTTTATTGTGAGTCAGACAAATTTCCAGTGGACGGAATTCTAAAAAGAAGGAGGAACAAATGGCACAAGTAAAATTTTCATATGGCACGAAAGCACGGTATGATGCCCTATCCCCCAAGGATATGGACACGCTGTACTTTACGACTGATACATTACAGTTATTCAAAGGCACTGCTGAATACACGAAAACCAGTAAGATGGTCTCTGCTCTGCCGACGACTGGTCAGATTCAGGGTATCATCTATTTCCGCATGACAGATTATAGTATGCACATCTGGAACGGCGTGGAATTTGTGCAGCTGAATAAATCAACAGTAACAGAGATCCCGGCAGATGCAACCGACAATAATATTCCGACTACCAAAGCTGTCGCTGATTATGTTAATGCCAAGGTTGCCGCAGTGGAAGGTATCAAGGGTAAATTCGTTACAGATGTCACCTATAATGCTGGTGTGTTGAGTGTGGCAAAGGGTGATGAACCTGTTACCACTACTCTGACTGGTGTTGTTCATGAGCCCACCTATGATGCAGAGACTCGCACAATCAAACTGCCCATCTTTGGTGGTGACACCCTGACGATTGCACTGGGCAAGGATTTGGTGGTAAAGAGCGGTACTTACAATACTAAAGATAAAACTATCGAGCTGACTCTTACCAGTGGCGATGTCATCAAGATTCCGGTTGGCTCACTGATTGATATTTATACAGGTGTGGCAACCCCGTCCGCTGAGGTGACTGTTTCTGCAGATAATAAGATCAGTGTCGCAGTGAAGGTTTCTGCAAAAGCAAATAATACGCTAACGCTTGAGGAAGATGGTCTGTATGTTTCTGTGCCTGATGCGTACACAAAGACCGAAGTTGATACCAAGGTCAAAACCATTCAGGATGCACTTAATACTCATGCGAAGGACACAACTGTGCATATCACTGCAGCAGAACGTGAAGCATGGAACGTAAAAGTGTCGCAGACCGAATTGAAGAATTCTCATGATGATGCTGTTTCTGTTGCTGCTGCGGATGCTACCAAGAAGGCTGACGCAGCTCTTGCTGGGGCTAAGACATATGCAGATGGTTTGAATACTGCAATGGACGGTCGCGTGAAGGTGGTTGAGAAGGCTCTGACATGGAAACCGATTGATGATACCGGTGCAAGCGTTGAGACATAATAATCTAACATGAACCCCTGCACTCTGTAATGGAGTGTAGGGTTATTTTTTTATCGAAAAGGAGTTTCTACGATGTCAAAATTATCTCTGCGCGAAATTGCGCAATCTCAGCTCGATTCGACTCCTGTAATTGATGGACAGCTTATTGTTTGCCTTGACACGGGAAACGCCTATCGAGATACTGCTACGGCTCACGTAAAAATCGGAAGTGATTTAGAGGTTGTGAGCGACTTACCATTGGCTCCTCTGGCCGAAAAACTTTATTACTTAAAGCCTGATAAATTGTATGTGTTCTTGGGTGGTAACTGGACACTGCTGAATGATAAAACTATCGATTTAGATGAATCTATCGCAAAGCTGCCTGCCGGAAGTTCGACCGTTTTAAATGATGATGTGGAGATCATTACACAGGATACAGATATTACACAGCCGCATTATTACCGGCGCAAGCTAGTAGTGATTTGGGAATACATCAAAACAAAGGCACAGGATTTCTTTGCAGCGAAAAATCACAAGCACGGGAAAGCAGATATCACTGACTTCCCTACCTCGATGCCCGCAAGTGATGTGTATCCGTGGGCGAAGGCAGCAACAAAGCCGAGTTACACAAAGGCTGAGGTTGGGCTGGGCGAGGTAGATAATACTGCGGATGCTGACAAGACTGTTAAACGAGCAACTACTGCCAGGACAGCAGACAGCGCAAATAGTGTTGCGTGGGAAAATGTGAAAGACAAGCCGACGACATTCCCTGTTGAAGCACATACTCACGATGAGCGGTATTATACTGAAGCCGAGATAGACGAGAAGTTAAGCAGCAAGGTAAATAATAACGAGGCAGGGGCAAACGGGCTACTCTCAAAGCTTTCTGTTTTTACCGCCACCCCCACTGATGATACCTATTTTATGCGGCAGGATATCGCTGGCACAAATCAGTTTGGTCGCGTGAAGTTTTCTACGATATGGAATTACATCAAAGGCAAAGCAGATGGAGTGTATCAGCCCAAGGGTAGCTATTCGGCGAGTGGACACACTCACGACGATAGGTATTATACCGAGGCTGAGATTGATGGCAAGCTATACAGTAAGGTTGGTTTCAATAAAGTATCTGCCGCATTAGTTGCACAGCCCGGAAACAACCCATATGTTGGTAACGTTGAAGGAGAGGATGTTGGAATTGGAGAAGGCTCTTACTACAGCGTTATCAATTTAGGTTCTTATAGTGGTGGCAACTACCGTTCTCAAATCGCTGTACCTTATCAAAATAGTATCACAGATAGCAATATGTATATCCGCACCGCAAATAATGCAACATGGCGTCCGTGGCGCAAAATAATTCATAGTGGGAATATCGGAGACCAAACTGTTGCGAAAGCTGCCACTGCAGACACAGCAAATGTACTATCTGGCTTCGCTGTTAATAGATCATCTCAAACATGGGGCGTTCAAACTGGTACATTCGTTCATGGCGAGGGCGATAGCACCGGTGGCGATTTTGCATTCCGCAGAGACTGTCCAACAGGTGGTCAACTTAGTATGGTTATTGACGGACGGTTTTATCAGAACGAAGGCCAATATAGGGTGCTGGACACCAGCGATGAACCAAATTTAAATGTCAATTCTGCAAACTATATAAATGATGTCGGAGACCACAGAACGCTTAGTTTTGCTTATTCAAAAGATGGCCTTGCTTACGGGAGTTATTCGTGGCTCGCTGGATGGAATGGAAGTGAACTGAGAGCTGTTCATAAGAGTCAGTTTGCTATCGCAGGACACTCTCATTCGTTTATAAATTCCGTTGGAGTAAAAAACGCACAAACAGGCAGGAATCAAATATATGGTAATGTGTATAGCTACAATTCAAACGCATCGGCTCATACTGGAATGCCAACTACTTATACTTCAACAATTGGATTCGGTCAAGGCGCATCCGGTACTGTTGAAATCTGTGGCGAATGGACAGGTGGTAAAGGTTTATGGTCAAGAGCATTGCGAGATTGTTGTGACGATTGGTATGGTTGGCAGCGCATCTATACAGAAAACTATCACCCTAGTGCTGACGTAGCAAATAAAGCAAACTCTGCCGATTATCTCAACTTCACAGCAGGTAACGAAATCAACTTTACAGGGACGCCAACAAATAATACTGTCTATTTTGGATATCGCAATTCAACTATAAATGATTACAGGTTCTGTAACGGCAGTGGTGGTCTCACAAAAGTAACCGCGGCATCATTCGATGGTAAAGCCACAAATGCTGGTACTGCCGATAGCGCGACAACCTCCAACGGCGTAAAAGACTACAATGACGGTAATAGAACTATTAAAATTGGCTATGCCGGTGCTGGCCTGAATACCTCAAATTTAACTCATATTGCAGGCTATACAGATAATGGCACAAAAATTAAAGATGTGTCCAAGGATGTTCTGACAAGCTGGATTGGACTTGGGAATTATCTGCCTTTGAGTGGTGGCACGATGAGCGGACAAATTATAAAATCCACTGGCGGTTCTTGGATTGGTGATAGGAACCGTGCTGCAATAAGAAGTGGCTATGCAGGTGATTGGTCTTATGGTGCCGTTGCTGCTATGGCGACAAAGAACGGTTACTGGACAATAGGTAATCTTGGCGGTGAAGAGAGATTGATTTTTAATTATAGCACAGATTCAAATTACAGTGCTGGCAAAAACGAGACTTCTCAAGTTTACCTCCCTGCTCAAGCCGGGACTATCATCACTTCTGCAACGATTAGAGATCAAACGGTGAACACGGCCACATACTCTACATATGTAAAAGACATAGGTAACTCTTCAAATACAACATTTGCTTACTCAAAAAATGGTATGAGTTATGGCGATTATACTTGGCTTGCTGGTTGGAATGGTTATGAACTGAGGGCTGTGCACAAAAGTCAGTTTGCTACTGCTGAGCAAGGTGTCACCGCATCAGGCAAAACTGGTTCTGGTATTTATTATGTTAGGTTTGGCAATGGTACTCAAATGTGTTGGGGTTTTTATAAAGAATCCGATCATTCTGGCAGTACAAGTTTCCCAGTTGCATTCAATAATTCACAGTATAGTCTTTCGCTGACTGTAACTGTATCATCAAATAACGCCCCATATATAACTGGCCGCTCTACAACTGGCTTTTCTTATGCAAGACATGGCACTTCATACAACGATGTTCAGTGGATTGCAGTTGGCACTTGGAAATGAGTGTTATTTTATTAGAAAGAAGAGGTGAAAAATTTGGACGAAGAAATTAAAGTTGGATATTTCATCATGAAACCAGTCGAAACTCAAGAACAATGCGATCAATATTCTACGATGGCGACACAGCTAAACGACCATAATAGTTCTGCGTTGCCAGGTAGTGTTCTTTGGGCCATTGATGACAAAGAAGACCGCTATGAGATTATTGAATCAGGTACGGTTCCAACCGAAGAAGAAGCTCTCAAACCTCGTAAAGAAGACAAAATTTCTGAATCAAAAACGACACTGTCTGCATATCTGGCTGCGCACCCAATCCAGTGGTCAGACGGCAAGTATTACAGTGTTACGACTGAGAAACAGGCATTGCTGACCTCGAATTTGGCGCTGTATCAAATCTCCGCCTCCGCCGGGCAATCGTTCAAGCTGACGTGGAATTCGACTGGTGACGAGTGCGTGGAGTGGAATTACGAAGAATTGGCCGCACTTGCACTGGCAATTGGTACATACGTAAAGCCCTTCGTGTCTCGTCAGCAAGAACTGGAGTTGGCTATCAAAGAATGTACGACCCAGGCAGAACTGGACGCCATTGAAATTACATACGACCCTGTGCTGACAGCATACTTGGCCGAAGCCGGTAAGGAGGTCGTTTCATGAATGATATCAGAATAAAATATAAAGAATTCGCAAAGTGTATTGCGCTCTTCCTGATTGGAGGGGCGCTTTATTATTGCATCGAAATTCTTTGGCGTGGTCATTCGCACTGGACGATGGCTGTTGTGGGCGGCATTTGCTTCGTCGTGATCGGTGGATTGAACAATTACATTCCGTGGGAAATGCCGATGTGGAAACAAGGTCTCGTCGGAGCACTATTTGTAACCGGCATGGAACTGGTGGTAGGCATCCCGTTGAACCTGATGATGGGCTTGCATATCTGGGACTATTCTTCCCTACCCTTCAATCTACTGGGCCAAATCTGTCTCCCATTCACTGTGCTATGGTTCTTCCTTACGCTATTGTGCATCTATGTTGATGATTGGCTGCGACATTTGTTGTTCCACGAGGACAAACCACACTATCATTGGCGCACAGTATGTAAGCCAAAATAAATACACATAAAAATGGAAAGAGTCCCTATGGCAATGGACAACCACAGAGACTCTCTCCATACAACAAAATAGTAAAAGGAAATATGCACGCTCGACGAGATTGTGCAATTTCATTTTATCATGTTGTTAGAAAATTGTCAACAAAAAGGAGGAATTATGGCACAGGAAATACTAAAGCCCTTTATCCTCGATGAGACCGGAAAGGAGCTTACCGCAGCAATCCAGACATTTGATACGAACTGTAGGACCAATACAGAATCCATCGTGACTGCATTGCAGAAAATTGCCGAGCAACTGGCCGCATTGAATAAAACGCTGACGCCTAAAAATGACACCACTGGCGGTTCTACTGCTGGAGGAGGTGACGTTGCAGAATGATTGGATTGTTAAATGCTGGTCCGCACGTTTATACCTTTACCATCGAGCAGTTATGGACATCGATCCTTGGTGTTTGTGGAGGAATCACAGCAATTGCAGCTGCCGTCGCCGTTATTCTCAACGCAATCAAGAAGGCAAAGGAACCGGACACGAAACAGAATGCAAAGCTGAACGACCATGATAAGCATCTCGAAGATGTAGACCGCAAACTCAAGAATGACAAAGAAGTTCTGGACTTATATCGTTCTAAAATTTTGTCACTGGAAGAACACCAGAAAGAACAGGACATCATTGTCGAGGAACATAGTCGTAAAATTGCTGGCGTGGAACAACGTGTAAATCGAAGCGAGCATGGAATCAATGTAATGATGAAAGCCCTGCTGGCTCTGCTTAGTCATGGCATCGACGGTAATGCAATCGACCCGATGAAAGAAGCGAAAGCTGCTCTGGAAAGCTATCTGATCGATGGACAAAGTTCAAAGAATACTTGATACATAACCCGGTTGGCTGTATGCCGCCGGGCTTTTATTTTGGAGGTACTTATTATGATGGAACTTGTAAATGAATTGCTTACTACCCTCGTGAAGCTGGTCGTTACTGCTGGCGGTTCTTATCTGATTGCATACGGTCTTCCCTGGCTGAAGAAGATTGGTCTGTACAAGATGGTTCAGATCGGTGTTATGGCCGCAGAGAAGCTGGCCGAGTCTGGGGCAATCCCCAAGGTGGATAAGAACGCCAAGGCAAAAGAGATCCTTGGTATGCTTGGTATCAAGGTCACTCCTGTGATCGAAGCAATGATTGAAGCTGCCGTCAAGGAGCTGGACACTCAGGAGAACAAAGTCAAGAATGAACTGAAGAAAGACTGAGGTGACTCCTTATGGCAGTAAATACATATTCAATGAAGAAAGATTGGAACAAAAAGGTGTCGGCTCATTTTTCCGTCTATGAGTTTGCTTGTTCTGATAAGAGTGATATGGTACTGGTTGACACCTCATTGATTGAAGTGCTGGAACAGATTCGGGCTCATTTTGGAAAGCCTGTGAAAATCAACTCGGCTTACCGTACTCCTGCATATAACATTTCAATCGGTGGTAGCCCGCGCAGTCAACATTGCCTTGGAACTGCAGCAGACATTCGCATCGTTGGGATTGACCCGATTCAGATTGCGCTCTATGCCTCTTCTCTGCCCTTCTATGCAAAGCGGGGCGGTATTGGTTATTACAGTCGCGTTGGCCTGAAGGATGGCTTTGTACATATTGATGTGCGTAGTTGGAAATCTCGCTGGATTAGTAAAGTTGGTACCGCTTATGTGAGTGTGAGCAAAATCATGCCTACCATCAAGCAGGGAGCTAAGGACTGTGTGGGCGGGATCAGTTACGCGGTGACTGTACTACAGCGGCATCTTAGCATTACAGCGGATGGAAATTTCGGGGCTGGGACAAAAGCAAAACTGATCGAATATCAGAAAGCACATGGTCTGACTGCGGATGGAATCTGTGGGCCTGGCACATGGGGTTCATTTACTTGATGACTATGCAACAGTTACACGCAGGAGATAAAATCAAATTAGACGGAACGCTATTTGCAAACAGCCAGACACACTGCGGAATGCGCCGCTCTGGTGAATGGTTCATCTACGATGGGAAACTCGTCAATGGGCGCTATCGGGTGACAAATCTTGAAAGCCGTATTGGCAAGTATCCTATCTCGGTAAATGTGTCGGGTTATGTAGAACCGAGCGATATTGAACTAATATAAAAACGAATGGGGTATTGATCCTTAATTGGACCAGTACCCCATTTTTTAGCATTTATTTCTTTTCAGCGTAGCTACAGAAATCGTCAGGTTTAGTATATACAGGCGCTGCATTATCTTGTGTAAAGTGGGCACAACTACACAGATTCCCATGTTTATCCCATGCATTCCAAAGATCGCAGTCCTTACAACAAATCACTTTTATTTTATTCATTTTATTTCCTCTGTCAGCCATTCTTTCCAGCCGCTTACGGTTTGCGGGCAATTATCCTGTTGAGCCACAATTTCATTCAATGCTGCCGCGAGTTCTTCGTTACTCATTTCGCGGATGGCCTGTGCTTTATTGTTTCGACGCCCAAATTCATCCTTGCTGTGTTTGTGAAGAATGAAGCCGAGTGCGATATCAAGTATCGTTGGGTTGTTCATTGTTTCACCTCGTGGAATGTGATAGGCATATCTTCCGGATTGGCTGCAATCGCCATCGGAGATAGCCATTTTAAGATAAGTTTTCGTTCTTCTGGTTGCGCTTTGGGTCCTGTCCAGAAATGATGCCAGTGGCCACGACGCATATGAGGACGCGGCGACTGATGTTCAGATTCTTTGTATTCTTTTTTCCTGGACTGTTCTTTTGCTTTCTGTTGACGAATCGCCGCTCCGACACGAATGCCAACGTCCCACTTTCGAATTTCTGAATATTTATCCTTGACCGTTTTCCCTCTCTTTGTGATAAAAGACTGTTCAGAACTTGGCGTGATTTCTGCGTTCTGTGCAAGAATATATAATATCACCTGAAGGATTTGTTTTAGGAATATTTTTGTTTCTGCTGAATCCTGCATTGCTCTTAATGCCAGGCGCTTTAATTCCTTATCCCCGTTTGTATTTTCAAGCGCCTGCTTATCGAGCATATCTACACTTTCTTCTATAGTCTTTGCTCCGATATGAATAGAATAGCTGAATACATCTCCGTCGTCCGTAAGGAAAACTGGCTTTAATTCTTTATCTCCGTTGTTAACATCATACTCTAGCGTTACAAAGAATCCATGGATTTTATCTGCCTTATAATATGTGTTTGGGAGTTCCACATAAAAGCATGGATACGGAAGCTGTAATAATATTTCGTCAGGAACATCAAGTTCTCCATCCTGCTCAAACAAAAGATATTTCAGATCTTCGTCGATAACGTAGACCTCTTTACTTAGTCTCCACGGAGCTATTGCAAAGATTGCTTGAGCCACAGATGTCATTCCCATTCTTATATCAATAGGAAGTTTGTTTAGGTCATATCCTTTAGATGCAACTGCTAACGCAGCACTCATAGGAGCATAACACCAATCAGGCCATGATCCAAGTTGTGGAGATCCATTTTCACTATGAAACATCTCCATCTGCTCCCATGCTTTTGGATATTGCTCTGTGATTTTCTTTAGTACAAAAAGAGGAAGATAGATTTCTTTTTTCATGAGTCAATCTCCGGGATTACAAAAATAGGTTCTTCGCGGATATTTATTGTTTATTACCGTCTACCATAACAACAACGCCATCTTCAACCAGGTCGCTCGGCCTGACGTTCAAAGCCTTCGCGATATTTTCTACAACGATATTTTTCGCATCACAAAGTCTCGAATCCGATGCTTCATAATTCCGAATCTGCCGGTCAGACAAGCCAACGATTTCAGCAAGCTGCTTCCCGGTGAGGCCAGCCTTTTTGCGATAATATGCGAGGGCAGTGATCTTATTTTTGTCCTGGAACCACTTAGAAGCACGGACCGAAGCAAGTAAATCTATTCCCTTATTCGCATCATTGATGATTTCTTTATTATCGTAATCCATCAAGATGAGAGCCAGCTCGTTTGCTCTTTCTACCAACTTTTTTGTCTGAGCATCCTCTTTGGGACGGCAACGATGAACTTCCTGCTGAATCAGTTCCACATATTTATGGGGGTTGACGATTTTAATAGTCGGGAAACGAAGCTCGATATTTGCGCAGACGCCAGAGAAAGTCGTTCCATCAACCGGAAAACGAGAATGATTGGATGCGATTTCTTCACAGACGGCACGGAAAAACCCCAATGCCTGTCCAGCAGAATTAGGAACGTCAAACGGCGTTGTTTCAACCTTCTTTTCACGATTGATTTCGAACTCATAGAACCCCTCTGGGAGATCCTCTTTTTTCGCATAGATCCAAATCGTACTGGTCTCCGGAGTATCGTTGTACGGGTCATAATTAACAAGAGAATCCGAACCATGTGCCACGACACTCAATTCAATTCCGCCTTGTCCGCCGAGTATACCGGGCTTATATTCGATCGTAGCGCGGTCAAGAGTATAGCCTGCTACGTTGCCGATGTTCATTTGCTTCGCCAGCATCTTAAAGTTTTTTTCGATTGCGTCTTTGATGTCCGTGCCTTCAATGTTAAATTCGGAAGCGCCGGATCTGTGTACTCTGTAAGTCATGGTTGATACCTCCTGTTTGTTTTATGATTTCATTATACACTTCTCGTTTCCTATTGTCAACAGAGGAAATGGATTTCCTTTTATCATATTAGGAAGTATACAAGAAAAGGCGCAGGTTGCCCTACGCCTTAATGGTTTCAAATGCGATTTTCAATTTTAATACTTCGCTGAGAGCGCTTAGATTGTCACATCGTAGCCCTTTAGTTTAAGACTCAAAATCGGATTCGACTACTGCGCTGCGTGCACCGCTGTGGTGTAAATTGTGTGCCCTTGCGGAAATTGGTGTAGTAGTGGTGTAAAACCAGTAATTTTCCGATGTATGAACCTATATTTTATACGATGATACGACGTTTCTGACCTATATTTTCAAAATTAGATTTATTATACTATATTTTTTGTCGG